CTCCGATAACATCATCAAGAAAGAGCTATCGTTGGAAGGGGTTCAGAGGCCCTTGCCTGCGACCTTTATGTGCGCCACTCACGCAGAGGTCATGTTCCGGTTCGGGGAGTTCATAGGCTGGGTAGTTATTCGTTAGCCCAAAAAGTATTGCAGCTAATTGCATGGGGGCTATTGGACAAACTATCCAGCGTGCTATAATACAGGCGCTGGAGTAGTTTCCAGTACTCAAAGACCATGAAAGGGTCAAAATGTCAAAAAGCCCCCAAGTCCGAACTATTTTTGTTAATCAGGAATTCAAATCTGAAACCTTCACCATCGACTGCGGTAAGGATGGAAAATTCAAGGCCCATTTTGAGGTGTCGCTGTCGGATATCGGTTCTAGGCTCCCCGGAGTGTCGGACCCGATGTACTGGGTGTTTCAGATGGATGAAACCGATAGCGGTACCGTTTGGAACTGTACTCCCTGCGAGGGGTTCAGGGTGTTTGAGGATGCTGTAGCGTGGGCCAAAAATAATTGCAATTAATTGCACTTGGATGATCGAGTTATTGTACAAACCTAAAAACGTGGTATAATAACTCATCGAGAGAAATCTCCCAGCCAAGAAAGGGCCTCAAATGACTACTATTGATCCAAGCCTCAAACAAGTTCTATCTCTGCTGACCTCTCTCAATCGGCAGCTAGGTTCGAACCACCGCCGCCCTCGCCGCCCCCCAGCCCCTGCAGGTATGCGCTATGTGACGGAGGCGGAATACCACAAAATCCAAGCCGATAAAAAAGCCGCAGCACTGGCCGCGTCCACTCAAAACGCTGATGCCGCGTTACGGGCTGAGGTGGTCGAGCAGTTAACGAGTGAGGGCATTGCGCCGCACGTAGCCGCCAACCTCACAAATACCACTGCGAAGATGTTGGAACAAGCCCGTAAGTGTGGGATTATCTAACCGGACACCTTCCTCCTTGGTGGTTAAGCCTTAAAGGATTACAGATGCCAATATCTACCCGTAGTGGGTACCCAACCAAGACCGCGATCCGGGAGCTTCTTCTGAAGCACGACGCTGTTTACCGGGCCTTAGACACGTATGCCCTCTACCACTGCGTGTACTGGGGTGGTGTACGCAACAACGGCCCAATGCAATTAGCTGCAAACGAGCTGATAGCGGAGGGCTTTGAATGCAGTATCGAGCTTTACGTTGCAGGCTCGATGAGAACTGGACACTTAAAAATAGGAGCGAAAGCATGAGTTTGTACCTACCAAAAGAGCGATACCTAGCAGCCCTTGAGCGCATTCGTGGTCTGATCCTCAAGGGGGTCGAGCTGCGCCACGTGGACGACACCACTCCCGGGGATAAGTCCACAACCTGTACATGGGGCCTGTGCTCTGAGGCAAAGGAAGCATGGCCTGATGCTCAAGACCACCTGTTCCCCAAAGACTTCGAAGAGCATGGCCGGATAGCTCCAAAGTACTTGCGTAGTGGGTGGCTGTGCCCTGTCGATTCGCGGGACCCAAAAGCGGCAAAGAAAGATTTGAACGGGTGCTTCCATACCTGCCGTATCTTCCAAGCCAAGGACTACGGAAACGGCAAGCTGCCCCGCATAGGTACAGTGATCGACTGGTACGACATCCGTATCAATCAGATGGCTCCGAAGGCGGACGTATGAAGCAAGAAATCCTGTGGGGTTTAGTGGTCCTACTCCTGATCACAGCTCCCGTGGCATACGTTGCATTCAGTATGCAAAGCGAGGGTCGGGCTAAGTGCACCGCAGTGGGCGGCATATGGTTAGCGAGAGAGCTGAAATGCATCGTGGGTACCAACCTTCGTGAGGTGAAGGTATGAGCAAGGACGAATGTGATGTTGACGTAATGCGGTACGGCACCAGCCTAGGCTTCATAGACTGCACCAGAGAGGAGGCTGAGGCGTACTGCATTGCTGCTTCGGCGCGTACCGGGAACCCACATGACTGGCATTACGTTGGGGGCCGCGTGCACGTGAAAGTGCTACTCCCAGAGAACGTCCCGCCAGAGCGCAACGATTGATATTTTCTGGGTAGGTAGTACACTTGGGGGGTTCAACATTTACCACCCAAGCTATGTACTTAAAAATCCTGAAGATGAACCTTCATCATGATGATAAGGGACTATTTGCGTCTGCTGATGGGTTCAGTTCTGGGAGGGCTATTCCCCTAACCCTGAGTGGCCGCAAGTGGGTGAACTCTGATGGCTCCGCCCTGTCTCCAGAAGTCACGGGGAAGATGGCTAGCCTGAGTCAACCCATCCCTCCAAACTGGACCAAGGTTTCTATTGATGTCCAGTCCAATGCCAAGGTTGTGTCCGGGGTGGATGCGAAAGGTCGCCCAACTGCTGTCTACACCAAGGAGTTTCATGCCAACTCTGATGCTGTCAAGCACGAGCGGGTGGAGCGTCTAGACTCTCATGTCTCCAAGGTACAACGGGCTGCAGTGAAGGCCATGATGGACCCAACCAAGTCTGCCCGAGAGCGGGACGATGCGGCTACCGTTTACCTTATCTCCCGTACCGCCTTTAGGCCGGGGTCCGCTAAGGACACGAAGGCCGACACCAAGGCCTTTGGCGCTTCCACTCTGCAGAAGGAACACGTGTCTCTGGACGGGAACAAGATCACGTTCAAGTTCCCATCGAAGTCTGGGCAGGTTACCTCCAAGACTCTGGTGGACGCCAAACTGGCTAGCTACCTCTCTACCCGCCTGCCTAGCCTTGGGGACTCCGAGAAGGTCTTCAGGTCCTCTGGGGCCTCTGCAGGGGCCTTCCTGAAGCGGAATAGCGGGAAGGAATTCCTGATCAAAGACTTGCGCACGTGGAACGGCACTGCGGTGGCAAAGATGGAGGTGGCCAAGTACCCTGTGCCCACCACCAAGGCCGAACTGGCTAAGGTACAGAAGGCCGTATCGGTGGCAGTCTCCAAGCATTTGGGCAACACCCCGGCCATAGCCTTCAAGGACTACATCAATCCGAAGGTGTGGCCTCCCATCATGGTGGGGCCAGTACGCAAGGCTGATGCCTCCACGCAAGAGGGAGACTTCTACTCCCTAGACGACTTGGCATCCGCCTACTCTGGAATGCTACGAGACCCCAATACCGTCTTGCCAAGGAACAAAGACCTAGAGGAGGCCTATGAGCCTGAGGATGAGGATTGGGATGAGGAGGACACGGGGCCTCAGTACCCTAACCAACCCATCAAGCCATCAAAAACCAGCAAGACCCCAGTTACCGCAACTGGACTACAAATTTAAGGACCAATCATGTACTCAAACGTCTTCAAGAATGTCGCCGTCGCCAAGCCAGTCACCAAGTTCAACCCGTTTCATGATGAAGTGGGACGGTTCACTGATTCGTCTAAGCCAGCCTTTGTAAGCACTGGGCCGAAGTTTGCCAGCTTCCTGCGGAGAGTGCGTGGGACTCACATGGGGGAGAACAAGGGCGGAGGGTACTCAGGCAAGGTAGCTGCAGGCTTAGCCTCCGTACTGGGGGTTCGCCCCAACAAGGATCACAAGCTGGTGACGGGGATGAAGTCTCACACCGTGGACGTGAACCCTAAGTCCAAGGAGGAGTTCAACAAGGCGAAGGAGGACATCCATCAGGTGCTGTCCTTGAACGGGTTCAAGTCCAAGGGCCAACGCATAGAGGGCAAGGAAGACATGCGTACCGAGTATGAGCACAAGAATGGAGCACTGGCTGTGGTGGAGCACATGGACCAGAGCCTGTCTAAGGCCAGCAAGTTTATTGGTGTAGAAATATTCCATGGGAAGCTGCCACCCAAGAAGGCTAACTCCAACCCCTACGCCCGAAAGGCGGATGAGGAGGTCCTTGACTCTGATCTGTTCGACATGGACAGCCTTTTGATTTCCCTCACTGAGGTGAGCAAGACGATGCTGGATATTCACGTACCTGCAGGGTTCTCCCACATCTTCAAAGGCGCACCTCTCGAAAATCCCAAGTCTTCTGAGGCCTCCGATTCTCGGCCCTAGGAGGAAGGTTTCATGCGTAAGGCTACTACCCCCTACGTTAATCCTCCAAAGCCCCACTACGGGCCTCCTAGGGGCTCTATGGGGCTACAGCAAGTGGCCCTTGACTTCACCCCTGCGCCTGCCCTGCCCAAGTACGTGATCGTGCCCTCTGGAGGCAGGTTTGCAGTGTCTCGCCGCACTCCCGGCCTCGGCACCTCTTTTACTGTGGAAGTGGACTGCCCCAGTCTTCACGCTGCCCAGAAGGCCTTGGATAACCTCCTCCGGTTTGAAAAATAATTGCAGTTAATTGCAAACAGTTCAGAACTTTATTTGACAAACCTAAAAACCCTGTTATAATTAATACATAGGGTGAAATGAAGTACTCCTAAGGGGCCGGGAAACCAGCCCCGACCTAATTCCTCAACACTGCCAAGAAAGGGCAATGAAATGACCAAGACCTTCCAAGTGGAGACCCTCAAAAAGATGGTCAATGAATCCCTCAAGGGCAGCACCTGTTCGGCAGATATTCGCAAAGGCCAGATGGCGATGCTGGAGCAGGTGTTGCATGATTCCAAGAACTACAAAGGGTTTCGGTACCTGCTGGCTATTGAGGTGCCAAAGGGGCAGATTCCCGGGATGCATGTTCACGGTACGATTGAGAACACGCCCTATGAAGCACGGTTCAAGAATACGGACCCATCCCGAGTGGAGTACTTCTAATAGCTAGGCCCTACGGGGTCTGACTAAACGGCTTTCCCATTAGGTCTCTGTAGTAGAGGCTTAGCTCCGAGGCGGAGGATGCGAGAGCCAGTTTAGCCAGACAGTTCGCAACCAAGAAAGGTTATCCATGTTTGATATGTCACTCTCGGAATTTACGGACCAGCAAGCTGACGTGCTCCGCAACCAGAAAGCCCATGACCGCCGAATCTCTCTGACCCAGAAAGAGTATCGGGACATGGAGCGAGACATGCAGTGGCCAGAGGACTTGGCCGCCTATGACCGATTGAACGCCCCCATGAACATGGCAGCGGTAGGTATGGGTCAGGACACCGCGTTTGCAATACCAGCGAAGGGAGAATGACCATGCACATCGACAGCATTAAGCACTGGCTTCAGAGCGTGATGATTACCTGCCTCGTCGTCATGGCACTTACTGGGGCCGCTATCGTTCTGGGAGTCACCATTGACGTGAAGGCTGGAGTCAAGGAACAACGTGATGCACGGTGCCTGAACAGCTTGTGCGAATACCCATGCAAACCGGGTCAACGGTTTGTGAAAAACCAAGGATGCTTGAAATGACTGACCTCGAAATTTCCAAAGCCCTCGCAATGGCGATTGGGTGGCCTCACGTAACCGTCAGCAAAGGCAAGGTGTATGTGAACCTCAAGAGTTTGTTCGACTGGGGTAACGCTTGGCGCTCCTTCGACTACTGCGACTGGAACGTCATCGGCCCAATAGCTGCCCGGTATGCCTTGTTTCCAGAGGAGACACCTTTCAAGTGGCAGCGGTGGCTTATCCGCAGAGGGGACCTTATGGTTTGCGCAGACTCTCCTCAGAAGGCCATCGCTATGGCTGTCATCTTAGGAGCGAGAAAATGACTGACGCAAAGATCGACAAGGCACTGGCCTTGGCTATTGGCTACCTGCCACGGCACATAAGGTCCAGCAAGAGGGGCGTCATGGTGTACCGCCCAGTCATCGTGTCCAAGGATGACTACGAATGGTGCTGGTATGTCTTCGACCACCGCAACTGGGCAACAATCGCCCCGATTGCGGAGAAGTATGACTGTTTCCCTTACAAGGCAGTCGGAGGGTGGTTAGCTGGCCACCGTGACTGCGAGTTCGGAGACACCCCTCAGAAAGCCATAGCATTAGCGGTTATTGGGGGGGCCAAGACATGAGCAGACTACTATTTGCAGCAGCCCGTGAGGCGAGGATTGAATGCCAGAGCCAAAGGTACGACACGGCCTCGTCCTCGTGGGTCCCATCAGGCGTTTGGACGGGGGTTCAGAACCTCAACCGGAAGTACCGAGACTACCGTATCCATTCGGACGACGAGGCATTGCAGTACGGGCCGATCAGTACGGCGTTGCTTGAGTTTGCTGAAACAGGGAAGCAGCTAACTCCTCACATGGTATGGGGCGCGGTACAGGATGAGGTTGGTTACGACTTTTCCGGGTACAGCGATTCGTTGCACCGCTCCCTGTTCCTATTGATCTTGGCCGAAGCACTGGCTGATGAGGGGCTGTGATGCGATTCGTTATGCAACACCGTTTCTGTGGGGGAAAACCTCAGGTGTTCTCAGCGGAGAACGCACCCGATTGGCTGACCAGTAGGAACACCATTCGAGGGTCCACCATGGACAACCGTTGGTTCTGGGAGAAGCACGTACTAACCCTCTCTAGGGGTAAGCGTATTCAGACCGACTTCCGAACCATAACCAGAATCGCGTGAAGGAAAGTTCCATGGCGTTTTATGTAGTCAGGACGTACAGCCACACCGACAAGCAACAGCTATGGAAGGTCCTATCCCGACCCTTCAAGGACGAGAGCTCAGCGGAGGCTTGGAAATGCTGGACGGAGACAGAGTGGCGACTCGAACACCCACAATCAAAGACGAAGCCAGAGTTCTTTGTCGTGTCAGTTAATTTACCGGAGGGGTCATGAAAATCAAAGTATCCGAAGCAACCCCACGGCAGCTTAACTATCTGGTGGCGAAGTGCGAGAGTACGAAAAACCAGCCGCACGACGACTACTACTGGCGGTCCATGTTCCAGAGCTGGGGCTTCTATGAGGATGGCTTCAACTACTCCACCGACTGGGCACAAGGTGGCCCGATCACTTGGCGCGAGAAGATCAATGTCGGCTGGAACGACGCACTCCAGCCTGTTGCATGGCAAGGCGCGGTGTCTGACTACGACACAGTACCAATGTTTTACGGCCCCACAACACTGATCGCAGCCGTGCGCTGCTACGTGGAGCATGAGTTGGGTGCGGAAGTTGAAGTACCAGAGGAGTTGGTGTGAGCACAACAGAGTTCGTAGTAGGCGTGATTCGTATCGTAGCCACTGTGGTAGTGGCGATAGGCAAAGTGACCGCTGTACTTGCAGTGGTCGTATTTATCGCAAGGAGTTGCACATGATCCCCGCATTGATTTTCTTCCTAGTCTTACTGGCCTGTGTCCTGATTATTGGGTGGCCACGAAGGTAGGCCTCAGTGCAATTAACTGCAAACGGGAGCATCCTCCCGGCTGAGCCTACTACTTGACAAACTCCGCTAACCTGCTACAATACAAGCAGAGTATGCAATTTAACGACCTAGGAGAGCCCAATGAGTACAGCTATAGAACGACTTGAATCGTTTTGCCACGGATTAGGGAAGGCCATTTTGCGCGAGGTGGCGGAGGACTACGCAGCCCTGCAAGCAGAGGTGGGGCGATTGAATGGGTATGTGCAGAAAGCCAACCACGATGTTACTGAATCACTGGCAGAACGTGACGCCCTACGCGCAGAACTAGATGCGCTGAAAGGTGCGGAGCCTGTTGCTTACGACGACAAGGGTTGTACTGACATGACACCGAAAAGCGTTATGCAACGAGCATTTGCTCTTTGCCCTACTGCCCTTCCCCATATGGGTCGAATGGCATGGATAGCTGATTACTTCATGCGAAATTCAGCACCCCAAGCACCAGCACCCACGAAGACGGAATTCACTTGTTGGCAAATACCCGACACCGATAGCTGGTACGAACACCCAGCGGATGCGCAGATCATTCACGACCTTTTTGGTGAAGATGCAAAGGTGGGTGATGAATATGAACTGAGCGCCAGCATCTTTGCCAGAACTGTCCGCTATCGAATCACCAGTGTCAGCGAAGACGGTGACTGTGAAGTAGAAGCAGCCCACGGGATTACAGGGGAGTCACAGGGATGACCAACGAATTTGGACTGTCGGTACATGCTACTGATGACGAGATTAGGCAGTACGCCAATAAGATGAACGAGAACGGCTTGCCAAAGTACATCGTTCAATTTTGGGATCAGCTTCTCAAAGACGAACCCGATGGTGCAGAGGTTGACTTTAGCGCGTCACGTTGCTTGTCTGGTGCAATTGTTCGCCGCGTTTTTACTAGGAAGGGAGAGCAGGGATGACTCCAGAAGCAGCAAAGCACATAGCAGAGGGTATCGCGTGGTTTGGCTTCTGGATAGCCATTGCCGCCGTGGCCGTCGCAGCAATTTTTAAAGGGTGGAAGCCATGGGAGAGCTCAAATGACTAATTACCAATACCTAGCCGTGGTGAGCTCCGTGTCTTCTTGGAGCCTCCTCATTATCGCGTCCCTATCCGAGCTTCAGGGGGTTCGCCCTTGGGTTGTGGTAGGCCTGTACCTCATCGCTGGAGTGCAAATTTCCTTGCACATCTTCTGGCACTACAAAGCACTTGGGGAGAAATCATGATCAAGAAAACTGCATCCCTTGAGACGAAGCTGTACTTCATTCTCGTGTACGGCCTGATCGGCTTCCCCATGATAGCGTTGGGGTTCCTGTACCAAGTTGGCAAGGAGGCCTTCTTTACCGGGAGGTACCATGCTCTCAAACTGTTTATCGACAACATTGAAGGAAGAGGTAAAGACTTATGAAAAATCCAATTGAACTACTGAGAGGCTATCTTGCCGGGGGCAAACCTGAGAAGGAACTAGACCTTCTCGATATAGCCCTCCAGTGCATTCGGCAACTGCAGATTCGCCTAGCCGAGGAGACTTCCCTTCGAGTCAAAGCTGAGCAAGCTGGTTACCGGGTGCAGTACCTGCGCCTAAGTGACATGCACGCCGCGTTGGCCAATGCTCATAGTAACGTCCTGAAAGAGAGCGCAGCCCTCCGAGACCAGCTTGCTCAAATCCCTGCAGCGGTAGAGGCCCTATCCTCCGTACTATGTGGGTCCCATGGGGCTTGTGAGATACACGGGTCACAGGCAGACCGGGACATCGTGGACTCCGCCATCAGCTCCCTGAATAAGCTGTGCACTCCTCAAGCACCCAAGGAAGAGCCATTTACACCTCGTGAGTTGGTGCTTATGAATGAGGGCTATCGCCACGCACAGAAAGAAAAATGCACAGATGAACGAATGTGCCCTGCATGCTTCTCTGCTCAAGGTGTCTGCGATAACGCAACACCACAAGCAAGTGAGCCAGCACGCGAGACGAACAGCATGGGTATCCCTCTTTCATGCGGTGGACCTCTTTGCGGACCAAAGCACCACCATCCATTGTGCAAGCTGTTTGTAGCACCACAAGCACCAGTGGAGCCTGTTGCGCATCAAGGGCGCTGGTTCGACTTGAGTGATGCCAAGGAAGGCTGGAGCGACTGGCGCGACATAGACCCTATCGACCTCCCTCGTTGGCAAGAGAGGGTATCAAAGTTTCCCGACGCCTATGAAATTCGCGGCCTTTGTGTGGTCCCCCTCGCAGCACCACAAGCACCAGCAACCAATAGATTACCAGAGCGAGACCTCAGCAAGCCAGCAGAGGCGCAGGGGCTGTTTCGCAAATTCATCGTCACCCGCACCGATGGAAGCAGTGCACCCGGTGGCAAGCATCACGGCTGCGAATACTTTGTGCTGGACGTGGACCACGACCCGCATGCAAAGGCAGCGTTGCAAGCATATGCAGTGGCGTGTGAAGAAACGCACCCAGAGTTGTCCAACGACCTGCGGGGAAGGCACGGATGGAACTACGACAAGCAGACAGTGCAGTCGTTGCGCAGCCAAATTGCCATGATGAAGGCGGCCAAGGACGGATGTCAAGTTGTTGGAGTCTTGAACACCTCCGAGATTGTTGAGTACGTGGCCCAGTACGGCGGTGGGTGCCGCGATTGTGCTGACGAGAATGGAGTTTGCCCAAGCAGTGGACTGCCGTGTGGAGGCTATCGCAAGGCTATTGAGCATGTGTTGTCAGCCGTTGACTATGGACTCCAGCACAAGTTCATCACAGCACCACAAGCACCAGCACTGCCACCTGAAGCACAAGTTTGCTGCGAGGACTATGCAAACTGCGGCAGACCATGCACACCAAGGGGACGTTGGCTGGCCACCCAAGCACCAGCACCGACTAAACAGGACAACCCCCACAACGTAGAGCGCCCAAACGAGGTGGCTGACTACGGGCACGACAACTCGGTTTCTAGCGCGTTCCAGACACCTTACGACTGCGCCAAGTGCGGCAACCCTATGGGTAATACAGACCTACCGAAAAACGTCCCATTGCGGAAGTATGCAGTCTGCTACTCGTGCCAAGAGTCTGCCAACCCGCCAACAACACCCCAAGCACCAACAGGAGAAGCCAAATGACCAAAGTATTGATTGACCTTGACCTGATAGGGCAGGCGGCGCAGTTCTGTGATTTTGTGGGCGGCAATGGTACCCCCATTGCGAAGGCCCTCAATGAGGCCGTGGCAGTCCCTCCAAGCAGGAACTGCGCTCAATGCGGTCTGCCTTATTGCAACTGCGGATTAACAACACTCTCAGGGTCAATGGTGCGGATCACAGCCCTCGCCCTAAGTAAGGCCCTGCACTCAGACCCGATGGATATTGCACACGTTCGCAGGGCTGTGGTGCGCCTTGTTGCCCTGCTACCGCAGTCCGCACCTTCGCCCCAATGGCAGCCGATTGAAACGGCTCCACGCGATAGCACTGTGCTTCGTTTGCTTGTCGAATTCAGCGACAACTCCCTAGAGGACACCTCAGAACCAGTGTGGACTATCGGGACCAATTGCTTTGACAATGATGGGATTGATGCGTGGCAATTCGCTGGCTGGAACTGGACGCATGATTGCTTCACTGAGGGGCATGGCAAGCCCATTGGCTGGCTTCCGATGGGGGAGGCACCCTCAGCGCCTGCAATGAAGGATGTTGCAGCCAAGGAGACTCTTAAAGCCCTCGGGTACACCTACCATGGGGGTGAGCTCTGGAAGCCTCCACTAGGTCACCACCCTGCCACGCCCTTCAGACTGCCAGAGCTGAAGCTCCTCATGATCACCACTGCCTACGAGCAGGGGGTGGGGAAGGGCATCCAGCGTAAGAACACCAACCCCTACGCAGAGGGCACAGACGAGCACGCCGCATGGTACATGGGCTACCGGGAGGGGGTAGACAAGCCATCTCCGAAAGCCGAAGGGGAGCCCACATGACCCACTTAGAGCGCACCCTAGCCGCCCTGTACGTTTCCGAAGGGTGGCACATCCTTTCCAAAGAGCACGACGATATGGGATTTAAGACTCGTAGCCTGATAGCCTTTGATAGGGCACTTCAATGCCGCACGTGGACTGAGGCCGCCTCTCTGCCATCCAAGTGGGATCAGCCTCGTAAAAATTGCAGTTAATTGCACTGAAATAATTGTACAAACTAGAAAAACCTATGTTATAATCTCTACATAGGATAAATTTTCTACCAGCCAAGAAAGGGCACTCACCATGGCATACATGAATCAAGAGAAGAAATCGGTTATCGCAGCCGCCTTAAAGAAGGTGGTTCCTGCAGGCTGGAAGTACACCTTGGCGGTGCGCAACCATTCGACCATTGTGTTCACTTTGCGTCAGGCCCCCGTAGACATTTTGGGAAACATCCGGGAGGCTATTGAGGCTAAGCAATTCGGGTACGGCCACAAGGCTCCCGAAGTGGGTTTGTATTGGAGGGTAAACACTCACTACATTGATTCTCAATTTTCTGGAGATGTGTTGGCAGTGTTTCAAAAGATTGACGAGGCCTTGAATACTGGGAACCACGACAACAGTGATATCCAGACAGACTACTTCGACGTTGGCTGGTACGTGGACCTCAATGTGGGCTCTTACGGAGACCCGTTCCTAGACACCGTTCCAGCCCCAGTTAGTGCTCCTAAGGTCGTTCAGGTGCCAAAGAAGGCGTACCTAAAGTACAGGTCTCCGAACTACGAATCCATGACCACGAGAGAGAAGTGGAACGACACCTACGCCGCCTACAAGAAGTACATGCAAGAGCAAGGCCTACCAGCCTAGCCTACATTAGAATTCTGAAAAACTCTGGACCCATATGCAAACTTCGACACAGCGTCAGCACACTTACGATGCCATCTACCTAGCGGCTAGGAACACCTACGCCCAAGAGGGCGTAGCCGGGGTGGCTCAGTACTTCTCGACGGCCATGACAGACCTGTCCTCCGAGGACGACATCCTATTCATGCGCCTGAGTGCCTGCATCCGAGCTGAAGGGCTTCAAGCCCCAACCACCTCCTACATTGATACGCTCTTGAAGACGGTGCGGGAGTCTAACGTTCAGTTCCCACCTCAGCGGATAGCCGTCCTGTCTGACATGCTCACTCAGATAAGCGCTGATGTGCTTCACGATTTGGTGCGGCAGGCCATGAACCAGTCTCGCGCAATCGCCGTGTCCTTAGGGTCCAAGGTGGATTTCGTGGCTGCCTCCAAGGGGCCTGAAGACGGGGAGTGGATGACGCTAGAAGAGGCCCCTCAAGAGGGCAGTTTTTTACATTAACAACAAGGACTCACGATGGCCCTGATTATCAAGCGCAAGACCCCTGTACCAGACCCCGTTAAGGTGGATGTGGTACTTCCAAAGCCCAAGGTGGTCCTGAAGTTTGGCGGGGCTAAGCCTGCCGAGACTGCAGCCGACTCTATGAGCCCCCGGCAGCAACAGAAGCTGGTTGACTCCGGCCTACTGGACGTCGAGGAGGTGCGGTGGGCACCTGTACCCATTGGGACTCGGGTGACGATTACCAACAACCTGTTTCCATGGGTGAAGCATTACAAGCCGGGAGACCAAGGCGTGGTGAAGAGCATTCATCCAAAGGATTCCGCCAACATGGACAAGTCGGGGCGGTACCTGAGCCACATCATTGCGATTGACAAGCCTCTGGAGGCCTCTCGTAAGGGCCAGACCGCCATGCTGTTTCGCTGGGAATTTGAACCAACCACTAAGGATTGAACGACATGGAAAACACTACAAACAACTTCGAGGCCTTAATGGGCCAAGTGGCTCACGACCTAGGCTGGCACGATCACAACATGCGCCGGGACCGTCCGTACTCTGGGCAGGCTCATACGGACACAGGTATTCGTGGGGCTACTCTGATTGCAGGGGTAACCATGCGGGACTTGCGAGACTGCTACATCCGAGCACTGATCAAGAGCCATCCGTACTACAAGGAGGGGACCCTTGAGCCTGTGCAGCCGAATGCTACGCTGAGCGAGGAGGCCGACAAAGGGGAGAATGCCGCCATCTCCGAGCAGGATGTGTATTCGCTTGTGGGGGACATCGACCCCATCGCAGTGATGCAGAACTTGACCTGTGAGGTGGAGAAGATCATGGGCATCTTTCCCAACGTACCCGGCCTAACCTTCAGCTCTAGCGGGGACCTATAGGTGTACGGGTCTAAATTTATTTTTAGACCAGAAAATAAATTGTACAAACTGGCAAAATCTGATGTATAATTAACTCATAGAGACGGAATCTATACCAGCCAAGAAAGGGCACATCATGCAAGTTCACGCATCATCTCCACTGAGCCGGGTCCTCGGCACTCCTACCGCTCACGGTTGGGACATTGTTGAAGTCAAGTCTCAATCCAGCAAGACTGGCAAGACCTATCGGGTGGACATGACCCATGGTCGGTGCTCTTGCCCTGCTTGGATATTCCAAAAGGCTAAGGTGGGCGAGACCCGCGCCATTTGCAAGCACCTGAGTGCCCTCGGCTTCAAGCAACTGATCGAGGCCGCAGAAATCGACTTCCAAGAGAAAGCCAAGGCCCCTAAGGTGGAGCAGGCGAATCAGGAAGTGCAGGTGTCCGGCTTATGACCAGCGGAATCCCTCGGGAGCACAACCTGACCTCGGAGGAGTACTACCGTTCTATGGGAGTGCTTCAACATCCGATCACCCATACCGTGGTGGTCGAGTACCACGATGGACTTGGGTACGTGCATTGCATCTCTCTTTGGGAGGCCACATCCATGCGTATCAGTTTTATCAACTACGGCAAATGCAAGTCCGTAAGAATCGTAGAAGGGGAGGTGTCCAAATGAAGAATCGTCCAAGCCTGAACATCCCAGCGAAGCAACTGCGCAACAACAACCGGGTTGCGGTGATGTACATACTGCTCTTCGTAGCTGCTCTGGTGGCTGTCGTGGTCGGCGGATTACCTGCTTAGGAGGCAACATGGCCAAGAAACAATCCAAGTACTCGAAAGAGATGATCCAAGAGCTGCTCCTGACAAACCCACGGGCATTGGCCCGGGGCGTGGTAGCCATCTACAAGCGCCAGACCGACGCGGAGCAATCTGCAGGGACTACCAAGGAAGCTAACGGGCGAGGCTTCACTGGGGTGGATGCCGCCATCCTGTCTAGCTTTGCCCTGCAGCTTCTAGGCGGACCTCACTCCTACCGGACCCTGAGTGCCAAGCAGACGGCCATTGCCATGAAGTGCATGCCCAAGTACTGGAAGCAGCTCATTGAGGTGGCAGAGATGAATGACGCTCTCCGCGTTGCCCGGGCAGCCAATGCCGCTAGGGATTTGACTCGTAAAGAGGTGGCAGCATGATCTTGCCTGTAGTGTTCATAAAGGTGTTGGAGACTTCCCACCCTCGTGGGGACCGCGCCACCTCCAAGTCTCCAGCATGGAAGGTGACTGTGTGCAACGGAGATAAGGAGTTCTACCCTGTGAGTGGTTTTAGCTGCTTTGCTGACGGCTACTACTTCGACAAGGCCGACGCCGTGAAGTGGGCTTGGCAGGTGTCCAACATACTGGGGGGCGTACCGCTAAGCCTATACCGGGCAGTGCCCAACGCAGAGCCTATTTTCGTGGAGGATTTCGAATGACTACTGTGACTAAAGTTTTGCTGGTACTACTAGCCTTGTGGGCCTTGGGCCGCTGTGTGCCAAAGGACGATACTGATCCTGCAGAAGGGCGCAGTGGAATGGGCCTCTACACGGATCACAAAACCGGGTGCCAGTACTTGGCAAAGCCATTTGGCGGCCTGATCCCTCGGATAGGCAAAGATTTAAAACATGAAGGATGCGGAAATGTCTAATCACCCCCTCGTGCAAGTTGACCTTGCAGCCTTGGAGCAGGCTCAAAATTCTCTGACAGACGGCAAGCCGACTGACATCTATAAGGTGGAGGCTTCCAAGATTTTCATGGTGCCCGAGGCGGATGTGACTCCTCAACAACGGGAGTACGCAAAGCGTCAGGCGTACGTCATGATCTACGGGCTCGTACGGTAATGCGGGGCAAGATATCCCTCGGGGCAAAGGTCCTACTGTGGGCAGTGGTCTTCTGCCTGTTCACGGGCACAGGCACTGCAGTGCTCATTTTGTGCTTGGAGAAGTCGGCTATGTCGGGGGGTCACAATGCTCAGTGCAATTAACGTCACTACTCCAGATGGTCGGTGCGGTCCTTGGGCCATTCAGACATTCGAGGTAGACCCTCACGGGGCTGCCATGTTCAATGCTAGGCTGGCAAGGAAGGGCACAGACCCGGCGTTCTTCGTAGTCCCCGGGAAGTACAAGCGATTGATTCATGATAAGCGAGGCACTGTAATGTCGAACACTCCAATGGAGGTTTGGACCAATTCTGATTTCATCAAGGCAGCGAAAGGGGTTGTCCTGATCAACGGCCTAGGCCTAGGGATGGTGCTCCACGCCATCATGGATAAGGCTGAAGTTACCAGAGTGGTAGTGGTGGAGCGGGAACTCGACGTTATCGCCCTCACAGCCCCTCACTTCCGGGACCATCTTGCATCAGGTAGGCTGACGATTGTTCATGCAGACGCCTTCAAGCATCGCCCACCACGCGGGGAGAAGTACGATGTTGTGTGGCACGATATCTGGGACACCATCTCGGATGAGAACACCTACGAAATGCTCAAGCTGCGATTGAAGTACGCTAAGCGTGCCAAGCTTCAGCTTTGCTGGGCGGAGGATGAGTGCAAGAAGATGCACCAAACCCTTGTCCTCCTGTGTGAGGCGGCTGGGCAGGATTACGAGAAAGTTAGGATTGAAATGAAAGACAAGGGACTACTATGAGCCGGAACCTGTTACACAAGACCAAGCTGGACGCCTTCAAGATGTGGCTTGAAACCCAAAACATTGAACACCGCCCTGCCCGGGGAGACTTCCAAGTCCTGCAGGTACTGGTGCCTCGCTCTGGGTGGCAAGTGGTGTATGACCGCATCAAGGCCCCAGAGCACTACACGGTTCCCGGGCCTATGGAGAACTTGGTGCAAAAGTTCATTAGGAGCCGCCATGCTGATCTATGACTGCCTACCCACGGATGAGCTGTTTAGCCATGAAGACCTCCATGGGGCAACAAGGCACTTTAACGCCTCAGCAATGACCCGAGCAGTGCTTGCCAATACCGTGACCCCAGTTTTCGAAACACTGGCCTTATACGACGATCTAGTGGCTCACATCGAGAAGTTCCACGGGGTGGAGGAGCCTCACTTGGCCAATTTGGGCTCTTCGATAAACAACCCGATAATCGTTGTAGAGTTTCCTGACGGGGATAATCTCGTAGTAGACGGGAATCACCGAGTAGTTAAGCGCTGGCGGTTGGGCCTCAAAACCGTCCCTGCCGCCATCTTCAAACCCGGCCAGTGGGAGCCATTCCTCGTTACAGGGGTGGACATCCCGCGAGAGATTTACGTTCCCAAAGGACTAACAACATGCAACGAATAATCATGGCAACCCTAAAAGTAGTCGCAGCCCTCCTAGCCATTGGCCCCAGTGCTATCGCGTATGTAGCAGCCTTCGCTGTGTCTGCTATCTGGAACGCTACCAGAGAGGGGTGGGGTGATGGCCAGCGTTGACCTGTTCACCTACGAAGCTTTGGAGGGTAAGGCCTTCAAGGTTCGAGCTAAGAACGGTGTGGACGCCGGGACCATGTACATGGAGATTGACGGCTTCTATGTCTTCCTACCTAACCCCACCCTGACCGGGTTCTATTCCGAGTACGCCTTGCTGGCTTTTTACTCCAAGCTGCGAGAACTGAATCGGGAGTGGTCCCTGCAAATTGAGAACTTGAACATTAAAGGAGAACCCAATGATGAGTGATGAAGAGCTTGACCATACGCCTTTGAAGCAAGGCAAGTACAAGGGGCAGACCCCTTCGCAGATCGCGGAGCATGACCCTCAGTACATCGTTTGGATGGGTGAGCACTTCACCGAGAAATTGGTGAGTGACGTTTTGGCCAGAACCTGCCAAGAGGAGCTGTGATGTACCTCCGTAAGAAACCGCTAGTCCTGACACCATGGTTCCCGGCCACGGTTAACCCCGTGCGTAAGGGGATGTACGAGGTGGGGCATTCTGAGTATGTGCACCACCACAGCAAGTTCAAGCTGACAGGAACCCGGAGATGGTGGGACGGCAAGAGCTGGCGCGGTGGGTGGGTATTCGACAGCCCAAGCATCTTTGGCTCACACCATACCCACCAGTGGCGCGGAGTCCTTCGCCATAGCAACAGGGGGTAGCCATGTCTATCATTATTGCAGACGGGCAAGAGATAGAGCTGAATGAGAAGGGCGGCATAACTGCCATGGTGGCTCCCGGTGACATGGTGATCGAGGCCCCGGGCCGTTACCTGATTGACCCTGAAAGGACCTTGGAGACCGCAAAGAACTTGTCAGAGGAGGAGTGGGCTGGCCTTCTAGTCACTGCCAACTTCCTGAGAATATACCGGGAGCTGTGGCAGGCAGACCCTCCGAAGGACTTGAAGAAATCAGCCATTGGTGTGCGTCACTCTGTGGGCATGATCCTGATGTTGCTGATGGCGAGATTCGAGGGGTTGAAGTCCCACCTAGTGCTGCCTGAGACGTACCTGCACCCAGTGCAAGTTCGAAACCTTACGTCGATGATTTACCGGATCACGGGGGCGAAGTCCCAATTTGACTAACGGTCAAAATCTGTTACAATAACCAAAACCACCGGAGACCGCTATGAGTAGCACCCCCACCGAAATCGTATCCTCTGCAATTAATTGCACTCACGTAAAAGCGCCATGCCCGGACTGCCCCTATTCTCGGGAGGTAGCTCCGGGGGCACTGGGAGGCTCTAGTCCTCTGATCTACATTGGTCAGGCTGCGGGGCCATTCGTCCTGCCTTGCCACAAGCATTGCGACTTTGATGACCCGAACTGGAAGCTCAAGGCTATCAACACGCCTCAGTGCGCCGGGGCTGCGATCTTTCGGGCGAACATTGGTGTGGATAAGTTTATGCCTGATGTCATTCACAAGCTCCCAGCGGATAGGGAGCGAGTGTTTGCAACCTCTGCAGAATTCCTTGCCTACCACACTAGGATGAGCCTTGGGTATGCCGTCGCATTCCTGAAAGCCACTCCTCCAGAAGCGCTATTGCGCAGGCAGTTACTGCGACAGTCGAACGTGCAATTCAAGGTGGAGGATTAGTCCATGTCAATCTCTAAGCCAAGTATGAGCTCTCAGTCCATAGATGTTGTGTACCTGCTATTGCCCAAAAGCAGACGCGGAACCAACCGTAACCTAGTTATCCCAGCGTACAGCTTTGATCTGGGGGCCGCCCTAGCTGGAGAGGCTTACGCCTACCAGTACTGCAAGGCGTATGGTGGTTGGGGCAGGGCCTACGAGAACCTGCATGACCACCAGCCACTGGTTTACATGGGGGCCATCCTGACTCAGGATATGTTCGAGACTGAGGAATGGAAGCTGGCGTGGCCTAAGCGCCTTCGTCCACTTGACAGCGATAAGCGGCACTTCCAGTGCATGTTCACTCAGCATGACGAATCCATCATGGTCGTAGATCGGTATGGGCACCCGCACCATCTGAATCGCGGGGAGTCTATCGAGCCCATAGACTGGGTTGTCCCTTCTTTGCACCTTTGAAAGTAACCATGAACACTCAAAAGAGTGAGCCCTCGGAACCGCTCCTTGCGTTGGCGGAGATGTTGGAGCATCTCAAGGACAGCCACTACAAGGACCTTCGAGTCCTGCCTGACGGGACCATCATCGGGACCATTGACCTCATGTTCACCCGAGGTCTTGTAGTGGACCTTGATTGGAACGGATGGGGGCATCGGTACTGCTACAAAGATAGGTCATTAGCCACGGTTGCTTGCCTAGCTCTGCAGACGGGAGACGATCAGCCCATTCCCGGGTTTGTAGCTGAACGGCACGTGAGGGCGAGACCATGGTAAATCCTCTCGGAATCCGCACGGTGAGTAAGAACGTAGCTATGAATCCTATAGCAAAGGCCATCGCCAGACAGAAGCTGATGAAGAGCATGGTGGACGTGAAGATCAAGCTGTTTTTCACGCAAGAGGGTGAGCAGATTCAGTCCGTAGTCCAAGAGATATCCCGCCTCTTAGCCATTACCTTGCTGGCCTGCAGGGTAGACAAGGTTACTGAGTTCGTGAACCTCATGGATGAGGCTTTGTTTCTGCTGACTAAGGTAGCTGATGATGAGTTTCGTTGGCGCACAGATTACGCACTAATCGTGGACGATGCCATGGATGCAGTTCTCTTGGTGACTCCCAAGATCAGCCCCAAGGCTATTCACCTAGCCGCAAAAGAGATAGAAAGTTTAGAGAAGTAGATATGGAACGACAACCACACACCCCCGCGAAGTACTGGTTTGGCAGTGACCTCCACCACGGCCACAGCAATGTGATTCAGTATTGTTCTCGCCCATTTCGGGACTCGGACCATCAAGATGAAGAACTGGTGTCTACATGGAACAAGTACGTGAAGCCTCAGGACATCGCGTTCATCCTTGGGGACTTCAGTTTCTACCAGCCAGACCGAACCACCGCGATCCTCCGCGCCATGAATGGACAGAAGACCTTGGTGAAGGGCAACCACGACCACGGCAAAGACACCAGCAAGGTGATTGGCTGGAATCGAGTGATGACCTACCATGAGCAGAAGCTGGACGAGGATCGAGTGGTCTTGAGTCACTTCCCATTCATGTCTTGGCACCAACAGCACCGGGGGGCCTACCACCTGCACGGGCACTGCCATGGTTCCATGCGCTACCCGGGAGAGCTTGCTCAAACTCGCATCCTCGACGTGGGGGTGGATCACATAGCCAAGTTGACAGGGGAGTACCGCCCCTTGGAGTGGTCGGAGATTAAAGCCCTGCTGTCGGGCAGGAAATCTGGGCACTCCGACGACCACCACCGGGTGCGTGCATGACCTTGAGGTGCGTAGAGTGTCGGACTAGGCGCACCACCTATGCAGCCATGCAGGACCACTACCAGAAGTCGGGGCACAAGCTCTGCACCTGTGGCGGCCTACTTTATCCGCACAGGCCCGGGACCAAGTTTTGTGACTCCCACCCAATGGCCGGACTGCATAGGGCTATGCGATGCTCCGAGCTCACAGACGAAGAGATAGAGGACATTGCTCTGGACATTGCGTGGGACGCCCCTCCCCCTCGAAGGGTTTCCTCTCAAGAATGCCCATTTTGACAAACCCCCAAAATCTAATGTATAATGCATTAGCTGAATTCAATCTGACCACCAAGAAGGGTATCCATGCCAGTAACTATTAAAAAGATAGCAGCCACGCCAAGCACTCCAAGTGCTGTAGAAGCTGGCAGTAAATTCTCATGCATGCTAGCTGCATCTGAAATTCCAACTGAAGATCAGATAAAATTCCCTGTGTACGCCTCCTATAAATTGGACGGCATTCGTAGCCCGATTCTTAACAGTACGGCCATGAGCCGAAAGATGCTGCCTCTGCCTAACAGGTACCTCCAAAAGTGGGTAGGGGATCACGGGCAGTACCTGCAAGGGTTAGACGGAGAGATGATTGTGGGGGAGCCTAATCTCACGACCACCTTCAATACAACCACCTCAGGGGTGATGTCCTCAGACGGGGAGCCAGACTTCAGGTTCTACGTTTTCGAGCACTGGAACATGGGTACCTGTGTGGCGAAGGATCGGCATGAGTTTCTGTCGAAGTACATCACCGCACTGCCCTTTGTTGTGAAGCAGCGAATAGTTCTGGTGCACCAGCAACTGATCTACAACATGGAAGAGTTGAAGGCGTACTACAAGGAGGCCTTGGACCTCGGGTACGAGGGGCTGATCCTCAAGTCTCCGCATGCTGCGTACAAGTTTGGGCGGTCCACCATCCTCGGTGGGCAAGCCATGAAGTGGAAAGAGTTCATTGACTACAACTGCGTGATTCGAGAAGTCAAGCAAGGAAAGACCAACACGAATGAGAAAAAACTTGACGAACTGGGAAGAGCAAAGCGTAGCACTGCTAAAGCAGGCAAAGTTCCCATTGAAGAGGTCGGAGGCTTCTTGGTTGAATGCATTGAACCCGAGTCCGTCTACTTCGGCATGCGATTCAACTGCGGCCCCGGATTCCTTACCCAAGAAGAGCTCAAGGCCTTGTGGCTTACCAGAGCCAGCCTGATTGGCCGTCCCATGCGGGTCAAGTCTCAGAAGCTGGGTGGCAAGACTCTGCCACGCTTTCCGTCCTTCTTTGGGTGGATTGACCCAATCAACATGGGAGACGTAGCATGACCATCTGGGCCTTGACCGAGGAGTACAACGACTACGACCAGCATGGGGAGTACTTCGTGTATGCATGGGACAGAAAGCCCACCCGGGAAGAGTTGTTGGCTCAAGGTGTAGACGAGAAGTCACCCTACTGCCCCGACCTTCCAGCCCATGTGCTGAGTGGTGGGGGTCGAATCACCCATGCCAAGTACTACGACAACCAGTGGTACCACCTCAAGGAGCTGAAATGATCCTAAAGGATGTTGATCTGACGCTATTGGAGCTGCAAGAGGCGCTGGCTGACTACGTTAAAAAGAAGACAGGCCATGAAGCGGAGTTCGTGAGTGTGGTCTCCCATGGCAAGACTCGAATCTATGTGGAGCTGCGCCCCACTGGACTGGTCGAGGCGTTTGAGTTCAAACATAGGAGCCAGCCATGAGATTCACCGGGAAGAACCTGCTTATGGTCTACATCGCCTTGGGGACCAAGATAGCCGAAGTGCATAACGAAATAGTGACTTGCCCAGAGCCCGAGCACTATGCAAAAGAACTCGCTGCGCTTGAAGCGGAACGGGACGCCCTAACGGCGTTGAAGGGGAGGGTTTACAAAGCCCTCGCACCTGTGCAATTAACTGCAATTTAACCAAGGAGAAAGTATGAAATTAGTTACGCCGAGCGTCTTCATTGTTGGAGAGACCAAAGTGGATGAGGCTGGCCTGAAGGCCATGCTGGAAGAGATTGGGGTGCCTGAGTGGCATTCTGATGGGGAGAGCAGCGCAGAGGTGCTTGTAGAGACCGCTGGGAAGCTGTGCTACATGAGCTTTGACACCAAGCTGAATTCGAACCTGACCAAGACAGGTGGTCGCAGTAACTTCGACTACATCCAAGACGGAATCATTGCCACCAAGCATGGCTCTGTGCTGGAACACGTGGCCGTGAATATTGCCTTCATCAACGTGAGCCGTGTGTTCACCCATGAGCTGGTCCGCCACCGTGCCGGGGCTGCGTACTCCCAAACCTCAGGCCGCTATGTGCGTACCGACGAACTGAGCTTCTGGATGCCTCAGGTGATCCGGGAGAACATCGAATTGGCAGGTCTGTTCGAGGAAGCCATCATCCATCAAGAGAACATCATCAAGCGGATGGAAGAGGTCTCCGGGATCAATCGCATGAAGAGCAAGGAAGACTTCGACAAGAAGAAAAAACTGACCTCTGCATTCCGGCGAATCGTGGGCAACGGTGTGGCCAACAACATCATGGCCACGTACAACCATCGTGCCTTGCGCCACCTCTGCTCAATCCGTACATCTCGCCATGCCGAGGAAGAAATTCGCATTGGGTTCAATCTGCTGTTTGACCAACTGGCAGATCGTTACCCTGCGATTTACGCTGATGCTCAGCGTGAGATGGTGGACGGGCATTTTGAAATTAACTTCACAAACGAAAAGGTGTAACCATGGGAATGTTTGAACAGGTATCAGAAATGAACACGGCCTTTGGTAATCCCAAAGGCAACCCAGCTCTCTTGGACGCATACTCCACGGAGGAGTACACAGCGGCGTGGCAGCGCCTTGAGAAGCAGTGCAAGAATATCTTGGCGGAGTACCAAGAGCTGCAAAACGCGCTTGCGGATCGCAACTTGGCAGATGTCCGGGATGCGCTGTGTGACATCAATGTGTTCAGTCTCGGAGCCCACCATCTCATGGGCATTGATGCCAACGAAGACATGGCCGAAGTCGTGGGTGCCCTGTACAGCCGATTCTGCACCGATGAGGCACACCTAAAGGCAACCTCCGATCATTACTTTGCCAAGGGCGTTGAGCACTACTACGAGGGCGAGTTCCCCCGTAAGTGCTTGAAGTCTTCCAAGGATCAAGGCTACTCTATGGTCGATGGTCAAGATGTGTGGGAGTACCCTAAGGGCAAGTTCCTGAAGGCTCTGGGCTACCGTCAACCAGTGTTCAAGTAATGAAGGCCGCTATCGCCATTGATGCTTGGAAGTTGCCGATCTTTGAACGGCATCTGACCAAGGCTGGGTACACGTACCAGAGCATTGGCCCGATCACTGATGGCACATTGATGCTGTCGGTGACTACGGATAATGGGCAGGCGTTGGCTCAGGTTGTACTTGCCGCCAATATTGAAGCTAAGAAAACAGGAAAGCAACCATGAAAACTACTTTGACTGACGGGTCCCCCGTAACCCCCGATCACCGGGAGATTGACCACTCAACTGGAATGCAGAAGGCCTACGTTGTCTTGAGTGAAGAAGAGAGGAGCAAAGGCTTCGTGAGGCCCGTACGACAAAAGTACGTCCACCAGAAGTGTGGCGGGGTGACTCACATGGGGCTATCTTTAGCAGAGACTTATGCCCGTGACCCAAGTTTTTACAGCGGGACTTTCTGCGTAGTTTGCGGCACTCACTTTCCGGTTGGGGAGCATGGTGAGTTCGTGTGGGAAGGTACGGATGAGAAGGTGGGGACGTAATCATGAAGACATCCCCTAAGCTCATAGCTATCCACGGGCTGAAGGGGTCGGGTAAAGACCTGACCGCCTCCATGCTGCGCAAGTACGTGCCTAACTCTCTCAAGTTTGCATTCGGTGACAGGCTGAAGCAGATGTGCTCTGTGGCATGGGACGTACCTCTCGGGAACTTCCACGATGAGACTCTCAAGGAGAAGCCACTTCCAAACGGACTAACTCCGAGAGCCATGATGACTGGGCTTCAAGGCCCGGTGAAGGACGCCTTCGGAGATGACTTTTTTGCTGCCATTCTTCGTGAGGCTTGGGCAAAGGCTAAGGCTTTAGAGTTGAGTCTCATAGTGACCGATCTTCGGTTCCCGGTTGAGATGGCGATTTGCCGGGAGTTGGGTGCCAGTGTGCTCAAGGTGGATCGCCCAAACAATCCCCTGTATTCGAACTTCTCCCACGTGTCTGAGCGAGGGTTACCAGTGAGGGAGTCAGATTTCCTTCTACTCAACCCAGAGGACAAGTTCTACCTGATTCGACAGGTTAGGGCAGTGGTGGAGGAGATCTGGGGTGATGACGCACTCAAATCGTATCCGTTCACCAATGCCGAAGCCTCCGAATTTTAATTAGTCAAACCCTAAAAATCTATGATATAATTCAATCATAGAAAGAAATGCCAAGAAAGGGCGCATATGTCAAGCCTCCAGATTTACAAATTCGGTTCCATTACTGACGGCAATGCATCCATGAAGGACGTGTTGGGCGGTAAGGGTGCCAATCTCGCAGAGATGTCCAGCCTCGGGCTCCCAGTGCCACCGGGCTTTACCATTCCATGTGCAGCTTCAGTTATGTACGAGGTGGCATGCAACGCCAACGTTGACGAGGCTGCAGAGTTCCACACCGAGATTCAGACTCTCGTAGAGAGCGGCATCAAGTACCTCGTGGGTAAGGGCAAGAAGTCTCCCCTGATGTCTGTTCGCTCTGGGGCTCGGGTCTCGATGCCCGGGATGATGGATACGATTCTCAACGTGGGGCTGACTAGCAAGACTCTTCCATACTGGAAAGAGCAACTAGGCGAGGCCCCTGCTCTGGACTCCTACCGTCGCCTGATCCAAATGTATTCCAGCGTGGCCCTCGGGGTTGACCTTCAGTTTTTTGAGGATGCCCTTGAGACCATGCGTCATGAGGCGGGGGTAACTCTGGACAGTGAATTGAACGTGGACCAGTTGTCCAGACTGGTAACCCGGTATATGAAGATCGTGAACGCCCAAGGCTTTGAATTCCCAGACACTCCCATGGAGCAGGTCATGGGGGCCGTGGCGGCAGTGTTTCGGTCTTGGAACAACCCCCGGGCCATTGAGTACCGCAAGATCAACAACATCCCGGATAGCTGGGGCACTGCGGTGACTGTGCAGAGCATGGTGTTCGGTAACCTGAATGATCAGTCCGCCACAGGCGTTTTGTTCAGCCGGAACCCCTCGACTGGGGAGAACGTAATCACTGGCGAGTACCTTGTGAATGCGCAGGGTGAGGACGTGGTGGCAGGTATTCGCACCCCTGAGAATCTTGAATCCTTGGAAAAGTGGAATCCAGACGTAGCCTTCGACTTGGGGATGGTAGTTGCTAAGCTCGAAAAGCGCTATAAGGACATGCAGGACATCGAGTTCACCGTCGAGAACGGGAAGCTCTACATCTTGCAGACTCGCAACGCTAAGCGGTCAGCCATGGCAGCTTTCCAAGTAGCCTATGACCTAGCCAATGAAGGCCTTATTTCCAAGGAAGTAGCGGCAAGCAGGGTGAGCGCGGCCCAGTTGTTCAGCGTCATGCAGGACAGTATTAACCCGACATTCAAGGGGGCGCCAGACCTGAAGGGCATTGCAGCCGGGGGCGGCATTGTCAAGGGGGTGGTCATGTTCACCGCTGAGAGTGCAGTTAATTGCAAAGTCCCTTGCATTCTGGTTACCAAGGAAACCAACCCGGATGACATTGCCGGGATGAATGCCAGTGTGGGCATCCTGACAGCGACAGGGGGCTTGACTTCTCATGCAGCCGTGGTGGCCCGGGGCATGAATAAGTCCTGTGTGGTTGGGGCTACTGATTTGAAGATAGGAGATGCCACGGCCAAGGTGATTGCCTGCATTGCCCCTAACGGCCCAGCCTTTCAGGAGGGTGACATGCTCACCATTGACGGGGCAACTGGAAATGTGTGGGTGAAGACTAACGTGCCTCTGATCGCAGGTGGAGCCTCTCCCGTGGTCAAGACTGTGATTAGCTGGGGCGCTGGAGTGGCTAACGCTGACCGATTGGAGCTCTCAGCCTCCATGGCCCTTACCGAATTCGAGAAGATGATCGCGGCATGCACCTCTGATGCCGTGTACGTGGATACCGTTCTGCTTGAGGGGGTGGACAGGTTCGTAAATCCTGTGAGCCTGAGCACTCGCATGCACGCGGTAGGGGCTGGCTTGATCAAGTCGAGTGCTACTCAGATCATTGTCGATTTGGTGGGCGCTGAGGGTCACTATTCCAGAGGGGACAAGGCTTTTGAAATCATGTTCGGGATGTCGGAGCAGTACAGGGCTGTGCTGCTTGAAACAAAGGTTGCCCCCCTGCTGAATTGGGATTTGAGTGTGCGCAAGCGTACCACTGTGAACCTCGGGGATGGGGTCAACCCTAAGCACTCCGCCGCCCTGAAGGCTGCTGGGTTCAAGGTCTCAGGCCACGTGACTACCTTTGCAGACCTGTTGGATGCTACAGGCCCCATGCTAGTGTCTGACTCGGTGATTGCATCAGTGTTCGGCAGTAAGGCTGCGTACGAGGTTGCCAAGCAGGCTATTGAGAAGCTGCAGGGGAAGAAAGATATCCAGCCATTGCCGACACCAGCCTACTGGTACGAGGCCATAACCACTAAGGAGGCGTAATGGCCTTGACCATAACTCTCCTCGGAGAAGGGGCCACATTCAAAGTCGGAGACCTTGAGGTTTGTGTCACCACGGTGCACAGCTCCTCCGATTTTGTGGTGAGGGCGAATGACCAGCTTTTTGCTGTGAATGAAGATTCGTGGGTGACGATAGCTAAGGGGATTCAGCTCCGAGCACCGTTCCCACAAGAGGGGCACCTGCACCGGGTACGTGTGCAGATCGAGGCACCAGACTTTTTTGTAACCAGAACTAGGAGAGCGTAATGCAACAAATGACTTTAGAAAAAAACATCCCTGTGTCCTTTGGCACCATTGAGGGCAACATCTACGGCGGACCATTCCGCCGATACCTGAAGGGCACTCGACGCCTTGTGGGTGTGAAGATGGCAGCGGAGATTGACCACCCGTACGACTTCAAGGTGGACACCGAAGACTTCTCCATACCAGAGCAGTCCGATATGCAGCGAGGCATCCTGTTCGGCCTGCAGGCATTGAGCAAGGGTAATGACGTGTACGCTGGGTGCATGGGCGGAATTGGTCGTACTGGGCTGTACATGGCTTGCATGGCCAAAGTGATGATCCAGTACGCTGAGGCGACTGGGGCGGACTTGCCCGTCCCAAACACCCCAGTGGCGTACGTTCGAGCTCACTACCTTGGGCATGCAGTGGAGACCGCAAGCCAACAGAACTTTGTGGCTCGGTTTGATACCAGTCCCATGTTGGCGTGGTTGGGTCACTACCACCAGCCTCAAGTGCAGACTGTAGAGAAGGTTGTGTACCTAGGGCCTGTCTCGTGGGTCCTACACAGCCTACAAGCCGCTTTCAAAGCCGTGCCCTGACCTACCCCCTACCGGACGGTTTAACCGCCTTAAAACGCGGTTAAATTTATATTTGACAAACTCACTTTTATGATATAATTCATACAAGCAGCGAAACCTAGGAGGGGTAATGAAGCAAAGTTTGAATCAGGACACGCTAGCGTACCAAGTCGGTATGCGGCCAGCCCTGCAACATCGGGACATGAGTGCCTTGCCTTTAGGGCCAGCGGTGGCGGCGATTAAGCGGCTGCTAACTCTGACCAACCTGTACGAGGCTATCGGAGACGCAGGCACAGACACTGAGAAAGTTAGCGGCATCCCTGAGAAGGATGCAGTGATGTTCTACATGCTGAACCATGCCGCTACTCTGGTACGCCAGCGGGTTCACGTGTATGAGCCCCTAGGCAAGTACCTGCCCATCATGGAGGCGTACCACGTGGAACTGGCAGCCAGAGCCTCTCGGATGTTTGCCTACATGCTCCTGATCTGTACCCGTGAATCTCGGCATGACAACTGCGACAAGTCTGGCAGCGCCTATCTGGCCATGACTCACAAGTACGGGGTAGAGGTCACGAACTTCCACAAGACTTTGAAGGGCAACGGTTCGTTGCAAGCAGCCCAGATGTTTCAGGACAAGGCTCCGATCACAACCCTCGGAAAGTACACGAGCTTTCTGTCGGACATCTTCTACCAAGGGAAGTACCCGGGCGGGTACGGAGGCCCAGCATGGGGCGCGGTGGCGGATGTGCTGAGAGACTTCGTGCATGGGAAGATCACGGCAGAGATGATGATGGATACCAGCTTCACCCTGTGCCACAACAACGGCCCGATTTTCAACAAGGGCATGTTGTTCGACTCCTACGGCCACGAGATTTACAAGATTCTGGACGTGCAGCGCAGTGGTCAGATTCCTCAGTTGGTGGCAGACAATCAAGCAGCCGTTAGCTCGGACCCTAAGGTGAAACAGGTGTGGGCTGACTGCTACAAAGTTCTAGGAGACGAGTTCATAGGCCACGTGGACTGGTTCCTCGTGGAAGAGCTTGGAGCTCTGAAGACCTACCCGGACCAAAAGACCAAGCAGATAGCCAAGCACGGGTATCCGTCCAAGTTCAAGGCGAAGAAAGCGGCAGAGGAGGCTAAGGCTGAGCTCAAGGCGGTTGAGGCTCTGAAGGCAATGAAGGCCAATGTGGAAATCTTTCCCGGCCAATTTATCAAGAAAGTTACGAGGTCAGCATGAGCAAACACCATACCCATACCCAGAAACGTGCTGGCACTACAGGCTACGCACGGTGCTTCGAATCTCACAAGCCTCTACCTATCGGGGAGTACTTGATTTATGGAGGTTCCTGTTCCAGCCCAATGGTGTCCAATGCCGATATCTACATTGGGTTTGATCGCAGCATGCGGGAGACTGCTTCACGGTTCCCATGGAACGAGCAGAAAGTGGAGGAGATTCTTTTCTACATCCCAGACATGGGGGTTCCTGCTGACCCTGAGGAATTCAAAAAGATGATTGCATGGATAGCTGTGCAATTAACTGCACTGAAGTTGGTCCATATCGGCTGCATCGGTGGTCATGGTCGTACTGGTACCGTGCTTGCCGCCCTTGTCACCCACATGACCGGGGAGCTGGATTCCATTACCTATGTACGCAAGCACTACTGCGAGAAGGCAGTCGAGTCCCACACACAGGTGAAGTTTCTGAATACGCACTACGGCATCAAAGAGATATCCGGGGCCAAAGAGTACACCGGGGGCCATGGGTCCAAGGACTGGTACGCGGCGAAGGGGTACCCTACTGCGTCGAACCCCTCCCCTCTGGACAAGGTGCCGCAGGCGATACCTAAGGGTAAGCTGACCGCGTACGCGACGAAGAATCCATTGAACATCTGGGGTGAGTCAATTACATTTGTCAAACCTAAAAAACATGATATAATTGACTCAATCCAAGAAGGGGTATAAAAATGGCAATTTCATTCAAAGCAGACAAAGACTACGGGTACAGCCTACTCCCGTTATTCGGGGTGAATCCCTCCCTGATCCAGACGGCTCAGACCGCCGGGGTCACGGTGGACCAATCCAGCCCGGGCACATTCGTAATCAAGTTGGGGGAACTGGTTTACGGCTCAGTGCCCGTAAAGGGCTCCGCTATCAGCTTGGCAAAATCCAAGACCCTTGGACCCGCCTCCAAGGAAGCCTTGCAGTTCCAATTTGAGTCCGCCCTGAAGAAAGCCATCGCAGGAGCAGACACGGCAATGTGGGATGGCCTGTCCGTTAACAAGAACGGGAGTCCTCCCCCACACCCAGCACACGCTACTCCGAAACCGGGCAAGGTTCAGATGACTACTCCCTCGCCTAACCTCACAGGGATTTACCCTAGCGTACCCAAGGCCCCAACGGGGAAGTTCTCTAAGCAGGACCCGTGCCCCTTGTACAAGGCCACCAAGGTGTACACCCCAGTGACCGGGACCACCGGGGGCTCCGTGTACTTCGTGTTGGCCGTGTTTGACGGCCTGAACGTGGCGGCCCGGGTCCAAGGCTCCAAGCTGAGTCTTCGAGCAGAGGGTCCTAACCTTAACGAATTCCAAGAGGCCCTAGAGGACTTCGGCATGGATGCCAAGGGCGGCTACAGCTCCGGCCACTACGATGTGTCGAACACTGGGCTCATGATCAAATCATTGGGGGCCTTGGTAGGTCGCATCGGGTTTGATAGGGTGAAAGAGGTGGCAGACATCTCCAAATTCATTGGGGGACAGTAATGAGCACTATTGATCTGAACGCCCTGCTGGCTTTGTCGGTGGGCGACATTGTGGAGACTCCCAGCCCTCTGGGGGGCCTGTGCACTGAGGCAGCGCTATTCCAAGTGGAGGCCACGGATGGAACCTCAGTGACCTTTCGAGTCATGTGCCATGGCATCTATATGACCAAGGCTGTTCTGAAGAAAACAAAGAAGGGGATTGTATGGATGTAGCAACTAGCCTGAACAAGATCGCGGACACCCTGCAGATCAATATCAACTACGAAGACGGCAAGGTCTCCGGCGTCACCGACATGCTGTACTGCCCACTACCCGGGCTCTCCATTCCAGTGAAACTTACACTCCAAAAGTTCTTTGCGAATGAGACTGTGGGGGTAGTGGCTCACGTGATCGGGAACCTGTACATTGTGGCCTCCCATCTCAACCAGACAGGCGTGGTGAACGTCTTCCTGATTGACGGCAGCCGACTTGAAGTAGTCGGTGTGAGGACCCCCCCAGAGGCGTTGATATCGAAGACCATGGGGATCAAGCAAGTGGTGGCAGCTCTGAGAGGCGCTATCATCAAGTCTTACCTGTGGAAGGACCGCCGTTGGTCCGTATTAAACCTACCGTCATAAGGCATCAATGCTAATCATCTGGACAACTGCGGACGCGCAGTTAATTCGCAAAGTCATAGGGCCGATAGTTGCAAGACAGAAAGTGGATCACCGGGTGGATTCGGACATCTCCAAGATGCCTTTCTTGGCTGACGGAGATGTCTTACTTGCATGTGGAGGCAAGGCCCTAGCCACTCTCCTCAGCCAAGGGCTAGTCCCCAAAGGGCGCACGATAACCAGCCTCCGGGATCGGGCTATCCCTGCCTCCAAGGGGTCTGTGTTCGTTACCTTTGACCCTGTGATGGTGCAGAAAGAGTACGAGCGCCTGCCAGAGATTCAATGGGACGTGCAACTCGCTATCCGCATGCACGCTACAGGCTCCACCAAGCCACCGATAGGCACGTATCGGTACGTGGAGTCCCTGCATGAGATGATCGAACGGATTGACGCTAAGTACGAGGCCACTGGTACGGCAGTGGTAGTCACTGCTGACTTGGAGACCAAGGGCCTAGACGAGTACAACCCTGATGCATGGATCATCGCCTGCTCCTTTACCGACTCCAAGGGCATGGCGGACGTGTTGTACTTCGACAAGGGGGAGGTGCCTACGCGATCTAAGGACCCTTGGCACAATGAAGCCCAGTCCTACTGGGAGGGTTTATGGGATCAGCTTCACTGGATGTTTACCAGCCCCAAGATCACCCTCCGAGGAGCCAACTTCAAGTACGACTCTCGCTGGATATTTCGGAAGTGGGAGATTGATGTCACCAACCTGAAAATGGACACCCTGCTTGTAGGGTCCCTTCTGGACGAGAACAGGTCCAACAGCCTCAAGCTACATGCGAAGGTGTACACCCCCATGGGCGGGTATGAGGACGACATGAAGCAGGAGCTGGCAAGGCTGGGCATCACCATGGGTGAATTGGAAAAGCTGCCCAAGCCTAAGCTTCTGCCCTACGTTGGCGGAGACACCGACGCCACCTACCAAGTAGCGGAGGTGATGAAAGAGGAGCTGGTGAAAGATCGACAGCTTGCCAATTTCTACGTCAAGGTGCTCCACCCATCCTCCAAGGTATTCGAGAAGATGGAGCGTACCGGGGTGTGCCTTGACATCCCCTACTACCACAAACTGCAGGCTGAGTTGGAGACTGAGATTGCTAGGCTTGATGGGCTCATGAAAAAGATGATCCCTCGCAAGCTGGCTATCAAGTACCAAGACAACTTCAGCCTATCCCGTCCAGCGCTCATGCGGGAGTTCCTGTTCACCCCAGCGGGTTTGAACCTAAAAGCCACCCAGTACACAGAGAAGGCTAAGGAGGCCTCCACCGCGATTGACCACTTGCTAACGTTCTCTGACGTGCCCGAGGCTAAGGCGTTTGTGGACCTGCTCAAGGAGAGCAACAGCGCCAGCAAGACCTTGAGCACTTTTGTGGTGGGGTTCCTGAAGCACCTTCGCAGCGATGGGAAGTTTCATCCGTCCTACCGCTTAGCACGCGGTGGCTTTGAGGGAGGCAACAAGGATAGTGGTACCGTCACGGGACGCACCTCCGCGTCGGACCCAGCCGTACAGACTACGCCCAAACATACCAAGTGGAGCAAGAAGCTTCGCCGCGCCATGGTCCCGCCCCCCGGGAAGACCATCCTGCAGATTGACTACTCTCAAGGGGAGTTGAAGATTGCGGCATGCTTGGCGGAGGAGCCTGTGATGCTGCAGGCCTACAAGAATGGGGCGGACCTGCACGCCATTACGGCGGCCCAGATCAACGGCTACAAGTATGAGGATTTCATGCTCCTACCAGACGACCTCCGCGATGAGCTGCGGTCTGGTGGAAAGGCTGGCAACTTCGGCTTGATCTACGGCATGGGTGAGACTGGGTTTATGGACTACGCATTCTCCACCTATGGGGTGAAGTACACCCTCGCGGAGGCGGGTCAAAAGCGGGTAGCATTCTTTGACCTGTACAGCCGCCTTCCCGGGTGGCACAATGAGTACAAGAATATCGCCAAGAGGACCGGGTTTATCCGCTCCCCATTGGGCCGAGTCCGGCACCTACCTCTGATCACTTCTCGTGACCGGGAAGCACAGGCACAAGCTGAGCGTCAAGCGGTTAACAGTCCGGTGCAGTCCTGCTTGTCAGACATGATGCAGTTGGCTATGATCTTGATCGACAAGGAGTACGGGGATCAGGTAGATATGTTCATGATGACTCATGACGCATGCGCTTTCTACGTGCCACTGGGGGATGAGGTTCTCTGGGCTAAACGTCTAAAAGCCATCATGGACAACTTACCTCTGAAGGCTATGTTTGGATGGGATCACCAGTTACAATTCACCACCGACGCAGAGTGCTGCATCCCTGATCCTGAGGGGGTGTTGAGCTTCGCTTACCTCAAGAAGATGAAGGGCCTTTAAGGACTACCATGAGCAACGTTAAGCCACCGCACCTAGCCCCGCAGAATCACAAGGCCTCGTTCACCGGGGTTTCCGTGCGTAAGGCCGGAGACACCGCAGCTCTGATCACCAACGGGGTGGACGCCTCCCCGGAGGACACCTTTGCGGGGTCCTACACTACTCAAGGCAACAATGCGGGGGTGGTCATCATTGAGCCTACGTTCAAGCCGGGGGTCCTTCAAGCTCTGACCACTGCCAACAACATCTTGGCCCAGTGTATTGAGATTATGGAGGTCAACGTTGATGGTACGGGCCACAGCATTGAGCTGATCGAGGGCAAGCCTGAGAACGCGAAAGAAAAGAAGATTCTGGAGGATTTCTTTTCTGAACCCTACCCCAATAAATCCATGGTGGCCATTCGCCGGGAGCTTCGTTCCGACCTTGAGAGCACTGGGAATGGGTACCTTGAGGTGATCAAGAATCTCAAGGGGGAAGTCATGATGCTGAACAACGTGTTCGCAACAGACCTTCGTCTAGTCGTGTTGGACGAACCTGTACAGGTAACCCGCACTCTGTCTCGTGGAGGTGCTGAGATTCCTGTGTCGGTTCGAACCCGGGAACGCCGATACGTGCAATTGATCAACGGGAAGAAGGTGTACTTCAAGGAGTTTCAAGCCTCTCGTGATCTGGATCGAGACACGGGTACTTGGGCTCCGGCAGGGGCTACTCTTCCCATCGAGAAGCGTGCGAGTGAGATATTGCACTTCACCCTTACCAAGGAGGCTAAGACTCCCTACGGCTCTCCACGCTGGATAAATCAGCTCCCATCTATCCTTGGCTCTCGTAAGGCTGAAGAGTTCAACCTAGAGTTCTTTGATTCTGGAGGCCTACCACCCGTCTTGGTGGTGGTGCAAGGGGGTTACCTAGGGGATGGCGTGAAAGATTCCTTGCAGGCCCATCTAAGCGGTTCTGGGAGCAAGCATCGGGCAGCCATCGTGGAAGCCATCTCCTCCTCAGGGTCCTTGGATTCTGCAGGCTCTGTGAAAGTGACACTGGAGCGCTTCGGAGCGGAGCGTATGCAAGACGCCATGTTCCAGCAGTACGACAAGAATGCAGAGGACCACGTTCGTGCGTCCTTCAGGCTTCCGCCTCTGTTCACAGGACGCGCACAGGACTACAACTTTGCCACGGCCCTGACCGGGTACATGACTGCCGAGGCTCAGGTGTTCGCACCAGAGCGGGTTGAGTTCGATGAGCGGATGCGCTGGATCGTGAAGGCGCTTGGAGTGAAGAGCTACGAGTTCAAGTCCAAGCCCATGGTCCTGACCAACGTGGACAATCAGTTGAAGGGCCTCCAGATGGCTATCACGGCTAAGGTGGTGAGCAACGAAAGTGCCGTGAAGGAGCTAAACACTCTGACTGGACTGCACTTGGAAGAGTCCGACGAGCCTGAGATGCCGCCAATCGTGCCCGGTGCTCCAAGTAATCCTGCTCAAGTCCAAGACCCAGACCTAGAGGATGACTCCGAACCCAAGCCTAAGGTGCCTGCCGGGGCTGTGAAGCCTCCAGCGGACCCAGTGGCTGTCAATGCTCGGAAGAGTGCTTCTGTGGGGCTGGTGCAGCTTGCAGATCAGTGGGCTAACGCCTTGGGCCTCTCGGGGCCTTGCCTCTTGACTCCCAAGGAGATTATTGTGGTGAAGGGCGAGGTCTCTGCCCTTGAATCAGAGGACCTGAAGATGTTCACCGAAATCATGGCCTCTAAGAACATGGTGGGCGTGCAAGCTGACTTCGAAGGCCTCTCCCAGCTTTGTGGTGTTGCGCATGGCATGGCTAGCTAAGACCCCCAAAGAGACTACTCATGGTAAAACCATCAGCCTTTTTGGCTTTAGAGGCTTCGTTGTCGCTGCGGATGTCTACCGCCTTGGAGGCCCTAACCTCCAAGGTTTACAAGGCTGCGCAGGCGGCCATTGAGGACGGAAACTGGGAAGAGGCAGAGGGGTTAGTACGCGGCCTGAAGCTGTCCTCAGTGTTCTCTGAGAATGAGGAGTACATCAGGTACATCAGTAAGGTGGCCATTCTGTTCGGAGCTAGCCGGGTCACTAGCACTCCCGGCACGTCCGCAGTGGGCCTCGGGTTCGAGAGCAGCGCTATTCGCCAGTGGGTAGAGTCTTTCAGGCTTGGCATTGAGTACAACTTACAGGAGCGTCTGATTGCCACCGGATTGCAGCTAATTGCACAAGCCAAAGAGAAGGCATCAGCCCCGGAAGAAAAGTTCGCAATCATTCTCAAGGCTGACTCGGACTACTTGGGCTCGGTACTGAAGGCAGCCAAGAAGCCCAGTGCCCTACTACCCTTCGCCAGCTTCATGACCGCCGAGGGGTCCGCCCTGTTTAACGTAGCTTCCAGTCTTCACACCTCGCGCCTGTCTGCCTTCGGGTACACCGCTGAGGCTGAGTACCTTGGGATCACTACCTACCAGATCAACGAGCAGCTAGATGGGCGCACCTGCCCGGTGTGTTCTCTGATGCACAAGAAGACTTTCAAGGTGTCTGACGCCCGGGCCTTACTGGACACGGTTATTCGAACCCAAGACCCGGATGAGCTGAAGAGCTTGCAGCCGTGGCCTAGCCAGTCCTCTCAGGCCCTTGCAGAGATGAGCACCCTGACTGAATCAGAGCTAGTGTCTCGCGGATGGCATGTCCCGCCATTCCACCCAAGATGTCGTGGGCTCCTCTCCAAAGTGGGCACCGTCCCAGCCCTTTCCGCCTTAGCGACTACCACCACCCCTGCGGAGAAGTACGTTTCCACCAAGGAAGACTTCCTCCAATTGGGTATCAACCTTTCCAACCACAAGATAGGCATATGGAACACTCTAATTCAAACATCACCAGCCGAACTCATAGCCAATCTCACGGGCTCCACCTCGGATCAACTACTGGTCGAATCTCAGGCACCCAACCCTCAGAAAGCAATCGGCCTAAGCAATCTGACAGTGACTCGAACGGGAGTCAACGTAGAGCTCCAGAGCACAGCATTCGGATCGAAGCATCCAGTAGTTCAGGATTACTACTTTCGCAAAAACCAGAGCCTCTACGTTGGCTTGATTAAGCTACACAAGGACGATGTTGGGATTGGCAAGAAGTTACTGAAGGCCCTCTTCCGAACCGCCAAGTCCACTTCCATGAAGTCCATTCAAATGGTGGCTGACGACGACATCAGCGGCTACGCATGGGCTAAGTACGGATTCAGTCTCAGCCCTCGCCAGTGGGGCCTCGTGAAGGCTCAGATTAAGCGCTCTGTCGAGAAGATGGCAGCGGTAACCTCAGCCTCTCCGGTGGAGCAGAAAGCTGTCTCCCTGATCTTGGATTCAAACGACCCGAAGAACATCTTTGCCTTGGCGGACCTGAAGTTAGGGAAGGCCCTGCTGTCCGACACCACATGGGCCGGGACTCTTGATTTTGATGATGCCGAGTCTGTTACTCGATTTATAGCCGCGATGGGGAAGTGATGCCTACCATTTCAGTTTCTGGAAGTCCCAAGTCCTCCTCGAAGGCTCATGCTCCGATCCTAGCGGGGGCGAAGTTCAAGGGAACCCCCGCGTATGAGGTGGCTTTAAAGCGACTGGTTGCCCTAGGGCTATCCATTGAGGAGGCTACCTCGTTGCTAGGCTAGGTCGCACACAACTGGATTACAGCCATATAATTGGGCCGGACTAATTCCCGGCCCTTTTTTATTTGTGGAGCGCGTATGCCAACTCATCAAGCAGTCTTCAAAACCGTAGAAGAGGACAAGCGCCTCGTGTTCGCAGAGGTCTATGCCCCCATGCGCCCAGACTCGGACAAGGAGTTTATGCGCCCTCTGGAGATTGAGAAGATGGCTCATGGGTTCCTGCGCTCCATGAAGCTGGACTCCGTGGACTCTCAGCACGATAACGTCATGGTGGAGGGTTGCTGCGTGGTTGAATCTTTCATCGCCCGGAAAGGGGACCCAGACTTCATCGAAGGTGCATGGGTTGTCGGCATGCACATCGACAACGATGATATGTGGGGTAAGGTGAAGAAAGGGGAAATCAATGGCTTCAGTATCGAGGCCATGGTTATCAAAGACGCCCAGACTGTGGAGATGGACATTCCGCCCGTCCTCTCGGGTCTCACTCAGAAGGCAGAAGACCACACGCATGACTTCCTTGTGGCGTATGACAAGGACGGGACGTTCCTTGGCGGGAAGACTACCGTGACCAATGATCACTTCCACACCATCAAGCGCGGTACCGTGACTGAGGACGCAGACGGGCACAGCCACCGCTTCTCTCACGTCGAGGAATTGTCCATACGCTAAGTTGTGGTACATTTCGTCTCAGTGCAATTAATTTCAAAAGAAGTTGTTGCAGCGAGAAATAGGTTCTGATAAAGTCCAGCCATCAATTCACACGGGATCACTAAGTGCCGACTCTTACGTTCAAAGCTACCGAGATGAAAGACGCCAAAGTGCAGATCATCTCCCTCGTTGACCGTGCGGCCACTCGTATCCCGTTCAAGGTCATCAAGCAGGAGAAACCCATGAGCGTACTCAAACATCTCGACCTCGCATCCGTTTTCAAAAAAGAGAAAGTGGTAGCTAGTCCAGAAATCACCGGGGTAATTACCCTGAAGTCCGAGGCATTTGAATCCGTCAAGGGTCAAATCGCTGAGGCAGGCTTCTCTGTTGAGAAGGCCGATGAGCTGGAAGACGGCTCGGTGGTCTTTGGTCAGGGCGAGGGTGTGGCTGAGGGTCACGTCCTGATCCGCCTGTCTGAGCACGCTGTCATGGCTGTGAAAAGCTTCTCCCCCTACAACATCTCTATGAGCATGTCGGACGGCACCTCCTTTGCCGAGTCCTGCAAAGCTCAAGGCTTCTACCCCGGCGTAGGCACCATGGTGGACGTGCTCCGCTCTGGCGTACTGCAGTTGGCTGAGAAGTCTGACAATCCTCAGTCTGCCTCGGTTCAAGTCGGCAAGATGTTTGACGAAGCCAAGCAGTACGCTATGGCCATGGTCTCCGGTCTACCCTCCAAAGCCTTCAAGCTGGAGAGCATCGTGTATGAAGGCCCAGCCACAGTCGAGAAGACTGAAGCCGAGCTGGCTGCTGAGGCTGAAGAGGTGCTGAAGGCCTCCATGTCTGATGCAGAGAAGACCCACATGGCTACCTTGAGCGGCAAGGCCAAAATGGATTTCATGACTATGAGCAGCGAAGACCGCGCCAAAGCCATGAAGCCTATGGACACAAAGAAATCTGACGTTGCAGACCCCGCTGCAGACGCTGGCACAGCCCCCGCTGCTGACGCCACTCAGAACGCCACCGCTGCCCCCGTGGCTGCCGTGGCTGCCGTGACCTCTGAAGCAGTTGCCGAAATGGTCAGTAAGCAGATTGAGGAAATGGCCTCAAAAATGGAATCCATGCTGACTTCCCTCACCGGAAGTTTGGCTAGCGTAGGTGACACCGTGAAAGCGTTGTCTTCTCGCGTGGACACTGCAGAGGGCGTGGCTAAGGCCGCATCCGAAGCTGTGTCTGGGACAGTTGTGTTGGGTAGTGAAGTTGGGGACTCCGCGCAAGTTACCAAGTCCGAAGCACGTTCGTCTGGTCGGGAAATCGACACAGCGTACTTGCCTCGCGGCCTCCGTAATAGCACTGGTCGCCGCTAAGTCTTAATCAATCTCTTTTTCTAGGAGTATCAAATGCAGAACCAAGCCCTCGTGAAAAAGGCTGATCTGGCACTAGCGGACCTGTCGGCAAACGGCGGTCTCTTGTTGCCCGAGCAGACCGATTCGTTTATCCAAACCCTGATGGACAGCCCAACCATCATCAATGCGGCCCGTGTGGTCACCATGAATGCCCCCCAAAAGAAGATCAACAAGATCGGCTTTGGCTCTCGCATTCTGCGTGCGGCTGTCAGCGGTACTGAGTTGGCTGATGCTGACCGCGCCCGTCCTGACTTGGGCAACATCATGATGACTACCAAGGAAGTCATTGCTGAAATCCACATTCCTTACGATGTGTTTGAGGACAACATCGAAGGCGGCAACATCAACGCCCCCATGGGCTCGTCCGCTGGCGGTCTGCATGACACCATCCTGACTCTCGTGGGTCAGCGTGTTGCTCTGGACTTGGAAGAACTCGCTTTGTTGGGTGACACCTCGTCTGGTGACTCCTACTTGGCCCTGTGCGATGGCTTCCTGAAGCGTGCTTCTGTTCGTGTGTTGAACGCTCAAGGCGCAACCATCAGCAAGGACATCTTCAAGGCCGCCGTTAAGACCATGCCAGACAAGTACCTGCGCGTCCGTAGTGACAACCAGTTCTTCGTCTCCGTGGACAACGAAACCGAATACCGTGACACCATCGCTAACCGCGTGACTGGTCTGGGTGACTCGGCTCTCGTGTCGGCCAACAGCCTGTCCGTGTTCGGCTCTGCCGTGAACGCTGCGCCTCTGATGCCTAACTCTCGTGGCATCTATACCAACCCCAAGAACTTGGTGTTCGGTATCCAGCGCAAAGTGAACATCGAGTACGACAAGAACATTCGTGCCCGTAAGTTCATCGTGGTGGTCACCGCTCGTGTGGACTTCCAAGTGGAAGAGGCCGACGCGATTGTTCAGATCACCAACATGACCTAAGGGTCTGTGGACTGAGTTGATCCTTGAGGGGGCTGGTGTTATGCTAGTCCCCTCTTCTTTTTTAGTACTTTTTTGTGATGGAGACCGACATGACTGATACCGTTGAAATTTCTTTGGTGGGTGCGAAGACCTACGGCACACTGACTCGCGTATTTGAGCAGGACCGCAGCTACCCTGTGACGCATAGCGCATGGGCAGAGCTGAAGAAAGAAAAGAACATCGCCACCGGGGCCAAGCTTTTCTGCTTGACCGCAGACTTGCCCCCTAAGGTGGACACCTCTCGCGGCGACATGCAGGCCTCTGATCTGCGCGATTCCGGCCTCTCTGGTGAGGTGGATACGGGTGCCGTGGAGCACACATTGGACAGCATTGCTGCACTGGATGAAGTCGAGGCTGCCCGTCTGGCTGCTGAAGAGGCAGAGATTGAGCGCCAATTGGCTGAGGGCGAATCCACTGGTGAAACGACCCCTACAACTGAGGGCGACACAGCTACCACCACTGCTCCCAAGAAGGTAACTCTGGGCGGCAAGGGTAGCAAGCCAGTCACGGTGTAAGCATGGCATTCCCCCTATTGGTTTCAGTGTCGGACGCCCTTGAAGCCATGGGGCAGAATCCAGACTTGATGGAGGAGTCCACTCCAGCCATCGCCAGCGCCATCGTCAGGGCAACTCTGAAGCTGGAGACCGTCCTCAAGACGTGCCTCCGGCCTCAGTCCCGGGTTGACACCTTCTACGTCAGTGGGCTGGATGGGTCCCCGATCAACACCCGGTACAAGCTGCGCCTGACCAACGGCGTGGTTGCCGCCGACCCTGCAGTGTCGGTGAGTCTCATAGACTCCAACGGGCGCGAAGAGTCTATGACTTCGGGCTTCTCTGTGGATTACGACAAGGGAATAGTTTCTGTGGTGGCCAGCACCTTTGCAGAGCCTCAGGTCCTGCGTGGCCGCGTAGGCTCCACCACCGACTACCTTTTAGGTAAGCATATCCGTGTGGCTTACAGCTCCGGGTTTGACTCCCAAGAGAAGACCCCCATGGAAGTGCAGCAAGCTATCCTGTGCTTGGTGCCATCTATGTTGCTCAGCACCAGTCAAGCCGTGACTGACCCTAAGCAACAACAGGCCGCAGCCTCCAAGTCTGCTTCCTTGGACGCCCTGAGCACCGACATGGTGTCCTTGTACCTGCGCTTGGTGGGTAACGTCCTGAAGCCTGTCAGCTCCATACTCGTGGAGTAGCATGCGCCTACAAGTCTCTCTGGACGGCCTTGAAGGGGTCTTATCCGTCTTAGAAGGGGCTGGGCTGGATGACGCCCTGCGGGAGGCTGTAACCGAGTCTACGGCCCTCCTATTGAACCGTACACGAACCCGGTTCCTAGATCAGGTATCTCCAGATGGGGTTGCATGGGACCCATCCTTCGCCGCCTTTAAGCGATCCTTCTCTGGGCGGGGTGGTGGTACCCTGTTTGATACGGGTACTCTGTTTCACAGCATTCAGCTATTCAGCGTCAGTCCCTTGGAGGGCGCGATAGGTACCGATGTGCCCTACGCAAAGTCGCACCAGCTTGGAATAGGTCAAGAGCGCCGGGAGTTCCTTGGCTTCAGCGCCGCCGATTCAGACTTGGCCCTGAAGGTGTTTTTTAAGAAAATTTCAGAGGCCCTTGAATCATGAATTACGTCTCCCCTTGCGCCTTAGACCTAGAGGCCAAAGTTAGATCAGTAGCAGCCTTGACTGGCAAGACCGTCAAGGTTCTGTCCGTGGACGATCTTGTGGCGTCCATGACCACTGCGGTGAAGCCTGTGGCTGGGGTCCTTTACGAAGGGTCAAGGCCTGCAGCCTCCGACGCTGGGAAGCAGGTCGTCATAAGCGCGGAAGTCGTCTTCTCCATCCTGCTCCTCTGTGAGACCTCCGTGGTATCCAAGCAGGTGGATATGACCACGGTGGCTCACAAGCTTCTGGATTCCATTCGTACGGCCATTCATGGGACCCGATCCCCCACTGGCCATGCTTGGAAGTGGCAGTTAGAGGCCCCTGCAGCTCAGAAGGGTACTTCTCAGCTATGGGTGCAACGGTGGACCACCGCCGCCCAACTGGTTCCAGTGAAATCCGACTAGTGCAATTAATTGCAAACAGCGGTTTGATCTGGTAGAGTCCACCTGTCCTCAATCTTAAACCCCTATTTTTTAGGAGATTTTCATGCCCTTGAATACCCTTCCTCAATCTCACGCCCTGTTGGCGAATCCTCAGTTGCTGCGTGCCGCTCTGCAAGAAATGCAAGGCGCACAAGTTGAAGTGATCGACGGCGTAGCCGCTGGCACCAACATGCCCGTGGCTTTGATCCGTCCTGAAGACACGATCATCCAAGCTATCGTGCTGGCCGACACTTGGGCACCCCCCGTCAGTGACCGCGCCAACATCACTATCCAGCCAGTGAAGGCCACCGCCACATTCACCATCTCGGGTAACCCAGTAGCGGGTGAGACTCTCACCATCGAAGGTAGCACCTACACATGGCGTGCCGTGCCTACCAAGGCTAACGATGTCCTGATTTCTGCAGGCAACAACAACGCAATGGCCGCATCTTTGGCTGCAGCCATCAATGCCTACGAGAACCGCTACGAGTCTCAACTGAATGGTGACGGCCAACGTCAATCCGCAGTGGTGGCTTCGGTAGCAGCCAACGTGGTTACCTTGACTGCAACCGTGGAAGGTCCCGGCAACGCCATTCAAGTGACTGGTACCGTTACGGTTCTGGCTGCTGCAGGCACCAACACTGGCACTGCAACCCTGACCCCCGTCAGCGTGGTGGCGACTAACACTGCCGTAATCAACGGCGTGACTTTCACTGCTTCTGCGACACCCACAGGTGACGTTCAGTTCTACACCCGCGCAGCCGCTCCCGCATTCCCCGGTGGTGGCGCAGCGGGTTCAGACTTGGCTTGCGGCCAGTACCTCGCCAAGCTGATCAACGCCTACCAGTTCAAGTTCGGCACTTTGGATGTGGTGGCTACTGCTCACCCAACCACTGGTGTGGTGACTCTGAGCCATATGTCCCCTGCCACTGGTAACGCCATTGCAGTGGCCGAAGCTTGCACCAACGTTGGGGTGTCTGGCGCTTTTCTGGCTGGCGGCACTAACACTGGTGCCATCCGCTCCACCACCAACTTGGCCGCCGCCACGTTGATCCTCTTCTGGACCAACAAGAAGTAATTAACTCTCGGGGGGCCTAGCGCCCCTCTGCACTCATCTTTTTAGGAGAATCATCATGGCATGGGACAATACTGACTACTACTTTTCTGGACAGGGCGTTGTGCTTATTGGCATGCGCGATGCGGCTGGCAACCCTGCAGGCCTAGTGCCCGTGGGCAACGTGTCGGACCTGAAGATCACCGTGGCTACCTCGGTCATCGAGCACAAAGAGTCGAAGACTGGCGCACGCGCTATCGACTTGCGCATGACCACTGAAACCAAGGCTAACTTGAGCATGACCGTGGAGCACTTTGACTCCAATGGTTTGGCTATCGCCCTTCGCGGTAGCAGCACTGAGCGCCCCTCCACTGCGGTAGTGGGTGAGGTTCACAAGATTTACTTTGGCAAGGTCACACCTCTGGGTGCCTTGGGCGTATCCGCTGTTGCCGTTCGTCGTGGGGCTCAAGCCCTGACCGCGTTCACGAACAACGCTACCCCCTACGACTTCAAGGTGAACCCTGAGGGCGGGTCCATCATGTTCAACGATGGTGCTGTCACTCCAATTTCCACGAACGGTACCGTGGGTGGCGTGGTTCCTACCGCAGTTGTGGTCGGCGCTACTACCTCCGTCACCGTGGCTAACACCGCTGTGGCTGGCAGCCGCGTGGCCTTGGCTGGCTTCTCTGGTGCGGATGCAGCCTACCTGAACGGAAAAACCCACCTCGTGGTGTCTGCCACCCCCACTGGTGTGGTTCTGGCTACCAACACTTTTGGTCGCACAATCACCATAGGCACGCCTCTGGCAGTGTTTGATGGTGCAGCTCTGGCAGTGGATTACACCCACATCAGTCAGTTCATCGTGAACCCATTGGTGTACGGTTCTCAAGAGCGCTGGATGCGCTTCGAGGGTCTGAACACTGCGGACAACAACAACCCAGTGGTTGTGGACATCTTCCGATTCCTGACCGATCCTCTGAAGGAAATGGCGTTGATTGGTGATACCATCAACAACTTCGCCTTGGAAGGAAACGTGTTGGCAGACGCTGGCCGTGCTGACGGAAGCAAGTTCTTCCGCCAGATGATGGTTCGCTAACTGCTAACGTCATGAGTAAAGGGGCTTCGGCCCCTTTGTTGTTTAGGTTTATAGGAGATGTGTTGTGTCTAAAATTGTGCTGAGTGATCTGATCGCCGTGACTACGAATGTGGAAATTGCTCCCGGTAAAGAGCTACCCATCCGAGCCCTTACTTTGAACGAGATAGCCCAGTTGGTCATCTCCTACCGTGAAGCAGCCATAAACCTGTTTAACGAAGCAAAGTCCGAAGTACCTAACTACCCCCTAGTCTTAGCTGCTCTGCCCCTCCTAGTGGCGGATATCATCGCCTACGGGGCTGATCTGGAAGACCAGAAAGACACCATCCTCAAATTGGCCCCGGGAACCCAGATTCAGTTGCTCGAAGCGATTTGGTCCATCTCGGTGCCTGACGCAAAAAAGCTGCTAGAGTCGCTATCAAAATTGATGGAACAGGTCAAGCGGCTCGCACCCTCGGAAAATCCGGTTCCCCAAAACTCCCAAAGCACCTCGCAAAGCTGACCCCAGTAGAGCGGTTCCACTATGAGCTGGTGGAGTGCGTGGATGCCCTAGTGGGCGCTGGGCACTCCTATGACGCCATCCTTAGGTACCCCATGCCTAGGGTTCAAGCCTTCTTAGAGATGGCTCACAAACGTAGTGCCCGGGACCTCCGGGACCTAGCCTATACGATGCGTAGCGTGTATCATGCGGATGGGAAAGACTTCACCAAATACATGGAATCATTGGACTGATTATGGCAACGAATAATCTGCAGATAGTCATCTCCGCCGTAAACACGGTTGGGAAAACCCTGACGGATATTCGGAGGGACTTTTCTCAAACCAAGGAAGCCATAGCCGGAGTCGGTGGGGTGAACCTTGGCGGCTTAGAGAAGCAGCTAGGGGGCCTCGGAGCTAACGCCAAGGCCGCAGCCGCTACCATGGGGGGCCTCAAGGATACTGCCTCTCAACTGGAGGGGGCTTTCGCAGGTGCGGTTAGGGGCGCTAAGTTCCTAGCCGGGGGCTTCCTTGCCATTCAGGCCGTGGGCTTTGTCAAGAGTCTGGCTGACGTTGCAGCTCGGGCTGAGACTCTCGACATTGTTCTGGGGGTCGTAGGTAAGAACGCAGGGTACACGCGGGACGAACTCACTAAAGCGGACAAGGCGGTTCAGCGACTCGGCATCACCGCAGACGCTAGCCGGGAGTCTCTGACCCGTCTGTTGCAGGCTAAGATACCCTTGGACTTCGCGGCACCCTTCGCACGGGCCGCCCAAGACTTGGCCGTGGTGTCTGGGGAGGGCTCTTCCGAGACCATGCAGCGGTTGGTCACCAACGTCCAACAGATGGATACCCAAGGCCTGAAGTTCATGGGCCTGATCGTGGATCGGGAGGCTGCGCTGGCTAGAGCCGCAGCTTTGGCTGGCAGGGAGCTGACCAAGACTGAGCAAGTAATCGCGTTCGGTAATGCCACCTTGGCCGCTGCCGCAGGTCTTACCGGGACCTATGAGGCCTCCATGTCTAGCGCCGGGAAGCAGCTTAGCTCCCTGCCTCGGATCATCAAGGAAATTCAACTCTCTATCGGGAACTTGCTACTTCCCGCGTATGCCGCACTGGTGCAGGCCACAGGGGATATCCTCAAGGCCATCAACTCGATGATGAACACCTTTGCCGGGGTGAAAAGCGCGACAGGGGACTCCGCCACAGGGATGTTCACTCTTGCGGACGCAATCACTTCGGTGTCCGGGAAGATCGTGGACTTCATCAAATGGATGGAGAGGAACAAAAACATCATCCTGTTGGTAGTGGATGCATTGCAATTACTTGCAACAGCTTGGGTAGCCCTAAAGGTAATCGGGGTAGTCACATCCCTGATCACCGGGGCTATCGCGGCATTCGGGGTGGTGAGCGGGGCCGTGGCCACGTTTACGGGGTTGCTGGCCCTAGGGACTGGCGGCCTCGTGGCATTCATCGGGACCCTAGCTACCCTCTTCGCACCTGTGACCTTGGCTGTGGCCGCTATAGCTGCGCTGGGTTTCGGAGCCTACAAGCTCTATGAGTACTTCAACAAGTCCAAGGATGCCATCCCATCGGATACGATCTTGGATGGGGCTGCAGCGTTCAAGGCATATTCCAAGGCCATGGAAGAGTCCACTGCGGTCTCTATTCGGCTCAAGAAAGTAAGTGAAGAATTGCGGGACGTGCAGTCCAAGGAATTCGGGGCCACTACGGATGCTCAGAAGGCACAGCTTGCCGCGCAGAAGGCCCAGCTCACTGCAGAGCAGAAAGACTTGTCTGAGCAGCGTAAGGTTCTGGACGCCCAGCTCAAGAAAGCAGGGGAGGCTCTCGACAAGGCTCCCGGTAATGAGGGCCTAAAGAAGCAGCGAGAGGACTTGGAGAAGGCCGACGCGGCAAAGAGGGCTTCCGACATCGCTGACGCCGCTAGGATTCAAGCGCGTACTGATGCCTTGAAGGCAATCGGGATTGATGTTGGGGTCATCGCCACGGGTATAGACGAGAAGACGAATACCATCCTGAACGGCATTGAGTCCGGTCTTACTGGCCTGACCAAGGGTACTGACGAAGCACGCAGGACCATGACCCTACTCCTCGTGGAGTACAACAAGCTGGCCAATGACATCTCTTCGCCTGAGGCCCTTGCACGATTCAACGCATTGTCAGCAGCGCTGTCTGGCAAGAACACTGAGCTGGGACTGCCCAGCATAGACGCCACCCTTAATGCTGGCAAGGCTACCGCCGCCGCTCAGCTCAAGGAACGTCAAGCCGTCAATAAAGCCGGGAATGCCCAAATCATTGCCCAGAGAAAGGCACATGCTGCAGCGGTAGTGGCACTTACCGCCCAGACTGCCAAGGAGGAGAACTCCCTGAGCCGCATCGCTGTGGCCGAGGCTGCAGCCATCAATGAGAATGCCTATGCAGATAACCTGATATCAGCGTCTGAGTACTATGCCCGTAAGCGGGACCTTGCCAAGCGTGAATCCGCTTTGGAGCTGAAGGACATCGCTGCAGACTTGAAGAAAGCCGAATCTGCTCCTAGCGGGACTCAGGCTGAGCGGGACTCCAAGAAAGCGGAAATCCAAGCCCTGTCTGCTAGACGCCAAGAGGTTCTAGCCCGGGAGACTGGGGTTGAAAGAGCCACGCTCCGGGAGCAAGAGAATCAGCGCAAGGATGTCGAACTTCGAGTGGCACAGCTAAAGCGAGACCTCCTATCCACCAGTGTGGACCGGGAGGCCGCCGCCATAGCCACTCTGAATGCTCAGTACGAAGAGAAGATTCGTAAGGCTGGTAGCACAGATGAGGCTGCAGCACTTCGCTCGTTGCAAGTCCGGGACGTTGAGGCTTTGAAGCTATCGCAGGCTAATGAGCTTCTGACCAAGCGCATATCGCTGGAGACCAGCCTACTGGACCTCACAGAGGCCACGGTCAACTTGCAGCGCCGCTCCTCCGCCCTGACCAGCAATCAGGCGGAAGACATTCGTAATCGGTTGATCCTTGCTCGGGTTGAGCTACTACGCAGGCAGCAAGCTGCTCAGCAGGCCATCTACGATCAGAACAAGGACAACAAGGACAACGCCACCACTGCGGCTGATGCTCAGGCACAGGTCCTGCAGTTCGAGACCCAGATCGCCCAGTTGAAGGGCAGTCTGAAGGACTTTGGCGACACCTTGCAACAGGTGTTCACCGACAGTCTGTCCTCCGGCATTGAGAAGCTGCTTGACGGCACTCAGAACATCGGACAGGTGCTCAAGGGAGTGCAGAACGATCTGATCAAGTCTGTGAACCAGAACATCAGCCGCAACCTCGCAGAGACCGCCGCTGGGGCACTCACCAGTGCATCCTCCAAGGATGGGGGCGGTGGCATCTTTGCATCCTTGGGTTCCTTGTTCTCCGGCCAAAAGACCAAGACCCGGGGCGAGAAGCCTACCGATCCTCTCTTCGTTAACGTGGTGAAGGGCCTACCCGCTGCGCCCGGGGCTGCAGGTGGCGCAGGTGGTGCCGGGGGTGACGGCGCTGGCATTAACTTGGAGGCTGCCGCCCAAGACCCTGCAGGCACCGCGCTGGCCTACATCAAGGAGCAGGCTGGGGAGGCCTTCAAGGGCTTCGAAGACGTGTCCAGAGAGGCTCTAAGCAGCGTTGGTGCAGTCTTCCAAGGTGTTGGTGGTACGGTCTTTGATTCCATCAAGGGGTTGGGCACTGGCATCGGGGAAGCCTTCTCTGGTATCAGCGAGTCCCTGACGGCTGAGGGTGGCGGCATCTCTGGTCTGTTCTCTTCCATGTCCGAGTCTCTGTCTGGGGTGTTCTCCAGCTTATCTGGGCAGGCTAGCGGTGGGGGCCTTGGATTAGGCGAGTTGGCCAGTTCCCTAGGCAACACCCTAACCAGCATTTTTAGTAGCCTTACAAGCAGTTCTGGTGGCTCTGGTGGGGGTGATGGTGGAGTGGGTAGCCTGTTCAATCTCGCTGCTTCATTCTTTGCTGAAGGCGGCCCGATCAACGGCCCCGGCACAGGCACCAGTGACAGTGTTCCCATCTGGGGTTCCGCTGGTGAGTACGTGGTGAATGCCAAGTCAACCGCTGCATGGCTACCGTTCCTGAACGCAATCAACTTCGGGAAGATGACTCCCAGTGCGGTCAACTTCCCCGGGCGTACTCACTTCGCATCCGGGGGCTCAGTCATGCCAGCTCGGGGGTCCCCAGTGCAATCAATTGCACAAGGTCAAAGGCCGAGTGTTACCGTGGTGCAGAACATCACAACCCCTGACGCAAACAGTTTCCGTAAATCTCAAGCCCAACTGCAGGAAGAGGCTATGCGCTCTGCAGATCGCGCCACATCTAGGAATTCGTAATGCCAGATTCACTATTTAATAACGTTACCCTGTTGATCAAGGGTACGGCCTACGACGACAACCAGACTCGGGACCACTCCAAGTTCTACATGGCCGCCCCCCAAAAGCAGGGGGCTGTGTCAGAGAGCAGCGTAGTGCTTCAGTGGGACCCTACATGGGCGGATACCAGTATTGGGATGTCCGGGAACCCACCAACTCAGATTAACGTACCGCTCTGCCCTGTCAACGGTGTGGCGTCCCGCACGTTCCCGGCCACGGGCCACCACACCCACGAGCTGTTCGTGAACTGCGAGAGCTGGAATAACTACGCCATAGCCTCTTGCTGTGACGAGAACCTGACGAACGGATGGGTGCTAAGCCTGACCTCCAACGGGAATGTGCGATTCAGGACTTTTGGGTACGGCAACGATCTGACCATTACTACGGACTGGGAGTTCCAAGCGTGGACGTGGACTCACATCGCCATCATCCGAACCACGCAAGGCGGGCGCTTCGGATTCCGGCTGATGGTAGACCGCCAGATGACTCCGTTCATAGAGGACAGTCTGGCCAACCCATACGTGCCGTACACCGCTACCCCGTTAGTCATTGGTGCCGCTGGGACCATGCAGCGGATGATCGGAAACTTCTGTCAGTACCGGATCACCGATGGTGCTGAGCGGTATGCAACCCCACCCCCAGCCTCAATCTACACAACGGCATTCCCCGGTCTGGATGATTGGCCAGCACCTCCGGCATTTACTCCACCAGCCAGCCCTACTGGATTAGTTGGCTGGGGCGTCGGTTGGGGTGGAATTCGCAACGGGTACTTCGCCCGAGAGAACAGCCCAATAAACGCGTTCTGGGATCAGTCGGTAGATGGCACCGCCATGTGCTTTGGCCCAACAGGGCCGTTTACTACGTTCACATGGACGACCTCATGGTCCGCAGGGGCTCTGGCTAATCCCTTTGCGAATCCAAACACCATAGTTGCAGATGTGGCAGGCGCTAGGATCGTATCCATAAACGAGGCAGCCTTCCCATCTGGTCTTCAGGTCGCAACCATCAATACGTTCTACGATGGGCAGCCGAGTAACACCCTGACCATCAGTAAGAGTGGGTCTGGGCTAACCTTAACCTCTCAGCCGTTTACCCCTCAACCCCCCGTGGTGCTCCCAACCTCCCGTGTGTTGTACACGTGGGGTGAGAGCTCTTCCGGGGAGACTGGGCAGGGGGGCACGGTGGATGTCTTGTCCCCCACGCAGGTGGCAGGGGCTTGGATTGCTCTAAGCATGGGGATTAATCACTCCCTAGCGGTAGCTGTTGATGGCACTCTGTGGGCTTGGGGAGATAACAACTACGGTCAGTGCGGCACCCCTGCAGTGTCCCCTTTTCGGCGCACCTCCCCAACCCAAGTTGGGACGGACACAGATTGGTCCAAAGTGGCAGCCGGGAACGGCTACTCTCTTGCCATCAAGGCTAACGGAGCCCTATACGGATTCGGATTTAACGTCGGTGGTCGGATGGCCGGGATCGCTAGCGGGACAACCCCTCTTCTGATACACGCAGGTCCATGGGCCAAGGTTATTTCTGCCTATGACATTACCGTTGGTCTCAGAACTAACGGGACGCTGTGGAGCACGGGCGGTAACGGAAGCGGCGAACTAGGGATATACAACGACTACTCCCAAAAGACTTCGTTTACGGCTGAGTCCCGAGGGTACACAGACTGGGTAGACCTATGTACCACGGGTCAATCTGGGGGCAGCATCTTCGCCATGCGATCAGGTGGAGCTCTGTACTACACCGGGAGCCCCTACCTTGACGGCGTGGCGGGGGCTTTAGATGAGGCGAGGTACAACCTATCAGCTCCGGGTCCATGGCTGCACGTTCGCACGAACGGAGAAGACGTACTGGGTGTCAAAACTGATGGTACCTTGTGGGCTTGGGGGGAGAACGCTTACGGGAAACTTGGCAACGGGACCACCACCCCCAACATAAGTACCCCTACTCAGGTAGGCACGGCTACGAATTGGGTTATGGTGGCTGTGGCTGGGCAAAATGCGGCGGCCATCAACTCCGATGGGGAGATATTTGTTTGGGGCGACGGGTCCAGTGGTGGGCTTGGGGACGGGCTGACTGCTAACTCCTACACCCCTAAAAAAGTGACAGGGCCATGGGGTACGGCAGTTCAAGTCGCTCTTAGCGGGTACGGGGCAGTGGGGATACTCGCAGCCCCTCCAGTAGCACCGCCAACACCACCAGCCCCCAAGGCCTTGTACACATGGGGCGAGAATACGAGCGGGGAGGCTGGAGTGGGGACGCTGGTGGACGTGTTGTCCCCTACTCAAATCACCGGGAGTTGGAGAGACCTCAGCATGGGGTCAGAGCATTCTCTCGCTGTCCGGGCAGATGGTACCTTGTGGGCTTGGGGAGAGAACTTCTCAAGCCAGTGTGGTCAGTCCGGGGTGGACCGATTCCCGTCTCCTGTCCAAGTCGGTACAGACACAGACTGGGCCAAGGTAGCTGCAGGCAATGGATACTCCATTGCCCTAAAGGCTAATGGGGCCATGTATGGCTTCGGCAGTACTTCGAACGGGAACATGGCTCAGCTTCCCGGAGGACCCACCCCTGCCCTTATCGACGCAGGGCCTTGGGCTAGTGTCTCTACAGGAAGTGCCAGAACTACAGGCATCCGTACTAACGGGACGCTGTGGTCCACCGGATTCAACACAGCGGGACAACTTGGAGTGGGTGACTTCACTTCCAAGTCGGTCCTAACTCAGGAGTCCCGGGCGTACACCAATTGGTCTAAGGTTGTAAGCCGCCAACCAGCCTCTGGTGCCACTTTCGCCCTTCGTGTTGGCGGGGCCTTGTACTACGCCGGGAATCCATATCTAGACGGAGTTCCGACGAGTGTTCAGGACGGCATGTTCACGCTGGCTGCAGCGGGGCCATGGCTTGATGTTCAGGTGAACGGGACTAACGCCATTGGCGTAAAGACTGACGGTACGTTATGGACATGGGGCAATAACGCCCTTGGAGTGCTCGGTAACGGAAACACCACCTCCGCATTATCTGCACCAGCACAGATTGGTACGGCAACCAACTGGGTTGGCGTGGCTATGGGGGATTGGAACGCAGCAGCCTACAACGCCAGTGGAGAGGTGTTTGTTTGGGGTAACGGGTCTAAGGGTGGCATAGGTAATGGCCTGACTACCAACAACCTTACCCCCACGCTGGTGAATGGACCATGGATAGGCACCGGGACCGTGGCCGGGGTATTCGTTAGTGAGCGCGGTACCGTGGGGGTTCTCACCACCCTGCCCACTATTGATCCCCCTGATCCAGAGCCTATACCGCTGCCTACGACCACTCCTCGGTTCAACACCGAATTCAGGTACGGCCTCTCTGGGGGACCCGGGTTCAGCACCACCGTTGTGACCAGCGTTTCCGGGCACGAGAGCAGTAACTCTCACTGGAGTATCCCTCTTGGGAAGTGGACCACGGGGCCGGACCTCTACACCCGTCTGGAGCTGGTGGACATCTACAACTTCTTTATGATTTGCAGAGGGCAAGCCCAAGCCTTTAGGTTCAAGGCTTGGGAGGACTTTGAGGCTTCTGGGGATGAGGGCCGAACCTCTCTGACTGCCACTGCCAACGTTCTGCAGCTATTCAAGCGGTACCAAGTAGTTGCGGCGATGGTAGATGTACCTATTCGCAGGCCAGTTCCCTTAGGGTTTCAGCTTTGGTCACAGGACCCAACGACACTTGCACGCACTCTTTTGGTACGTGAAACGGATTACAACATCGACTTTGAGACAGGGCTCATCACTGGGCGCACGGACGCAGATGCTCCGAACCTTCGTTGGACTGGCACCTTCGATAAGTGGGTGAAGTTCACTACGGACCATCTGCCGTGTGAGTTCGTTAACTTCCGAGAAGAAGACGGTGAGCGCCTGTTCAGTATTTCCGGTTTAGGTATTCGTGAGATTCGCCAATGAAATTCATCCCAGCCCCCCTACTCGCGCATTACGCCTCAGGGAACCTGAAGGTCGCCCACGCGCTGGTAATCACACGTCAAGACGGTACGGTCTATGGATTCACCTCCGCTGCCGAAGGGGTAGCTGCCGGAGTAATATCGGGCCTCCCGGCCCTGAGCGCCACAGTAGGGCTAGACGTTACCGGGGTCAAGACAACCAACACGTTATCCGTGGATAACATGGAGCTGACCACCTTCGATGATGGGTCCGTGTTCACTCAGGACGATATCCTTTGTGGGCGGTGGACCAGTGCAAGGTTCTCTCTACGCAGGTACTGTTGGGAGAACCCCAGTTGGGGCTCCGAGGTCCTGTTGACCGGGCACCTCGGGGAGATTCAGGTGAAGGGGGCTACTATCACTGTGGAGCTTCGAGGCTTACAGCAGAAGCTGCAACAAGCGGTGGGGCCTATCACCTCCAAGACCTGCAGGGCCGTGTTCAACAGCACGCCATGTTCAGCTTCTCATGTGAATCGGGTAGTGCCGTCTGTTGCTGTGACTACTGTTGGCTCTCAGACCAGCTTGTATTTCATGGTCCTTGACGACTACTACATCTACCCGTATGACTGGTTTACCAACGGGGTGATTCGATTCCTCTCTGGACCTAACATCGGCCTGTCTGCCACCATACGTGGCTTCAATTATGGAACTATCACTCTGGACTTCCCAATGCACTTCACGGTGTCCCCGGGGGAGTTGGTGCATCTGACTGCAGGGTGTAAGAAAACCTTGGAGGAGTGCCGTGTAAAATGGAACAATGTGCTCAACTTTCAAGGTGAGCCACATATTCCGGGAATAGACAAACAAACGAGGTCCGCTGTATGACCGTTTCAAAAGAATCCATTGTTACCGAGGCAAGAAGCTGGCTTGGTACTCCCTTTCACCATCAAGCACGGGTGAAGGGGGTGGGTGTGGACTGCGTGGGGTTGGTAATTGGGGTGGCCAGAAATCTTGGTCTTGTTGATCCGAACTTCGATGTCAACTGCTATCCCAGAGTGCCAGATGGGACTAGCTTTCTGCAACTAATTGCACAGAATCTGAGAGAGGTCCCATTTGAGGATGCTCAGCTTGGGGACGTGTGTTGCATCGCCATTGAGTCTGACCCTCAGCATGTAGGCATCGTCGGGGACTATCCCGGTGGTCGCTGCAGCCTGATCCACTCCTCCAGTGGTTCCGGGAAAGTGGTGGAGCAACGTCTGGTGTTTCTGTCCACCATCAAGCTGGTTGGCATGTTCCGATACCACGGAGTCTGATATGGCACAAATGGTATTGAGAGTTGCCGGGGCTGCCGTAGGGGGCGCCTTTGGTGGACCTGCCGGGGCTCAGCTTGGTTGGGCCTTGGGTGGCGTGGTAGCTGGGGTCGTGGCCCCAGAGGCCAGTGGGTCTCCGCAGAAAAGCGAAGGTCCCCGGCTTCGAGACCTGTCCAGTGGTACGAGCAGTTACGGGGCTGTCATTCCCTACCTGATTGGGCACCCACGCTCAGCCGGGAACGTTGTGTGGTCTTCCAACAAAAAAGAGACTGCCCACACTTCCACCAGTGGTGGCGGCGGGGGTAAAGGCGGAGGAGCTCCCCCAGCCCCAGCCCAGACGGTTACGTCCTACACCTACGCTATTGACGTGCTGTACCTTTTGGACTGCCGGATATCCTCTAGCCTGAGGAAGGTGTGGTCTAACAATAAGGTAGTGTCCACATTCGGAGGCCCGGGGCCATGGACTCGGATGACCATGTACAACGGGGACCCCAGCCAAATGCCTGACCCTGTGTACGAGGCGGCTGTGGGGATAGCCAACGCGGTTGCCTATCGAGGACGTACCACCGTGTTCATCGAGAACTTGGACCTCGGGGAGTCTGGCAGTATCCCTAATCTGCAGTTTGAAATTTCTCACTACGCGAGTAACTAATGGACTTCCAGTCTGACTCCAGCAACGAGCCTCTATGGTCCGTGGTACGTGGTCTGTGTCGCCGTGCGGGAATGGCCGACGATGACATAGACACCGCAGGCATCTACTCACAGTACTCTGGTGTGAGTGCCCTCGCCCTGTCCACTCTTAGCTCCTCTCGATCTGCCCTCGACATCTTGGCCACGGCCTACTACTTCGAGACTAGGCTTAGCGACAAGCTGTATTTTCGGTACCGTGAGTTTGCGCCTAACTCAGTGGTCACGATCCCTTACGAAGACCTAGGGTTCGTGAGCCTAGGTGGGCAAGAGGCGGACGCCTTGCCCTTGGTAGTGGCTTCCGGGTTGGAGACAAACACAGCAGTCAACGTCACGTACTCCAATATCTTGGATGATCAGCAGACCGACTCTCAGATGTCTCAGGCATTGACTGGCACCCACTCCGCTGCCAAGGTGGTCTCCCTGCCTCTCCTACTACACCCGAGGGACGCCAAGCAGATCGCAGACGCCATCGTGCGGGAGAAGGTATTCTCCAGACTGACTGCGACCATTCGAGTAGGCCTCAAGTACGCAGGGGTTGAACCTTCAGACATCATCCAAGTGACGGACAAGTCTCGTGTGGTCATGGTGGGAGAGGTTCCCACTGTTGTTCCGGGTAAGACTTACCGTCTCAGGGTCTTGTCTCGTATGGATTCCGGGTCGATTATTGAGTTGGAGTGCGTGCAAGACTCTGCCCTGACCTTAGCCACTTCCACGTCCAGTACGGATCAGTCGTACTACCCGGAGTCCGCCCAAATCCCCAAGTGCATGACCTTGATGTTCCCGCTAGACCTGCCGATGCTGCGAGACGTGGACGATTACCCGGGGGTGTACCTTGCTTGTGGCGTAGACGATCCGATGTACGGTGCCTCCCCTTGGGGCTCTTGGAACTCGGCCACTATCTACGAGACCAGCGAGACGAACAGCTCCGCAGTGCCTATCAACTGGGGTACGAACGGACCAGCCACAGGCAAGGTTCCAAGTGGGCTACTGGTGGATAATACTCATGCCTTATTGAACGCCTCCAAATCCGGGGTGGAGAATTTCGAAGAGCTTGCCATCATTGTCCGAGTGGATAACCCGGGCACCGTGCCTGAGGGGGTTACCTTCGAGCGTCTGACCCTGAACGCCACTTTGAATATGCTGGTTACTGGGGGCGAGATAATCAGGTTTAGAAGCGCGGTGTTGTACAGCCCAACCGTGTACATCCTTAGTGGCTTGATTCGAGGCTGCTATGGTACTGGGCACCGGATGACCACCCACGCCAACAACGAGGTCTTGGTGTTTCTAGAGCCGACCATGAAGTTCTCCAAGCTGCAGACCTCGCTGCTAGGGACCACTAGGCACTACAAATCTATCACCACTGGCCTGCAGACTGCCGAGGCGGTTAGTACCCGTGCGCAGGCTTCTATAACGCTCACAGGCAACACATTACGCCCGTATGCGCCAGTTGGCCTTACCAACATTCCAGACGAGGCTAACGGTACTCATTCTTGCAGTTGGTCTAGACGGACCAGACTGTCCTCCCGGTGGGTTGGGACTACGGGCTGGCTAACCCCTCTGGGGGAGACCAGTGAGAGCTACCAAGTTGAGGTGTACTCTTCCAGTGCGTACTCCACAGTGTTGGCAACCTTTACCGTTTCAGTTCCTAACTTCACACTCACGTTGGCCCAGCAGACTACGTTGTTTGGCGGGGTCCAGAGTCGGGTGTACATTCGCGTGTATCAAATGTCTTCAGTGGTCGGTAGGGGTCATGCCCTGCAGGGCTCCATGTTCTTTTCTTAGGTACTAACAACATGCTAAACGTCTTGTCCAATCAGGTAAGCCCAGAGCTGCCAATCAACGCCAACTTTACCGCCTTGCTGCCTTTCGAGATGGGCGCTAGAAACCCTGCCACTTCCGCAGGGCTTACTTGGGGGTTCTGGGGCGGAACATGGGCCGGGGTTGTGGTTCCAAATGGAACTGTGACCCTCCTTTCTCTGAACAACAACTACATCGTCTTGGACCTCGTTACAGGTGTGGTGTCTAGCTCCAACAGCACCACTAACTGGAATAACGGGAACGGGTACGCTAGGCTGTACCTCGTGGTTACGAACGCTGGAGGGGTGAGCTCTATCACGGACTGGCGCTCTAGCCCGGGAGGTATCTTCGGCAAGTTCGGTGGAGGAAAGCTTACTACCCCCTTGGACTTTGCCGATGCGCCTACAGTGGCCTCCGCAGGTAATATGTTTTTGGGGGCTGTCTCCTCTAATTTCGTTGTTGTTTCCGGCTCCACGACCATCAACAACCTTGGAGGAGCCACTAGTGGGGCCATGCGCATCTTGTGGTTTACCGGGGCTCCGATCATGACCCACAGCGCGGCCCTAGATATCCCCGGGGCCGTGAACCGACGCCCCTACATCAATGACCTGATGCTCGTAATTTGCACAGGCGGTAGTAACTGGCGAGTGGTATATCATCAGCGCTCCACCGGGGATATCGTACATGGCAACCCCATGGTGGTCATACCCTCCTCAGGTGCCATGAGCGCGCTGGGGTCTGGGCTGGGCTCTAAGTACCGCCTAACCATGATTCAAAACGGATCGTTGGCCCCATTCACCAACCCCCTAGATGGTCAGGAGTTCTTCGTTCGTATTCGCCAAGATGCCACTGGCAACCGAGTCATTACGTTTGATCCGGTCTATGTCTTTCCAACAGGTATGAGCAAGGTCCTCAGTACCGCTCCCAACTCTGTAGACCTATTGTCTTGCACCTACGATGCTGAGCTGGCCGTGTTCCTCTGCAGGTTAGACAAGGGATTTGCGTGACCTACGATATAGACTGCCACGTCCTGACTAACCCGGACCTCAATCAGGCTTGGCTTGATGAGGCTTTGGAGTCTTTGCAAGGGCAGGCCTGCAACGTGTTCGTGCTCCCCGGGTATCGTGGGGACATCACGAGGGGTCGCATGGAAGGCTTCCAGATGGGCACTGCTAAGTACGTGACCTTCTTGGATGACGATGACACCGTGACCCCTAATACCATGGAGAAGGTGGTAGAGGAGATGGAGCGGGGAGGGCATTCCTCTCTCTTCACCATGGAGCATGCGTGCAAGGACGGTCAGGTGCAGGCGGCTAGGCCATTCCACCACCTGTGGGTGGCGAGACGGGAGCTACTCATGCCCTTGATTCCACAGCATCAGGACATCATTCAGGGGTTAGACAAGATAGCCCTTAGTAGTTATGGACTTCAGTCTCTGTTACCCTATGTGCACATGGACTGGGTAGGGTACCGCTGGAACATAGACAGGGGGCTGAGCCACCGTAAGTTCTCTGGCAGAAGTCATAAGTATGAGCCGGATCAGGTTCTGTGCAATTAACTGCAAACCCCATCTCTCACCTTGACCACCAATGTTTGAATCTGTAAACTCGCCACGTAATTAAGGAGCCCATCGTGTCACACATTTTTTCCCTCCACGCAGTTGGCCAAGTCATTTCAGCCACGGGAGCCTCCGCCATTACTCAGTGGTCCGCAGGGGCTCAAGCCAACGCTGCCACTACCAGTAGTATCCTGTCGGTGTCCAACCCCGGACCTGTTGGGGTCTACATCACGAGTGGCCCGTTTGCCTCGTCTCCCGTGGCTACTCCAGCCTCCCAGTACGTCCCACCCGGCACAGTTCGACACTTCAAGCGCCATAGCAGCCATGATTGTGTAGCCTTGCTGTCGGCTGGCGCTACCCAATCCGTGACTATCACTCATGGGGGCCTTTAATGCCCGGTACTCTCTTCCCGTTAGTGATTGAGAAGGGTCGCACCTTATCTCAAGCCGTGCGCTGGGAGGCTGAGCCATTCCTCTCAGTTCCGGTATCAGGCATATCTAATGCCGCCTCAGCGGTTATTAGCACTGCCCTACCCCATGGTATTCCCAACGGCTGGAGAGTGGCTCTGGTGGGCGTTAAAGGGCCTTCTGAGCTCAATGCCTCGAAGAGTCCTCCAGCCCCCAAGGACTTCAAGAAAGCTACGGTGGTCTCCTCTACTTCGGTGGAGCTCAACGGGGTTAGCACTGCAGCCTCCAAGTCTTACGCTGGCGGCGGGTTCCTCCAGTTCTACAGTCCCGTGGACCTTACAGGTTACGTGGCTCGAATGCACATCAAGCGAAAGGTGGATGGAGACCTGCTCCTATCCTTGGGCTCCGTTGATGGACGGATCGCTCTGGACGTATCAGGCTTCACCATCACCATTCAGCTAACCGCCACTGAGACTGCAGCCCTGAGTTTTACTTCCGGGGTGTACGATCTGGAGGTAGAATCTCCAACTGGCGTGGTTACGTGCATTCTGACTGGCCCCGTGTCCGTTACGAAAGAAGTCACCTCCTAGAGGGGTGTTTGGTTTAACTTTATCCACCTAGGAGAATTTCATGTCTGCCTTTTCCGATTTCGCTGAAAACAAATTGATCGACTGGCTGTTTCGCGGTCAGGCCTTGGGCATCACTGGTGGCAGTGCTGGCGCAGGCTCCGGCCCAACCGCCTTGTTCATTGGCTTGTTGACTGCCAACCCAACCGACTCCACTGCGGGTACTGAGGTGGCTGGTAACGCCTACGCCCGGGTGTCCGTGGCCTCCTCCATGGCCAATTGGGCTGGTACTCAAGGCCCTACGACCACGGTTGCATCCTCCGGGAACACTGGGACCACCAGCAACAATGCAGTGATCACTTTCCCAACCCCTACCCCCTCTGGCTGGGGCACTCTCACAGGTGTGGGCATCTATGACGCCCTGACTGGCGGTAACCTGTTGGTGTACTCCGCCCTGACTGCTACCAAGGTGATCAACTCCGGGGATGCCGTGACATTCCCCATCTCCAGCTTGTCTTTCCAACTGGACAACTAAGTGACTACGGGAGGGGCCTTGTTGCCCCTCTAGCTAGGGCAGTTCGAGCCCTCACAGGTGTGAGTCTGGTAGACTGCCTATCTTGAAATCAATCAAATAGAGGTCAGCATGCCAGCAGTCACAACGGTGCCGGGTACAGGTGGGAATTGGTCCAACCCATCCGCTTGGTCTACGGGTCTTGTACCCGACTCCCTAGATCAGGTGACGATTGGCAACCCTCGGACTCTGATCACGGCCATTCCCCAAGCACCGGGGTCCATCCTCACCGTCACCTCAAACGCCCACGGGTACGTTAATGACGAGCCCTTTGTACTCGGCTGCCCTACCGGGGCTCAGGTGCGTGCCCCACTCATGTACAGCAACGTGTACTACATGAGGAACGTGACGGCTAATACTTTTCAAATTGCGAGAACCCCCGGAGGCACTCCTCTGGTGGACCAAGGAGGCTACTTTGGAGGTTCTGGCGCGGGGGTGTTTATTGCCCGCCCCTATGTGATGGTCTTTGACATGGCCGATACTGTGGTAGACGCGCTGTTTGTTCACGTTGGTGCCACGTTCCAAGCGGCCACCACGATGTCCACCCAGCTCCGTACTATCGCGGTCTCCACCTGCTACGGAGGGGGTAAGCTGGCCGTTGATCTTCTAGCCCATCCAACTCGCACGTTTAAGTGGTTACTTCCCGGGCTAGGCGGGTGGGGGTCCCAAAGTCTGCGGATTCAGCAGGACTCTAACTATCACGTCCTTCGTGGGAAGTTTCGTAAGCGCAGAGCAAACCTGTTGACCACGCTTACCCAAGACGTGTCCACCTCTTTTCAAGTGTCCGACGCCACTGGGTGGGAAGTTGGCGACCGCCTGATCTTCTCCGCCACTCAACCTCGCAATGGCTCCACTGCCCTCCGGGCCAGTACGGTCTTCATTGCCAGCATCACCCCCGGGGCAGGCACTATTGCCACTATCACGTTCACTGGAAGTGGGGCTGGAGGCAACACCACTAACAACCCGCATTTGGTGGGAGGTCTTGTCTGTAACTTTACTTCCAACGTGATCTTTGAGAGTTTCAACAAGGCGGACGGGCAGCGAGGTCACATACATCTAAGCCGCCAAGACGGGTTCAACAACAGTGAGCAGTACCTGACAGGCTCTACCGATGCGGTTCGATCCACTTTTGTGGAAAACGTCCTATTTGATAGTCTGGGGGTTGGTTGGGCCTACAGCCTCGACATTATGATGGGCGGGGACCGTATCGACCACTCTATTGGGGGGATCAACTCCAATGCTTTTTTTGAGCACAGCAGGGGCCTTCGAGTTACGGGCGGTACCTCCACCACTTTTCCTAACTTTGAAAATGTGTTCTACCAAACCCTGATTGGAGGTCATGCTTTTGAGATTAGCGGGTATAGCGCCCCAGAGGAGATAACGGGATGGGCCTCAGTTTGGTCTCGGCCAGATCAGGGTGCAGATTTCAGAGGTAACCTGAAGTGCGTGACTCGAAACCTTCACCTATCCGGGACTACCATCCCTATGTGGATAAACTCGGGGGGGTATTTAACTCACTATGGTCTGGAGACCTACGGTTACGAGCTAGTAGCCTACGGCACTGGCATTACGAAATTTGTAGATTCCTCGTTCGCTAAGTTCGTGACTGGGTTCTCAGGTAACCGCCGCTCCATAGGGCGTGCTTCTGGGTCTGGCGAGGTTGAGTACGTGAACTGTGACACGCCGTTCCCTAATGCCCACTCGTGGCCTGTTTCTTGGTTAGAGAACGTGTACCTGCAAGCTGCACCCTTGCAGACGTTTTACACGGTGAATGGCGTGAACGGCGACCCCACCATTCAACAGGTGTACTCCGCCCACTTGAATAGCTCTGTACCGCTATGGTCGAGAGACAACGTGTTGGCCAAGAATTCCCCAAGCAGCTTGGTTGGTAGGTTCTCGCACACCTACGTCATGGCCAGAGTTCAAACCATCCAGACGATATCCGGGGTGCCTATCCGCGTGAAGGGGAGTCTGCGCAAGGACGCTGCGTATGGCTCTGGGACCCGTCCAACCGTAAGCATTGTCGGATTCGGAGTCACAGTCACTCAGACCATGCCAGATGTCACTGACACGTGGTGGGACTTCACCTTGGACTACGTTCAAAGTTCAGGCCAGACAGGACCCGTGGAATTCCGGTTTGAGCATCAGACCACCTCCGTAACTGGCAAGTGCTGGTTGTCCGGTACGGTTATCGGGAACATGATCCAACGGTCCCGCCACTACGGGTACAAGATCAATGAGACTTCCACGACACAGGAAGTAAACCCGTTCGTGGGGGTGTTGGAGGCCGAGGCCATTGCATACACAGGTGTGACCCTAAACACCGTTACGCCCAGCATTACCATCGGGGCGGGTACGGCCAACACGTTCCACAAGGTGTATGACTACATTCAGGCTTGGGCCTGCTTGAACGTAGACTCCCCAGTGCTGCTCACCACCACGGATGACATCACGTTTACTGTCCCCACTAACTGCGAAGTCTCGTGGCCGGGAATGAGCACGGATGGCACCCTTTCTGGAGGCATTCTGCGGTTGGCGGCACCGGGAGTGCACACGTACCGACTGTCTGGGTGCACCATCCGCTTTGAAGCCGCTGGCACCTACGCCATGGGCCTTACCGTCTTCTCGGGCACGGTCACGCTGGTGAACACGTCTGGCGGGGCTGTGATCGTGGAGGCACCAGTCGGAGTGTCGTTCGTGAACACTGGCCCGAGCATCACGGTGCAGACCCCTTCAGTCACTCAGTCCGTGACTTTGCTTGGGGTTCCTCCGGCTAGTCGAGTCCAGATTTACGACTACAAAAATGACGTTGAACTATTCAACGGCATATCCGGGTACTCTTGGGTAGACCCAGCGCCTGCAGTCCTCTCCCGTGACATCCGTGTTCGAGTGGCCAGAGTGAATGGCGCTGACGCAGATCAGTTCAAGGAATACTTGGCTGGTACCTGCGGGATCACCGCCGAGACCTGTGCCCGGGAGTACATCGTGTCACAGGTGCCGGATGCGACCTACAACGCCAATGGCTTGGTTGGCTCCTCGATTACGGGGATCACATTCACTGACAACGCGGTGGACCTCGTAAACTGCAACATCGCTGGAGGCTTGGTCACGTGGGGTGAAATCTATGCTGCGTTTGCGTACTGGACCTACACTGCGGCAGGTATCGCCAACGACTTCACGTACATCTCTGCCCCAGACCCAGCCAACTACTTGTTGTCCAGCATGAAGATCAGAAACGTGAGTGCGGTGGACCTGTTGGTCACTGGTGGGTACGGACGGGACGCCACTACGTTGTCCAGCCGGGACATCATCGACACAGCGGGAAGCACTGGTAACATCTTCCTAGCCCCTGACCACGTGGTGGCCTACCAGACACTGGGCTCCCCTGTCATTACCGGAGACATCTCAGCCGTGTTGACCGCAGTGGGGAACGTACCTGCTAACGTGCTGACTGCAGCTAACGCTAACCCCATTGCATCAGACGTGCGAGAGGTGAACGGGGTGGACCTGCAGGGCTCCGGTACCACCCTTGACCCAATGAGGCCTTCATAATGTGGGCTCCCGGCTTCTGGGCTCCCGGCTTCTGGTCCGCAGGATTCTGGGGCTCAGTTGTCTCTGTTGGTACCCTTGGCAGACCCTCTACTGATGTGGGGTTGGGGGAGTGGCTACCAAGCACTGGTACCGACCTCTATTCCATGTTGGACGAGGAGACCCCTAATGATGCGGACTACATCTACGTTAGGTCCCTCAGCACTTGTGAGGTGGCCTTATCGGAGACCTCCCATCCGGGGAGTGCCATTCAGGTGCTTAGGTACCGTGCCAGTTCCAGCTCCGGGAACGGCCTGACCGTAACTCTACGGCAAGGGGGCACGACTATTGCCACGTGGAGCCACGCCTTGACGGGCACTGACACGCTGTACTCCCAAACCTTGACCGCCCCCCAGATAGCCAGCATCACGGCTGGGGCTGGGCTATCTTTGCAATTAACTTCAACTGAGTAGTCTCAGAATCCAGTGCCTCCCAACCTGCATCTGATAAACTCAACCTAGTCCACTACCGCGAAGCCTACGCCATGTTGCTCCTAACCTCTATCTCAGACGTTGTTCGCGTTGTAACCAGCGCAGCGGCCTCCACTATTGACTGCCATGCAAGCTGGATGGACACCAACGGCACCACGGTAACCCCGGGCCGCCAGAACACCATCATCAGCACGGCAACCACCACAACGGTAGTGCCTTCTCCCGGGTCTGGTGTGACTCGAAACTTGAAGGGCCTGTACATCACGAATGACAGCCCGGGCACAAGCTGCGTGGTTGCTGTGGATCACTTTGATGGCACCAACCAAGTGGAGTTGTTTTCCTGCATCCTGCTACCCGGGGAGACCCTTGGCTATCAGGAAGATGGTTCGTTCGTACACCTTGACGCACGGGGTGGAGCGTACCCACCTGCAGGTTTGGGCTCCTACAATGGTCGCAGTGTTAGCTTCATGAAATCGGCTGGGGGTGCAGACACGGTTGGGTACTGGTATGGGACCTCCAAGGACGCAGGCTTTCCCGGAGCATGGGCACCCGGCACCCCGGGTATAAACGGGCGAATCACTGACGGCGCTCTGACAGCGGACTTCGGATGTATCCCTATTCCTAATCCCTCGGTGGGGGCCAACTATCTGACTGAGGTTCAGATGGCGTCCAGCATCGGCCACTCGCACTACTTCTACGACACGCTGTGGGTCAACAGCGGTATCAGCTTGACCACGGTTTCGTCGGTTCAGGCCATTGCAAGCCCCACCCTTCCGCCACGAGACTTGAACGGGACCACGGACGGTGAGGGCTGTATTATTGGCCTGTACTTCAGCGCCGCGTCCACTCTTGCCGCAGTCAACGCCTTGGCTCAAGTGACATACACCAACAGCCGTGGAGTGGCAAACAGAATCGCCACCCTGACGGGCATTCAGGGCTCCCAGATTCCAGCCACCCCCGTAATCGGTACTCTGGTCTGGTTCAACCTTGCGGCTGGGGACACTGGAGTGCGGAGCATCCAAGGGTTCAACATCGGGGCAACGTCATTCTTGACCGGGACGGTAAACCTGCTTATTGCCCGGGGTATCACCACCATTGGCACCACCATACCCAACGTCACTGCACAGAAGGTCATCGGGAGCCCGGGTATACGCCTGTACAACGGATCGTGTATCCACCATTGCATACTGGCTAGTTCCACCACCGCTACGTTCTTTGCTGGTGAACTGGTAGTAATGGAGAAGTAAATGAGCCAACTGGGCTGGTTCGACGGGGAGCTACGTCCAGACGCTTGGTTTGATGCGGAGCTACGCCCTGAAGCTTGGTTTGACACCGGGCTTGTGGTGGGGACTCCTCCAAGTGGGGACGGTACTCTGGCTTCGGCTGTGCAATCAATTGCAACGGCCACTGCAGGCTTGCGGGTTCAGAAGTTCCTCGGAGCCACGGCCACCGTAACCGCCACGGCTACTGGGGCGATACTCCAGACTGCTAGGCTGCAATCCGCACCTACTGCCATTGCCACACTGACTGCCGGGGTCCAGCCTACTGTTCGCATGCAGGCTGGCCCAACTGGGGTTGCCACGGCCACCGCAGCTCTGGCGGTTGGTGCAAGGCTAGCCGCTACCCCTCAGGCAATTGGTGCCCTAAGTGCAGAGGCCTCCGTAGGCAAGCCACTGGCAACTTTGGCTACAGGACAGGCGACTGCCCTCTCAGCACTAACCTCCGGCGTGTCGTTGTCAGCGAATGCATCTGCCCTGAGCACCACGACTGCATCGACCACAGTTGTGGTTAGTCTAGCTGCCGGGGCGGTTGCACAGGCCTCCATGTCTTCCACCTTCGGGATGGAGGTCCGGGTATCGTGGATCGAGTTCGACACTGCCGCAGCCGGGGCCAACACGCTGGAGGCTCTCGCTGTTGCAACGGCCTCGGCCACCGCCACCCTTGCCGTCTCTAAGGACTTGGGTGCCACGGCACTAGCTGAATCGTCCTTGGCAGCGGGGGTCCTGAATCGTGTGGCCCTGTCGGCGTCAGGCTCTGCAACTGCCACCCTTACTGCAGCGGTAGCCCCTCAGGTTCGACTGGCTGCAACTCCTCAGGGTCTGGCGTCTCTGTCCGCTGGGTTGGGTGTGCGAGTGTCGTTGGCCTCTACTGGCACAGCCATTGCCACTCTGTCTGCCCCCCTCGCCAATGGGGCTCAGTGCACCAGTGCTGCTCAAGCGGTATCCAGCCTTACGGCATCTCTCGCAGTGGGCAAGCCACTGGCTTCCAGCGCCACGGCCCTAGCCCAGCTCTCTGCCTCGCTTCTGGGGGACTCCACCCTAGCGACCACGGCTCAGGCAGTTGCATCCCTGACCGCCGCCCTGAACCTGAGGGTCCCTCTGGCAAGCGCTGCTCAAGCGGTTAGCACCCTGATTGCCCCTCTGGGGGTTCGGGTAGCTCTGGCCAGCGCCCCTCAGGCATCCTCAACCCTGACGGCTGCAGTGTCTGTGACGGCACGACTCGGGGCAGGGCCTCAGGCCATCGCAACGCTTACCCCCGCGCTGGGCCTTGGAGTGCCCTTAGCCAGCGCATCACAGGCAGTTGCCACCCTTACCCCCAGTTTGGGTGTTCGACCCCTTCTAGGGGCCTCTGCTCAGGGGGTTGCGTCTCTGACGGCTTCAGTGGCCCATGCAGTGCCTCTGGCTGCAGCCGCGCAAAGCATATCGACCTCGATAGCCGCAGTCTCCCAGAGCATCCAGATTCTTGGAAGCCTAGCCTCTACGGCCACGGTAGTGTCTGCAGCCCTGCAGGTGTCCAAGCCAGTAGGTACCGTCGCCAACGCTGTAGCCACCGGGACCGCCTCTCTGGGTGTTCAGGTCCGGTTGTCTGCCAGCCCCTCAGCTCTGGCCATATTCACCTCCGAGCTGGAGTCACTGGGCAACGCAACCCTAGCCACCACGGGTGCCGCCACAGCCTCGCTTGGGGCCACACTGCAGGTTTCCAAGTCCCTTGCATCTGCCGCGCTGGGGCAGGCAACTTTGGTGGGGGCCTCCACCGTTCGAGTGTCGCTGGCTGCAGCTCCACAGGTTCAAGCCGTACTGACCTCCGGCCTTGGGGTTCGGGTAGTCCTTGCCACCGGACCACAGGCTTTCAGTTCCCTGACTGCTCAGGTCTCGGTCTCGAAGCCATTGGCGACCTCCGCCCAAGTCATAGCCTCTGGGCTGGCTGCAGTGGGTCAATCGGTTTCGTTGCTGTCCGCAGCGGCTGTGACTGCCACCGTTGTTCAAGCTACTCTTGGAGTCGTAGTACGTCTGCAGGCCGGGGCAGTAGCGCAGGCTTCTAGCTCTTCGTCTTTGGCCGCTACTGCTGTGCCATTGGAGGCTGCAGCTCAGTCTCGCGCCGCGCTATCGGGGGCCTTGCAGATTAGCGTTCAGCTTGCCAGCTCAGTGCAATCAATTGCACAGATGGCGTGTACAGCGTCGGTAGGCAAGCCTCTGGGGTCCACATCTCAGTCTCAGGCAGTGCTAGCGGCTGCACTAGTGGCTCGGATACCATTGGCTGCTATCGCTTTGGTAGCGTCCACTCTGCAGGCCACCATCGCTGTAGAGAAGGCCATGAGGTCTAGTGCTACGGCCCTAGCATCCTCTCAAGCCAGTATGGCTAAGGCATCTCGCCTAGCTGCTGACGCTAGCCTGACTCCGAACACGTCAGCTACCTTGGACCTTCAGGTTCGGATAGCGGCGGCGGCACTAGTTCAAGCAGCCCTATCCGGGGACCTTGTAGCGTTCCGGGAAGTCCTACGCGATTTCGGACTAGATGTCCACCACCTGAGTCAACATTTAGAGGCTACGCACATCTCAGGATTGGGCGAGTTGTGGCATACTTCGGTGTCCTTGGAGGCTACTCATGTAACCGACTTGGAGGTCCCCACTCACACAAGCTATGAGGCTGGGCAGCCTTTGGTGGCTGTCAGGCTTATTGATTCCATATCTCACTGAGAGACCTATGTTTACCCTCTTCCTTCTGGCGGCCTACCCCATAACCGTGCAGTCCGTACGGGGAGGATGGTGGGTCCTTCTGTCCCCGCTTCATTGGCTTACAGTGAAGTTGGACATCCTAGTGAATCTCACAGAAATGTCCCTAATTTATGGGTCACCAAACGTGCGGGGAGAGCGATTCACGGATAGACTATGGGGGTTGGATACCTGCCCCGGGTGGAGGGGAAAAATTGCCCATGGCATGTTGCGGTGGGTGGACTGGTGCAATCCACAGGGGTTCTACGCATGACTACTCGACTTACTTCCATAATGCTCGCTGATGTCACCTCGATTCGGCTGACCATCGCAGTCTGTGCACTCCTATTTTCTTTTGGCTTGATGTTCGCCAATGCCCATAACGGTGCGTACGATGAGATGCTCAAGCAGGCCCCTCATTGGTTGTGGTCTATTGCCTTCTTTGGGTACGGGGTCTCCAAGGTCATGATCGTCTGCGAGTGGCCTCGCCCCATCAAGAGACTGGGTGCCTTGGTCGTGGTGCTACTAGGCTCTTACCTTTGGCTTTTCACTATCATGTCCTTCGCCAACAATCCAAACAGGCCTATGGGTGCTGCGGATGTGATCTTGGTGTACTTGGTACTGGCGGAGGTTTGGGTCGGGGCACACACTCTTGAGAAGGCAAACCAAAATGGATGAGTGGGAAATTCCAAAGCAGGTTGCTGGAGGCGCAGGGGTAACAGCTATGCTGGCCTTAGCCATTGCCAAAGGCATCAGCTTCCTACGCTCCGAGCAGGCGGCTCAGAACGGCAGTACGGCTACGTCTGAAAGCTTTAAGACGCTGCGACTTCAGATCGAAGCTCTGCAGGCCGACAATGTGCTGTTGCGCAAGGAGTTTCACGTGATGGACACCAAGCTGCACCGCCAGCAAACCAAGCTGACTCGCACTGAGATGCTGGTGCGACAATTCATGGGCTTGGTCAAGGAGCACGGTGTCACGGTGCCGGGGTACATGCAGGAAGAGCTGGATGACATCCTTGAAGAGCGCCCAGTGGACTCCCGCACCCGAGCCACAGACTCTAAGGAGACGACATGAAATTTGTGCAACGCCGAGAAAAGTCCATTGGGGTTACGACCCTCTCCAAGCTGACCATGGGCACCATGGCCTTGTGCGACATCCTAGAAGACGAGGTGCGAGAGCAGGCAGGCGTACCCGTCAGCAAGTGGAAACGCCCCGGCATCACCGCCATCCCTGTGGGGACCTATCGCGTAATTGCCGAGCTGAGCAATCGCTTCGGACCTGACACCCTGACCCTCACCGAAGTGCCCGGGTACAAGTACATCCGCATCCATGGGGGCAATCTGGCAACCCACACCGAGGGGTGCTTGTTGCCGGGGTATCGCTCTGGCACGCAGAGCATTGTGCGCTCACAGTCTGCCCTAACCATGCTGAAGGGGTACATCCTCCCAGCCCTCCTAGCCAAAGAAGCTGTTTACTGGGAGATACTCCCACCATCGCCATGATCCTCCGATTCCTATCCCTGCTGCTTGGTCTCCTCATTGTTGGAGCTATCAACCTCTTAGGCGTGTCCGTGGCCCGGGCTCAATCCTGTGTGATGACCGCCTTGCCTGTGATCTACAAGTCCGCGAATGTGGGGCAGCATTTGTTCTTCCCATGCGCCGATGGGAGGGTAGTCCCGATACTAAGCTGCACCCATGCGGTGTGTGACCCTCAGGTGTTTGGTGGGGTAGTTACTGGCATCCTCACCTCCTCGAATCAGGAAGCGGCCTATAAGGCTGCAGTAGACAAGTACCTGAAGTGGAGCTGTGACGCGCCACCAGACGCCACAGCCGCCGCGTTGTGCCGGGAGCAGGTCGATGTGCTCAAGCCCCCGGTGTGGCGAGTGAAGTCCAACTTGCCGTACCTCTCCCGCCCCGGGTACCGCCTTGCCAATGGTGCACTGGATCAAACCAAGATAATGGGCAGGGCTCCTAACCTTGCGTTGTGTGATCTGACCAAGCCCACCATCGCCGCTCCATACGGGGAGGTGAGGGCTCAATGGGCTGGAGGCCCTGAGGGAGTAGTTACGCTATGTTCGAAAGGTACATAATGATCCGCAAGGCAATGGAAAACTCCGGTGGCCGCCGCTTCGTGCTTGCCATGGGCGCAGGCATCACTACCACCATCCTGCAGTTGTTGGAGAAGCTGGACAAGGACGGCAACACCTACATGCTGGTTGTGCTTGGCACGGTGGGTGCGTACCTGACGGCCAACACCACCCAGAAGATACGTGGACCTTCTGATACCTCCACGTCAACCCCTCCAACTCCTGAGTGAGGCTACTATGTCTGCACTGTTCTCTCTGATTCCAAAGTGGGTACTGGCTGCCCTTGTGGTGGCCCTGTCTGCCACGTCCTGTAAACTCACGTGGGACAAGAATGGGCTTGCCTTGGAAATCGAGAAGGGCAAGACCACCATTGCCGAACTCAAGACTGGCCATGCCGAAGTGCTGAAGACTGCCGCACTGAATCATGCAGCCGAGGTGGAGGTCGAACGGGCTAAGGAGCAGGCCCTTCAAGTAGCTCTGGATACTCAACGAAAGAAGACCAATGAAAACCTTGCTCAGCTTGCTTCTGTGCGCGATGCTCTTCGGGTGCGCATGGCCTCCGAAACCAAGACCATCTCAGGAATCGTTACCGCCAGCAAAGGTAGCCACAGCGCAGTTGCCGTTGCTGCCGCGTCTCCCAGAGTCAGTGACGGAGCCAAGTTTTCTTCAGAACCTGACCCAGTTATTGACGGGCTCATCTCTGAAGCCTACCGAGCCGACCAAATAAGGCTTGAGCTCCTCGGGTGCTACAAGGCATACGAAGACGCCAGAGCTTCCACATTACCAACCAACTGAGAATGAGATAGAGATGCAGATTCAAGTACAGCAACTAGGCCTAGCCGCATACGTCCGAATGAAGGGTGCCTCCCTCATCAAGGTGGAGAACAAGATTTTCTTTTTTGAATCGGACAAGACCACTCAGGAATGGCGAGAGCTCTATGCCAATTCTGAGTCCATGCAGCATGACTCCCTTGTGTGCGATCTGCGTAACTTCCTTCGACCTCAGTGACCTAATCTCCGTGGTGTCTCCAAGGTGGGCGTAGCCCATTCATAGCCCTACCCTAATCCGGTAGGGCTTTTTTTTTGTCTTCAGACCCTAAAAATTGCAGCTAATTGCACTGAAAATAATTGTACAAACTGGCAAAGCCTATGTTATAATTAATTCAAGGAAACAGCTTCCCCAGCCAAGAAAGGGCAACCAGCATGTCACTCAAGATTACGGTTCAAGATTCAGTAAGCGACCTCTTCCAAGTGGAGTTCAAAGACGAGTTTTCCATGTACCTCAGCCAGTACGTGACCTCCGAGCCTGTGTACACCGGGGAGACCCTTACAGGTAGCCGCTACGTGATGAAAGCAGCATCCCTTGCAATTGTTATGCAAGCCATGTCCATCTAACTTTGAAATTAATTGCACTGGAGACTCCTATGTACGTTGTCCTGAACATCACCCCAAGTAAGACCTACGCCACTGCAGCCAATGCTTTGAAGGCGGTAGAGAAGAAACTTGGCTCCCCTAACGACAACATCCGGTACGTGTTTCGCGTGACGGTCCTCGCTACCGTGGATGGTCGCTTCTTTCCTATGATCTTTGGTACTAACGAAGAAGATGGTGGACTTCAGGTCGCCATCCAATCGGGTTTCAACGTGGTTAACTAGGAGCTCACATGCAAGTCTCTTACTTCCTTAACAAGTACGCAGGTAAATGCCTCAAGTGCGGAACCAAGGTTCATGCCACTGACGGCATTTGCTTCCGCCAATTCGGCATAGGCCCTTGGGCCATCGGGTGCCGTAGCTGCTTCCCTGCTGAGTCTGCTGGGCTCTTCGCAGCTCGTGACGCGAAGAATGCCAAGGCCCTTGCGGACATGGCAGCCTTGGAGGCTCGACGTGCTCAGCTTGTGGCGGATCGAAAGGCCCTGATCGAGAAGCTTGGGCTCTGCTTTGATTCTCCGTTTGACAGCAAGACCAAGATGCACGCTTGGAGTGACTACACCGAGTGGAAGATTCCATTCAACGGGGACGGCACAGATGATGAGTTTCGTCAGGCAATCTCGACTCCCGCTCAATCCTTGTCTGGGGCACTTCGCGCTAGTGGCGGGTGTGGCCTAGTGAGCATCAATCGTGAAGAGGGCTACGTGGTCCTCGGAGAATCAACCAACCTGTGCGACTAACATGAAACAAACCTTTAACGAAGACGCCGTGAACACCTCCGCTGAGGATCACATCCGCATGTACACCCGAGTTCAACAAGGTGTGAAGTCTCCCTACCACCTATTGGCTCAGTATGGGAAGTTGTGGGCACCTACCATCAAGCCAGACTCTGTGGGGTACGGCAAGATGGGTGAGTGTTTCTCCAACGCCCTGCACTTGGCTCATGAGGAGGGCCTAACGTATGTTGAGGGGTACGCCACCACAGTTATTCCAATGCACCATGCTTGGTGTGTGGACTCGGCTGGGAATGTGATTGACCCAACGTGGAGGGCTCTAGGCTCAAGTTACTTCGGAATCCCATTCGATATCGTGTACGCAAGAGTCACTGCCGTGAAGACGGGTATCTATTCGATCCTCTGGAACCATGGCAATCGGGAGCTGTTCGGCTTGAACGTGGGGGAGTTTCACAGCCGGGACTTTGCAATTAACTGCAACGAATAATTATTTGGCAAACTTGTCAAATATGCTATAATTACTTCTGGCCTAATTTTTAACTGAGAAGGGTACTTACCATGGAATTCAAAAATCCGCTTGAGCTAGCTCTGGCATCTACGTTGCCTCTGATCTACGTCCGCACTGATGACGTGATCAACGTGGAGGAGGTCTTGTCGTTCATTTCGAACGAATCAGCCACCCCCATAAACCTCCCGGAGACCATCGCAAAGGCCAGTGACCTGAAGCTGCCTGAGGCTCGGGTCCTGTACACCTCCTCTGAATGCCGCTCCCTAGCCAAGCTGTATCGGCTGGCAGTGGAGATGGAAAAGACCATCGTGTTTATCAACACTGAAAAGTCGGTGCTCCAATTTGATGGTGGCACGCTGGTTCCCCCAAAGGAACTGGTACTCAAGTTCCTGACGGAAATGGGGGTGTGCGAAGAGCCTGAAGAACTGCTGCCATCATTTGGCGGCCTGACTCTGAAGGACATCGGTGAAATCGCCAAGATGACCATGACCCGTGACGAATCCCTGACCCCTCGTGGTGTCAGCGAGACGCGCCGTGGATACAACAAGCTCCAAGGCATCACGCAAGTGAATACCGAGCAGGACTACTATGTCTGCCCCCCTGACCTCCAAAACTGGCTCAAGGCGAACACCAGTTTCTTCAAGGCCCCCAAGCATCCAAGCCTGACCCCTCGTGGCCTGTTGTTTGACGGCCCTCCGGGTACGGGCAAGACGCTGGCATCCAAGCACATTGCGCAGGAATTCGGTGTGCCTCTGTACCGCTTGGACCTTGGCGCAATGATGGGCAAGTACGTGGGTGAGTCGGAAGGCAACCTGAATGCTGCCCTTGCCCAAGTGGATGAGGTGGAGCCATGTGTGATCATCTTTGATGAAGTGGAAAAAGTGTTCCAAGGCACAAGCGACAGCGGCGTGACTTCTCGCCTGCTGAGTCAGTTGCTCTGGTGGCTGCAAGAGCACAAGACCAAGGTGTTCACCGTCATGACCACCAACAATGTCAAGACCATCCCGGCAGAGCTCCACCGTGAAGGGCGTATCGACAAGACCATGCAATTCTTGGGCATCGAGTCCTTCAAGGGCGGTTACGACTTTGCCAAGGGCGCGTTTGATTCCATGCTGAACGAGATGCAGGCCACCGCTAGCGCTGAGGACTACACCGAACTGACCAAGCGGGTGAAGTCCCTCTTCGTGGATAACATGCCAGTGCCTCAGTCCAAGATCACCCAGACAACTTATGCGCTGGTGCGAGAAGCCTTGAGCTCGGTGGACGAGGAGCCGAACGTGGGCGAGTCCCCAGCACCTCAAGAGGGGCAGAAGAGTACCGTGGTTGAGTTGGATGTTTCCAACAACACCACGACTGTCAAACTGGCCAAGGCTGCCAAGAAGTCCAAGTAAGGGGAACGTCATGCACTTCAAAGAAAAAGCTTCTATCGTGTTTCCCAAGGCGGAGTGGACAGGCGGGTCCTCCATCCATGCCAGCATCGCACGTGCTGCATCTATCCCGCTCAGCTTCAGTAACCCTCGAAAGCTGATGGCGGTCTTGAAGCATCAGAACTTTGGTGGGTACGTGTACCGGACCATCCTGAAATACTGCCCAGACATGGAGTGGCTGATGTCGGTGGATGACTTCCAGAACCTGCTGATGGTGGACTTCTATCGCATGCTGCACGGGCAGGGCGCGGTGGAGACTCCTAAGCGTCTGAAGAATCCCAAGACCGGGAACGTGTTTCACCGTGTCACCCTTGTGGAGAAGTCCTCCATTGTGGGCGGCATCCGAGTGTGGTTGACGCCTGAAGACGAGACGAGCTGCACCATCGGCTGGCGCTTCCGGCTTGAAGATCAGGTAACCGAGTCGGTGAACATTCGACTCAAGGCGGTGGAGTTGGCATCTTCTCTGCAGCACGAAGTTGAACTGATTGAGCAGTACATAGCGAAGGAAACCCCAGAGGGTGCCAAGCTGTTGGAAGATTACGTTAAGGCATAACCAAGGAGCCATCATGACCAAGAAACTACCAAAACCAAAAGACGAAATCAGCGCAGCCGTTCCCCTGAAGCTGGCCTCCATGCTGACCCCCACATCTGAAGCCAAGGAAGTGAGCTTCAAGGACCTCATGGCCCCAGCCTCCGGGAAGGGCTTCAAGGTGGACTTGTCCAAGTTCACAACTTTGAAGAGCAAGGACGAAAACGTCTTCTACGTGATTGGGTCGGATGCCTCCACTCTCCGTATGTCCTTCCGGCTGTGGAAGGAAGCCAGCAATCAAGGCACCACTAGCCTAGGGTTCCGCATTCGTATCGGGGACAAGTTGGCTGGGGAACCTGCCACTGATGCCGAGCTCAGCGCTCTGGGGGTTCATCACCTCACTTGGACAGGCGGGTCTCCCGGCGCTGGGCACCGTTCCATGCTGGGTTGTCTTTCTATGTCTGTTGCAGCGTGGGAGGCCAAAGCAGTGGCCAAGGAGATTGTGACTTCTGGGTTTGTGGACCAGTTGTACTTGTCCCTGAGCAGTGCGTTCTCTGGCTTCGAGCTTATGCCGAAGGATGCCCTCAGTGAGCTGCTGCAGTCCTTGGCACTGGTGGCTCTGCAGGATGTGTTAGCCCCATCCTCTGCCCATAATGTTAGGTTCCACTTGGGCAGCGCGGTTGAGCCTCTGTTCGATGTGCGCAACGGCGAGTCCTATGCTCGACGTGGGACGCCCACGGCGGTAACCTCCAAAGTGGACACCAAAGAGACTAAGCCTACCGGGCCAGTGCCTTATGCAGCACCTCACCCTAAGGACGCGCTAAAGGCCGCCAAAACCGCCAAAGTCTGACCCGGCACTCTACCCCTTACCCGTAATCACAAAAGAGCCCTACGGGGCTCTAATCCCCTCCTAGCCATGAACTCATCGCCCCCAAACCAAGAAGTCTTAGACATGCTCAGCGTAGCAGGCATCTACGCCGTGGGGACGGTCGGATTAGCTGGGTACTTCCATGTGGAGGTTACCGCTGACGGAACGTGCTATCAGCTTACGCCTGCCCTGAAGCGTGATGGGGTTCTGGATCGGGATGGGTGGCATCCCGGCACCATCGTAGTACCTGTTAGTTTTTAAGGAGATGAATATGACATCCGAGCAATTCAATGACCCGGCGTATGTGCCTAAGAACGGGGCGGAGTGGGAGGCATGGATTTGGCTCCAACTAGAAGCCCGCCCCAACATGACCTCCAAGCAGGTAATGAGCTCCCACCCGCATTTGAGCATTGGCGCTGCATCCGGGTTCCTGTCCAAGCTGGTTAAGCGCAAGCAAGTGGCGGCTGTGAAGTTCGCCGTTACGGAGGGCGAGACCCCTGTCTTCCGGTACTCCATTGCAGTGCCCGTGTTTGAGCCTGCGGTGCGCAAGCGCAATGTGCGTACCCGCCCACCCATTCCACCTTTCAACTTCGATCAAGAAGACCCACCAGTGAAACTGATAGAGGAGACTGCTCGAATGAATACCGAAACAGGACGATTTGCCGCTGAGCCTGCTCGGGTACGCTTGCAACAACCAGTAGGGGTCAATTATCAAGATGAAGCCAAAGCGGTGATAGCCGGGATGTCAGCACCCCTCGCTAAGGCTGTTTATACGGGCCTACAAGAGCTTTTCGGACCCCTGCCCTCTCTACCCCCTGCCCAAGCGCCTGAGGGGCCTCAAAAGCGCTCCTATAGCCTTACCCGACCTCGTAACGGCAGCCGGGAACTCGTGGACCTCTTCTCAGTCCGGGTGTTCAATTGTTTGCATGCCATGAGCCTCCACACGCTGGAAGACGTGGCAGCCAAAACCAAGGAAGACCTGTTGAAGGGGCCGAACATGGGACCCGTTAGCCTCTACCACATTCAGGCGGTATTGCGGGAACATGGACTACGACTGGCAGGTTCCTAATGAAGAACGCCATCAAAATCCTGACGGTCCTGATTACCGCCCTGCTCATTGGGCCAATAAGCGCAGTAGCGGGGTATATCTGGGAAGCTATCGCCGGAGGGTTTCAAGCAGGCCGGGACAAGTTCGTTGACCATGCTGCAGACCTTGTGGAGTACACGGAGAGCCTTGGGGAATCCATTGAGGCAAAGGACAAGCCATGATCTTCGATGCCAACTGGGTACCCCAGTCTAACGACGAATACCAGCAAAGGCTGCTCTCTACCGTCATCCTCCTCGTCACGGCGTCTGGAGGCTCTATGGTGGTTCCCCGGTCTATCCTTGCGAAACTGACTGGTAAGGGTGTCATGTTGCACCAGAGCCAAGCCGAGAACGGGGACTTGCTGTTGCACGTGACAGAGCACACTGAGGGGGTGCCAGAATGATTCAGCCCTATGTACCCCCTAAGAAGGTGTTCAAGCTGTCCAAGGTGGCAGCATCCTCTACCTTGCCAACGCAGATACTGCCAACAGGATTCCAGCTCAACTGGGACCCGGCCCGTAACTGCCTTGTGGACTACATGGGGATACCGTTGAATCCTTGTGACGCTCAGTACCTGTTGGAGCGTGCTTCGCAGCATCTCCAGCATTCACCCTCGGAGATTGAGCTCAGCCGTCAAGAAGTGATGGACCAGCTCTGGCCAGATCGGCACCGGAATGTCTAAGGTTACGGCGCTCACTAATGACGCCATTCCGGTGTCCCGGGGCTTTGCTGTGGCCTACGGGATGTGTGAGGCTGTGCTGATACAGCAACTGCACTTCCTACTGAGCACACAGGGTCAAAGCCGTGATGGGCGGGTATGGCATACCAAGTCGTACCAAGAATGGGCCTCCAACATCATGATGTTCGGGGCTAGGACCATCCGTTACGCCTTTGCACATCTGGAAGAGTTGGGCATTGTTACCTCCGGGAACTACAATCCTCACCTTCGGGACCAGCGAAAGTGGTACACCTTGAACTATGAATTGCTCGGGGTTGTAGAGGACCCTAGGTTGGCAAAATCTGCCACCCCCTTGGCCATTCCTGCCACACCTCCCTTGGCATTTTCTGCCATACCCCTTGGCATTTCTTGCCCAATCAATAAGGTATTAGATTTAATACCAGAGAAGGGGAAAGAGATTTCGCCTTCGGCAGGAACTTCTGGGACTTTTAAGATTCCTCTCGGGAAGCAAACCGAGACTACCGTGGACATAGATATGAAAACCCCAACATCCTCAGCCGCTATACTTCAGAGCTTGAAAGAGCACAATGGGACTGCTCCGAGTAAACTGAATACCTCCTCCTCACTTCAGCACCATTGGCGGAGACTTGTGCCTAAGCATCATCCATCCGTGGGCATGTTGCCAGAGTTCAAGAAGGTGGAGGTGGGGCAGCTATCGCACATCTCCAAGTCGTTAGGTGCGGCAGCGGACAAAACAATTCAGTACATCATTCCGAACTGGATTGGGTATTGCAATTTCGTGGCATCTCAGGCAGGGCTCAAGAAGACCCCTGATGTGCCGCAGATCGGGTTCCTGCTGAAGCATGTGGTGGAAGCGGCGAACTATGCCAAAGATGGGTTGCAATTAATTGCACCGAAAAAGGTTCAGGCAAAGGTTGTACCCGCGCCTGTGGTTGTGAATGTGGTCGAGAAGCCTGAGAGTGTGGCAGTGGAAGAGTCCGACGAGATAGCTGACGCTAACTTCATGTTGAACTGGAAGCCGCCAACTGATTGATTGGAGTACGAAATGTCTAAGATACAAATACCGGATGAGGTGTTCAAGTCCAAGCTGTTGGACAAGGACTACCATGAGCGCCTGATACAGGACCTGCCTCAGGTTATCGCCACTGCAGGGGTACCCGCCTCCGCAGTGTGGATGCGGCTGTCCAGCTACACCACCGAGGCCGAGCGTCTCTGGGTACGCAACATGCGTTCGGACACTGATCGTGGCCTGCTGTTTGTCGGGTCCAAGTTCCCTATCGAGGTTGCAGACAAGATGACCGCCATAACCGGGGTGTGCCTGCGCAATTACACAGATGCCCGGGTCATGTCCGTGCAGGAAGTGGTGAAGCGCATCAAAGACGCTTCCATGCCCGCACCAACCGTGCTGCTGATACCAAACTTTTGCTTGGATAAAGCCAACGGTGGGGACGTGCCTTCGTGGGAGATATCCATCCTCATGGGCATGTTGATAGATCGGATGGGGAAGGGCCTCAAGACTGTCATGTACACCACCAGCATGGCGGTAGTCCAGAAGCAATACGGCGACTCCTTTAAGACTCTGCTGGAGTCCAAGTTCGCCATCGCTTCCCCGGATGAGGTTTCGTACCCTCATGAATCTGCAACGCAATCAGCATAAGAAGGACAAGACATGAGCGGTACGATAGGAAGACAACTACTGAGCTCCCTGATTTACTCCGGGAACGTACAGACGTACATGAAGATGGCTTTGGAGGATCACCTGTTCAAGGACTCCGAAGCCGTTCTTTTTGAGCACATCTCGAAGCACCTTGCCAAGTACGGGAAGTTGCCCAAGCAAGAAACCATCGAAGACATCCCGGCATTTGAAGACGCACTGGTAGCGGCACCGGAACCACCCGAGTTCTACCTCGACGCGGTGGAGAAGCGGTACCTGCACAATTCGTTGAAGGCGACAGTGCAAGAGGCGTCATTGCTCCTCACCAACAAAAACGGGGAGGAGGCATTGGCAGGGCTGATGCAATCCGTATCCCTGCTGTACCGAAAGAGGCAGCGTAGTAGCCTTGTGGACTTCCGTAATGCCGAAGACATGATCAAGGAGGCGTATGCCCTCCAGAAGACCATGGGCAACGAGGTGTCCATGCCATTCGGGTGGCCAAGCTTGGATGCGATGTCTGGCGGTATGCGCGGGGGTGACTTCGTTACCTTCGTAGGGCGGCCTCAAGCGGGCAAGACCTTCAAGCTCCTGTACACGGCTCACAACGCATGGAAGCATGAGCGAGTGCCTTTGTTCATATCCATGGAGATGTTGACCCTGATCATCAATCAGCGTCTTACGGCCATGCACACGCACAAGAAGCTGACCGACCTGATGAAGGCGGAGCTGTCTACCAAGGCGGCGCAGTCCATGTTGGTGGACCTGCACAAGCTGAAGAAATCGGAGTTCCCTCTCTGGGTTGTGGATGGCTCCAAGGTGCGGACGGTGGATGACATCATCATGCTGTGCCACCTGCTCAAACCATCCGCTGTATTTGTGGACGGGGCGTACCTGTTGGATCACCCGGATAAACGCCTCAGCAAGTGGGACAAGCAAGCGGACAACGCACGGCAGCTAAAGCAGCGAGTAGCCACTGATCTGGGAATCCCCGTGGTGGCCTCTTATCAGCTCACCAAGTCCTCCGTAAAGGCAAAGAAGGCCAAGGGTGGCAAGGAGGTCTCGGACGGCATGGAGGACGTGTACGGCTCGGACGAAATGGCCCAGTTGTCTACCGTGATGCTGGGGCTCTTCGACCATGAGGATGAGATTGAGAAAAAGAAGAAACGGACGGTCAAGATTCTCAAGGGCCGTAACGGGGAGTCAGGCGAATTCGATATCAACTGGGACTTTGGCCCAGCCATGAATTTCACAGAGATAGTCCCAGAGAAGGCTGAGGACGTTCAAATGGAATTCATGGGATAACCAGAGCACGTACCCCGACTAGCAACCGGGGTTTTTTATGTGTGAAATTAATTGTGCAAACTATTATTTTCTGCTACACTATCAGCACTGCTAAATTAAGCAGAGAGTTAAGTTCAACCTACAAGGAGTATTGACATGCCATGTAAACCCGGAGACCGCGTAACCGCTGTCCTTAGTGCCAACACCCAAACCATCAAGCTGCTTGGGCACGGCACCTATCATGGGGAAACCACGCCCCCTAAGTTCCCAGTCCCCAACCCCACCCTGCATCTGGATGACGGTACCGTGGTCTATGGGTACCAATGCTGGTGGGGGCCTGAGGAAAAGGTCCTTCCAAAAATGCAACGCGACTACCCCAACGCCGTTGTTGAAACAGTCACCATCCCTGCCTAGGAGTTCACCATGTCGATCACAATCAACAAGACAAAACCAAAGGCCGTTGCCAAGCTGGCGAAGGTTGAAGCGGTAGAACCCGCGAAGATGGGCGATGATGCACTGGCAGACCTGTATGGCTCCCTTGAGGACCGCTGTACGGCTCTGATGACGGACCCCGTGTTCACTCAGTTCAACGAAGCCAAGGCAGAGCTGCAGAAGCGCTTGGATCAATACGACTCCACCGACGAAATCAAGATCAAGGGGGCTCACTGGCTTTTGACTGCCGGGGCCTGCTCCAAGTCTCCCCGCAAGATTCTGGACAACGGTGCGGTGGCCAAGTTCTTGGGGCAGGAATCCTTTCTGAAGATCGCCAAAGTGACCGTGGGTGACGCGGAGAAGTACCTGACTCCAGAGCAAGTGGCCACGGTGGTGAGCGCAGAGTCGTACACCAAAAACCGCAAGGTCGTTGCATCTTTCTTGGGGAAGTAATGTCAGACGCCCAAGAGACCCAGACTACTGCCCCGCCAGTAGATCAGCACCAGAACCGCGCCGGGTTCATGGTCCCAGTTGCCCGGGAAGCCCATTTGACTTGGTGGTACAGCCAAATGCCTCTGATGGAGGTGGGTGTACCGGATACAGAGACCATGTATTACTACCAGCAATCGTGCGTCAAGGAAGCGCAGACCCACGTGGTCCCTGAGGGGATACGCAGCAATTTTTCCATCCAGATTATCCAGAAGCGCCTAGCCTCCCTTGGTATGGTGGCAACCCCTTGGATGGTTGTATTCATTGCCAGCTTGTGCCGCAGCCCCGCTGATGCGGTCATGTGGACGTTCTTCCTGAAGGGGCACAGTGTGGCCAAAAAGTCCAATGTGCTCTCCATGCAGGATATTGGGGAATTGTTCCCCAAGGGCCTCCCCACCCGGGCAGGAATGGGGTGGATGTGGGACCTCCAGAAGTTAGGTCCAACCACTGGCCCGGACAATCTGCTCGACTACGTTAGGGCTCGTGCAAGTGAAGCCTGACAAGATCAAGCAACTGCTGATGCTAGTTGGCTCAAGTGCCATCGGCTCCAGAACTGGGTGGGTGCTCGGCACTTGCCCTATTCGCTGGAAGCATGGCTCTGAGCCTTCTATGGCCTTTGCAGTCTCCACTGACCCCAAGAAAAAGTCACGGTGCAAGTGCTTGTCTTGTGGGTACTCCGGCGACCTGACGGACCTTTTGTTGGACATTCGTTTTGGCCTACGAAAGAATCCAGAGTACGCGCCCCACTACCAATTGCAATTAGCTGCAAATCTTGTGGCGTCTGAGTTCGAGGAGATGGAGCTCACCGCTCAAGACATCCCCGACTTCGAGTCCAAGGTCAAGCAGGTTCAGACTGTGTTCCCTACTCAGTGGCTGGCATCCTTCAAGTCCGCCCTTGACTTCCCAGAGGCTGTTGAGTACTGCACTGGCCGTGGGATCATGAAGTCCACCCTCTTGGACCTTGATGTTCGGTACGACCCTCAGCAACAGCGCGTGGGGTTCCCATTCCGAAACTTCAAGGGGGAGATAATGGGCATGCAGGGGCGCTACATCGGGACCGAGCCTACCAAGGACGACAAGCACGATGAGGGTGTGCTACGGTACTTCCAGTACGGGTACAAGGGTAAGCGCAACATGCACTGCTGGATGGGCGAGAACACGGTGAACCTCGATGAGCCTGTAGTCCTGTGCGAGGGGCCTATTGACTTCGCACGAATCTATCAGCATTACGAGAATGTTCTGGCATCATTCACCTCCGGCTTATCCATGACCAAGGTGAAACGTATTTCTGATGCAGACTCAATCGTGACGTTCTATGACCATGGCAAGGGCGGAGACGCGGCCCGTGAGTCCATACGAAAGTTTTTACCGGGGTACCCCATAGTGGACCTCATACCAACAAAGAGTGAAGGTGATGCCGGAGCCATGAGCCCAGAGCGCATCGAAGCCCTCTTGAAAGATCACGTGCCCATTTAGGGCGTGTGTAACCCAACGTGCTACTAGCACATATCAACTGAAAGACAGAAATGGCTATCAACTTCAAGTCCAAACCTGCACCTGCAGGGGCCGCACCCAAGGCCACAGCTCCCGCAGCTCAACCAGCGAAGGCCTCTGGCCTGTCGTTTATCAAGCGAGGGAAGCAGGCCCAAGCTATTGCGGATCAGGAAGAAAAGAAAGCGGAGATGCGTGGGAAGAACAACATCTTCCGCTTCTGGATTCCCAAGGGTGAAAGTACGAGCATCACGTTTTTGGACGGCGACCTCGTTGACGGTATTCTTGACATCCCGTTCTACCATGAGCACAACGTGAACATGAATGGAAGCTGGATGAACTGGTTTATCTGCACGCAGGACGAAGAGCCATGCCCCATCTGCGAAGGCGGCGGCTCGGCATCTTACGTGGGCGTGATGACCGTGATCGACCATGGTGAGTACACCAGCAAGAAGGACGGCGTAGTGCACAAGGACAACGTGAAGTTGTTCGTGGCAAAGCGTGACACCATCAAGCTGTTGCAGAAGTACGCTGTGAAACGTGGCGGTCTGCGCGGATGCACCTTTGACGTGTCTCGCACCGGGGACAAATCTCCAGCCGTGGGCAGCGCCTTCGACTTCACCGAGAAGCTGACTGAGCAGCAATTGGCGGCGAAGTACAAGCCGTCCAAGGCAGGCGAGTTGGACCGCTCCAAGGCCGTCAACTACGAAGACTACCTGAAGGGCCTTTACCAGCCTGCCAGCGAACTTCGCAAGTTGGGCTTCGGCTCCTCTGCAGGCCCTATCGGCGGGGAAAGCGGCGCGGCTGAGAACTACGATGTGTAATCCCTTCGGGGACAGACTCCGGTAACCATGTGTCAATCCGGCAGAGGGGTGGAAGGCCCCTCACTAAAGGCAAGTATGTACAAACTGATCACACAACTTCACAGAGCCCCCATTAGTGTTGGAAGCGCAGCGGTGTACCCCTACGTGCCCAGCATTCTTGAATCGTGCGGACGCAAAGCCAAGTACCCAGATGCTGATGGCAATTTCGACTACAACCTCGCCCGGGTAGTGGGTAGTGAATTTACCAAGAGAATTCTGGTGCCAAGGAACATGGCAACCTCTATCCCTGAGGACCTCAGACTGGAAGGCCTTGACTACGACTTTACGTCCTCATTCATTCCGAGGAATTCTGAGCAGTCGCGCTGCATCAATGAGGTGGTAGGTCTACTCCGAAAGCCGACCAGCTTCGTATTCGAAGCCCCAACGGGTTTTGGTAAAACGTGGTGCGCTACGGACATCATCAGCCAGATTGGTAAGAAGACAGTCATTGTTGTCACCAAGGAAGATATTCTGGACCAGTGGGTTGTCGCCTGTGAAAAGGTCTTGGGTCTTCAAGTTGGCAAAGGCAAAGGTATCGGGATCATCAAGGGCGATAAAGTGGATACAGTCGGTCACGGCGTTGTCATTGCGATGGTGCAGTCCCTCGCCAAAGAGGCAAGATACCCAGAGCACATCTTCCGTGATTTTGGGTTGGCTATCTGGGACGAGTGCCACCGCATCGGTGCCGATTTCTTCTCGCAGTCTTGTTTCCGGCTCCCGGCGTTGTTGCGTCTCGGCATCTCTGCAACCCCTGACCGAAAGGATGGCCGGGAAGAGGTCATAGAGGCTCATATAGGCCCCACTCTGGTTCGGACCACCATAGCCCCTATGACTGCCCGTGTAATCTCCCAAGAGAGCCCATGGAAGATTCCCCTGAGGCGCAAGCTAGATTCCGAGGGTCGGGTGGTGGTGCTTGACAAGGGGTCCATACAGATGGAGCAGATGCCTCACAGCGCGGGACGGTGTGGCCACGTAATCCGCATGCTCAGCAACCACCATCCGCGAAACAAGATCATTGCCAACTTTGTAGCCCAGAGCTACAAGGCTGGACGCAAGATACTGGTGCAGTCAGATCGCAAGGATCACCTTGAGGTGCTGGCCTCTCTGATCGCGTCTTCTGGGGTGCCTATTCCCAAGATCACGTACTACGTGGGGGGACTCACTTCAGCCCAGCGGGAGAAGGCCAAGGAGGGGGCTGTGCTGATGGCAACGTACCAGATGACCGCAGAGGCCACTGACATCCCGGACCTAGACACTCTCGTGATGGCCACTCCGAAGTCAGACGTGCGTCAGATTGTTGGGAGGATTCTCAGATTCGTTGAGGGGAAGAAAGAGCCTGTAGTCTTTGACCTGATAGATGACAGCTCTTCAGTGTTCGATGGGTACGCCAAGACCCGAGCCAAGTGGTATGCCTCCGTTGGGGCAAAGGTGCAGCACATCAAGGCACCATCGTTGACAAACTCTTAAAAATTACTACACTGGAGCGCCACTAGAGGCCTACACCATGACCACACCGACACCACCCCTTACTCCCGCTGCCGCCGCGTATCGTAAGTGGTACGCCAAACATAAGGCTGAATTCAATCGCAAGAGGGCTGAGAAGTATGCAGCCGATGAGGGGTTGCGGCAAGCAGCACAGAGAAAACAACAGTTATATCGGGAAACAAAACCGAGAGAGGTTGCCAGTGGGCAGCACTTCCGCATGGTCAAGGGCCATCAAGTAGAAGTGTTCCGCATTGGCTCAGTGAGCGAGATGATTGGGCGCAACGAGCAAACTATTCGTAGCTGGGAGCGCAAGGGGTACATCCCTAAACCAACCATCAAAAGCACTCATCGCTTCTACACCACTAAGCAGGTGCAGTTGTTGCGTGAGTTCGGAGATTTGTCTTCGCTAGTACGTTGGGACCCCCAGATACGTGCGGTGGCAATCTCAAAAAAAGTGAAAGAAATCAAAGCCCAATGGGCAGGAGTTTGACATGACAACAACAATCAAGAAGGCAGCACCAAAACCACTTCCGGTGCAATTAACTGCAAAGCCTACCATGGCCGCAGCTTCCGACCTCGTGAAGGCTACCAGTGTCAAGGCTGCCGCGAAGACTCCCAAGGAGTACGGTGGGGATGGTTCTGCATTGGATACTCCAGACACTGCCATCCAAAGCAAGCAACCAGTTGCAGTCGTCGGCAAGAAGTTCAAAGACGGCTCCGAGACTGAGAATCAAATTCCTGTTGGTCCGGTGAAGCACTTCAACGAGCCTCATGTCACTGTGGGCTTGAGCATGGCCGTGACACGTAACCTAGGCAACTTCGAATCCGTCAAGATGATGGTGAGTCTGAGCATGCCTTGTGCCAACAACGAAGAGGCTATCAACGCCACCTTTGATGAAGTCAAGGGATGGGTGGACACCCGGGTCGAGCTGTTGAATCAAGAAGTTAACGAGCAATTGGCATAAGACCATGGCGACCACCTCAGACATCCTCAAGAAGATCAATAAGGACCATGGTGCCCACATTGCTACAACGGGCGGCAAGGACTTTGTTGATGTAGACCGGATACCCACGGGAATCTTTGCCGTAGACCTAGCGATGGGTGGGGGCTTCCCTGTGGGCAGAACCAGTGTTGTGTTCGGGCCTGAGTCCAGCAACAAGACCAACATCGTGTTGATGTCGGTTATCCAAGCTCAACGCAAATGGCCTGACAAGAAGGTCGTGTTCGTGGATGCCGAGAATGCTCTTGACCTGAAGTGGGTCACCACCTTGGGAGTTGACTCGGATCGCCTGATCGTGGTCCACCCAGAGTACGCAGAGCAAGCCGTAGACTTCATTGAAGCATTCGTACACGCCAGCGATGTGTCACTAATCGTGCTCGACTCCATAGCTGCCCTCATTACCGCCAATGAAGCCGAGAGCAGCGCGGAGAAGGTGGCTGTTGGAGGGGCCTCCGCCATTGTTGGCAAACTCATGCGTAAGGTTCCAGCCGCCATGCGTAAGATGGTGAACCAAGGCATCGTCCCCCCAACCTTCATTGCCATCAATCAGATTCGCATGAAGATTGGCGTGATGTACGGCAATCCTGAGACCATGCCCGGAGGGTTCGCTGTGAAGTTCGCAGCCTCCATGATCCTCCGGGTCTACGGGAAGAACATCATTGATAAGAAGTTCAGCACAGTAATGCCAGCCTTCAAGGAGGTGAACTGTGTGCTCCAGAAATGGAAGTGTCCCATCCTTGCCGTGAACGCTGTGTACACCATGCAGATGATCGAAGCTCAGGGCAACAAGCCGGGATTCATTTCTGACTGGAACACTGTGAGTGCTTACATGAAAGAGCTCGACTACCTGACCAAGGCGGATAAGGGTGGGTGGCTGATGAATGGGTCCGTGTACAAGACGCTGGAAGAATGCCGGGAAACCCTGTACGGGGATGCCGACATGCTGGCGGACATGAAGTCCACCCTCATTGCCGAGCTACTCAGTAAGGGCACGAGCATAGAGCCAGATGGCGAACTCCCAACCGAGGATTGAGATGACCATAGCAGTAGAACCAGCATACCTCCGCCGTGGCAACGCAAAGGGCAAGGACAAGGGGGTAGCAGGACGCATAGCGGAGAAGTCCTTGGCGAAGCGTTTAGGGGGCTCCCTGACCCCGGGATCAGGCGGATTGGACGGGGCTAAGGGGGACGTGAAGGTGGGCGACTTTCTGATGGAGAACAAGACCAGCACGAATGATTCGTTCAGCGTCAAGAAAGATCACCTGTACAAAATCTACCAAGAGGCCTTGGAGGTGAGCAAGACCCCCGCCCTGTCCGTGCAGTTCGTGAGCTCGGAAGGCAAGTCTGAAAAGCGGGATCGCTGGGTCATGATTCCTGAAGCCCAGTTCCAAATGCTTTTTCTAGGGTAGACCATGGCACTCACAATTCTTAAAGCGTTGAAGGCCCCATTGCCTACGTTGAAGTTCGAGTTGCACAAGAGGATAGCTGGGTGGGAGGACCCCCGCCCACACTTCCCCTTGCGTGCATCCGACCTCCTCAGCACCAAAGGGGAGTTCTGCCCCAGAGAGCATGCGTTTATGGACATGGGTGTGGCAGCCAAGAAGGGCAGCTTCGTGGGCACCTCTCTCCGCATGACATTCAACCATGGCAGTTTCATGGAGCGGCAGATTCGGGATGTGTACCTTCGGGACATCGTAGTTGGAGAGTGGGAGTGTGGTATCTGCAAGCACACGCACCCCACGTTTGGCAAGGCCCCAAAGATCAAGTGCCCGTCCTGTGGCTGGGGTCACAAGTGGGAGTACAAGGAGCCTCGGTTCGCGGACGAAGAGTCTGGCGTGTCTGGTGGAATCGACATGCTGTTGGACATAGGCCAACCAAAGCTACTGATCACCGAAATCAAGACCATGACGCCCGAGGACTTCAAGACCTTGGCTGCGCCTCTGGTAGAGCACAAGCTGAGAACCAGTTTGTACCTGAAGCTTGCGGAGTCCAGTACGTGGGCAGCCTCAGACCGGGTGAACACCAAGGAGTCAAAAATCCTTTACGTCACCAAGTCGTTTGGCTTCAAGGATGAGACTCTAAAGGCGGCTGGCATCAAGGACGCGGCATTCTCCCCGTTCAAGGAGTTCACCATTGCCCGAAACGATGCTATGCTTGCGACCTCCATGAGCAAAGCAAAAGTGCTTAATGTGTGGCGGCAGACAAAGCAAGGCATGCCAGTGGGTGTATGCTCCAATGGTCTGTGTAAACGTGCCCAAGGGTGTCCTGCTGTTGGGCCATGTTTTTCAGGGAAGTATCAGAGTACACTTACATGGTATGAAGACGGAGTGCCTAAGCACCCCGGCAAGACTGCCATAAACTGAGATTGAGAACTGAGATGGGAATTCGCGTAATGGGACTCGACATGAGTACCGTGACAGGTTTGAGCATCGTTGACTCCGACAAGTCCGTGGTGCACACCGAGGTCGTCACCTTCAAGAAGCTGACAGGCTGTGAGCGCATCAACGCCATCGCCGGGAGAGTGCTTGAGGCGCATGCAGAGTTCAAGCCAGACTTCGTGACCATAGAGGATTACGCAGTCAGTCGCTTTGGCGGCTCTGCCATCGTCAGCATCAGCATTGGGTCCGTGCTTCGATTCCTGCTCTGGCAAAATGAAATCCCCTACTTGGAAGTCAGCCCAACCAGTCTCAAGAAGTTCGTGACTGGCAAGGGCAACTCTCCCAAAGACCAAATGATCCTTGAGGTGTTCAAGCGGTATGGCTACACCTCCAAGACCAATGACATCGCTGACGCCGTTGGGCTAGGTATGTTTGGGCTCTGTGCCGCAGGCGTAAAGTTCACCGCCGAGTCCAAGAAATGTGTGGACGAAGTATTGAAAAGCCGACAAGGCTTGCCAATACCGCACCTGTTGCAATTAAGTTGAAAAATTATTTGCAGTTAATTGCACAAATAATTTGGCAAACTTCAAAAATTTGTTATAATTACTTTACCAAAACCAATTGCCCCTATGGGGCTTAACCTAGGAGTATCCACAATGGCTACAGCAAGCAAGTCCCCTACCATGAAACTCATGAAGAACCCAGCGAAAGCGCAAGTAGCCGCTGTGGAAGACATCGAGCAGGAGCAAGCGAAAGCGGCCCCAGCTCAAAAGACGGTAACCAAGACCGTGGTCAAGTCCAAGCCTAAAGCGGCTGAAGTGGCGACACAGGACGAAGATGCGTCGGAAGACCTGATTGTCAAGACCGCTTCGGAAATGGCCCACATCAAGTCGGATAAGGCATTCGCACTGGTTCCCAAGTTGTTGGACACCATTGAGCATGACTACTTTCGTTTGGGCGGTGTTCTGTCTGCTATTCAAGCTGGCGGCTGGTTCATGGACAAGGGTCACGAAACCTTCCGCTCCTTTGTGGAAGCTGAAGCTGGCGTTGAGTACCGTAAGGGTATGTACCTGATCGAAATCTACAACGGACTCGTAGAATCCGGTGTGGCGTGGGATCAAGTCAAGCATTTGGGCTGGACAAAGCTGGCCGCACTGGCGAAAATTCTCTCGCCTGAGAACGTGGATGCTTGGGTGGAAGTGGCTGACGGCCTGACCGTCCTGCAGTTGAAAGAGCACATCAAGGAAAGCACCAAGGGCGAGAGCTCTACGATGTCCCCTGAAGTGTCGGAGAAATCCTCCAGCACTACTACGATGACCTTCAAGCTGCATGCCGACCAGAAGGCCACTGTCCGCGAAGCCCTTGATAAGGCCAAGCACGAGAGCGGTACTGAGTTCGACTCTGTTGCGTTGGAAGCGATGGCCTTGGACTTCTTGGGCGGCGAAAGCAAGCTGAAGACCATGCCCTCTCTGGCCGAGCTGATGAAGGGCAAGTCTGCCGAGGAAGTACTGGAAGCCTTTGGCGAAGTCTTCCCAGATGTAGTGCTTGAGGCTACTCTGCCCTAAGAACTGTTAGCCTGAGGTACCGTGGGGAGCCTCAGGCCTTATTCAAATGTCCCCTAGTTTCACTGAGAAGGAGCCGAGAAATGGCAACCAAAAATGTAGCTGCCAAGGCAGCACCCGAGGCTGAAGCTGGGAAGGTTGATGCTGTCAAAAAAGCAGCGACCAAGAAAGCCGACGCCAAAGCTGCTACCGCAGCGCCCGTTAAAGCCTCCAAGGCTGCAGCCCCTGCGAAAGCAGAAAAGGCTGTGAAGGAAGCAGCGCCCAAGGCGGCTGCTAAAACTGCACCGATCAAGTTGGTGAAGTCCGCTGCCAAGGAAGCGCCTGAAGTCAAGCCAGCACCTGCCAAGGCAGCCAAAGCGGCTGTTGCCAAAGTGGCACCCGCTGTGGAAGTTGAGAGCACCGATGCCGTGGGTCGCAAGCAATTGGCGGATGACGTGCGACACCTGATGCAAGAGCAAGGCGTTGCCGTCAGTCCCAAGCTGGCAGTGGCCTTAGTCGAGAGCTTCGAGACCTCCGTGTCCAAGGCGCTGTCGGCTGGCAAGGACGTTGTGTTGCCCGGTTTCGGCAAGTTCAAGGTAGCTCTCCGCACTGGTGGTGAGCGCCGTAACCCCAGCAATGGGGAGATGATCACCGTGGCGGATGCGTGGGCTGTGAGCTTCAAGGTCGGTAAGGCTCTGAAGACTTCGGCTAACACCCGGGCCACTGCGTAATTTGGCTGACTGGCGAAAGCCCGTGTTGGTCTGAGCCATCCCTCGGGAACCTCAGACCCTATAGGTAAGAAAGTACCCAGTCAGCCTTCTAAGCATCGTGGTGGGTTTTTGCTTCTTTGCAGTTGCGGTCCCCCACCACTGATGAGAACGGTCCTCATATTGATGAGGAGAGCTGGTACCAGACCCAGCTCACTTCAGAAGGCATCTTGGTAGGTATATGCATGTAACCACTCCCGCGAGGGCTGTCATAGTGGATGATCATGGGAATTATCAGGGTGCCTTCTGAAGAGCGTAGGCGTTAAAAACTGGAACCTACAGCATGGGCAGGTACCCGAAGCCTAATCGGCCATGCGAGAAGTAAAGGTGGTTCGCTCTTTATTTATTGAGAGTTTGGGTCCGGGGTAGCGCCCCAGCCGTTGGGAGTACAGCAGTCATGAGTGATACACAGGGGAGGCATCCCGCTGTGCTAGAGGCGAAGACGAGGAAACCAACGGCGACCCACCAAATAGAAGTGCCTTGCACAGGGTATTGCGACTGGTACAAAGGTCAACAAATGCCAGCAGGGTACTTCTATTTGGGTCACTGTCTTCCGCTCGGTATCACGTTCCCTAGGTAAGCGTGGTGTCGGGTGTTCGGGAAGGTTAAGAAGAACGCCTGTAGCTGGGGCACTGGCTGCAGGGTAGTAGGGTTCAACTCCCTAGGTGACCCACCAAGTTTGGTAGGAAGTAGGATACACAGTCAAGCGGTACATACTACCGTTGGGAACAGGCGGACGAATGAGCTGCCCTAGACCTAACGTTCCAGTGCCGCCCCCCTGTGGGTCAGGAAAAGGTGAGGCAGGAGGGAGACCTGTCGTGCGGGTGCAAATCCCAAACTGAGGACTATGTAGTGATGTCCACGCAGAAGCGGCCTAGGCAGCTCAGATAAGGCAAGACCCACCCTACCAATTCGAGTGCGGCTACGTTTAATTGAGATGAAAGAATCGCGCCAGACCTACCCGGAATGGCTGGACCAACCACTTCTCAGACCTCTACAGGCACGTCACGAGAGCGGACAAAAAGAGGCTCCATTTGGGTTGCGAGACCCATTCATTTAACAGGACCGTCATGCCCATTCAATTAGAGATTACAACCCGGTGCAACTTTGATTGCTTCTACTGCGCGGGTCGGCTGATGCCTCAAGAGGATATGGACTGGGATGTCTTCACCAACATCATAGACACCGAGGCTCCGAACAGGCAGGGGCAACGAGCTACGATCCAAGGCGAGGGGGAGCCTTCCCTGCATCCAAGATTCGCGGACATGGCCCGGTACATCACGAGCAAGGGCATGATCCCCAACACTGTGTTGAACGGAACCCGATTGGATGGCCCGTTGCTGGCAGAAGTATTCCCCCGCATCTCAATCTCTATCGACTCAATGGACCCAAATCACTCTGGAAAGATTGGGAGGCACAACCTGCCCAAGGTCCTACGAAACATTGAAGAGATGCTCCCACACTTCCCAGCGTCTAAGGTCGTGATCATGACCACAGACCATGGCCAGCCTATCCAGCCTGTACGTGATTGGGCCATGAGGATGGGATTCCTGAACCATATCATTCAAGAGCTGGTACAGAAGGTGGACTACGGCAGACGCTATCACGTGATGTCTCAGTTCCCCAAAGCGTACCCCGGGGCCTGTGCCTTCGTGGACACCGATACTTTCCGGTTCTACAGGTACGATGGGGTGCAGATACCATGCTGCTTCATGCGAGACACTTCCGACTTCGAGAGCATCCCGGTACTTCAGAAACGCCTTTCAGCGGGAGACACCCCCAAGGGATGCCTTGGATGCCGTCACCTTGCACCCAAATAACCAAGCAGGCCTACCATGACTAATGCAGAACTGATCGCTATCCTTTCCCAACAACCTCCACATGCTGAGGCCTTGTCCTTTGATGAGGCACTTGGGTTCAACATGCCAGTGGTTGCAGTTGATTTGGAACTTGCGGGAGAGCATGCCGACATCATGGTGGACCAGATCGTCCTACTCACTAGAGCCCCAACATGACCGCCCAAGATACACCCTACAAAGTCACCAGAGCCCCTACACGGCCTCAAAAGCGCACGCACCTACTCCTACCATGCCAATTCAAAGGGGGGCCTTTAAACGGGGCTGAGCAGAAAGTTGCAGCAGACGAGCACGGACTCCCACCTCCAGTCTATGTGTTGGGAAGTCACATGGGGCTTGTTACGCCGGGAACTGGATCGTATCGAAACCTCCCCGGCACCCGGGACTACTACTGGAAGTGACCATGACACAGAAGCGCACCCTACTGGATCGGGTACTCCTACGGATAGCCCGAATCCTCTTCCACGTCCTCCTAGCTCCCGGGTTCATTGCTGGGATGCTTCAAGAAGTTGGGGAGCGCCTAAGAGGTAAGAGACGGGTTCGACTAGGCAAGCACTGGTAGTGCAATTAACAGCACTAAATTTTTGGGAGAACTATCACCATGATTATCAAAAAGACATCCCCAAAAGCAGTAGGTTCAAGTGATCTAGTAGAGCTCTGTACAGAGTACCTCACTAGTCCAAAGTATGACCCAGACTCTCCAGTACGTTGGGAGCACCCTGACCTAGATGTGAAAGAGGATGTACTCCTAAAGATGCGAGAGTACTCCTGTCCTCACTGTATGAAGGTATGGAGAGTCCCTCATTCCTATCTAGAGCCAATACCAGCCTTTGGACTAGATGCGTTCATATCCCATATCCCACCAACCTACGACCTGATGAATGATCTGAAGAAACCAGATAAGGCGGGTGAGTGGAAGAAACTGAAGTACGTGCTAGGGACACCCACCTCAGGGACCAACTCGTACCTACAAGCTATCCAAGCGGCTAAGCTCCTAAATGTGTACCACGAGGCTTGGAGTCTACCGGAAGAGTAAAGAGGCAAGGGGTTGAAATTATTTGCCAAACGGTAAAACCCTGATATAATACAAATTAAGGAGAAATTGAGGATGACAAATTCAGAGGTGATTGTTCAGGTGGAGAGTGCAGCGAGTCCGGGGGTGTTCTATACGGTTGATCTTTCCAAGGCCACTTGTACTTGCCCGATGTTTAAGTACGCTAAAGGCCCATGCAAGCACGTAAAGGAAGCCATGGCTGCGAATCCTGAGGCTTGCTTTCCAGTGTTGAATCCGGCCCATGAGTTCATGCGTTTGCGTGGAGACTACAACCCTAATGAAGTCCAATATTTGATCGAGAACTATGACCAGTGGCTTAGGACTCGGGTGTCTAAGAACCTCATGCTGCGAGACTTCATGTTCCACGCCTACGGCTCAGTCATGGGGATTCCCAACATTCCCGAGCACCCTGAGATGGTCGAGCGGTCTGCTCGGGAGTTGTGCGAAAAGGTCTGTGAGCCCATTTTGGAGCAATTTGGCTCCTTTGCCATAACCTACGGGTACTCCTCAAGGGAGATAATGTCCAGCCGTTGGCCAGACATCGGCCCAACCAAATCCTCTCCCCACAACTGGGACCGTGGGACCTACGGCCAAAAGGTCTATGCTCGGATAGATATCCTCCCGTATGCGGTGGAGGACGGCGAAGTAAGTCGCTCTGAGTTTGCGTCTTGGGTGATGTTAAACTTAGATATTGACCTCTTAATGCAATGGGACAAGTCCAATGTGTATTGCATTTCGATAGCCCCTCGACCTCGCAGAGTGTGGGTCGAGTGGTGCCAGCAGGGGAAGGGGGACAATCATTCCAACAAGCGAACCTATATGGGGGAGAAGTATTGGATGAAAGATTACCCTACCTTGCCACCAGCCAAACGACCCAAATTCGCCCCATCATTCACTGGCGGAAAAATGTATTAGGACCATCATGACATTTCCAATAAAAATTGTAACTGGCACAGGAGTTGTAGAGGGGGAGGACGGAGTGTTCGAGGCCTGCTCGTCTCGGACCCATTTGTGTGGATTCGCTTGTTGCAAGTTCGGAGCCCTAGGTAACTGGATTTCCTTGTTACCCGGCGAGATGGACCGGGCTAAATCCCTCGACCTCAAAACTGACCACTTAAACCCCGTAGCTAAGGATGGTGTAATTGCAGTTAATTGCACTAGACTCTGTGACGGTAAAGACTTGAAACCGTTGGATTGTCAGTTCTACCCCCTGTGGCCTTCCAACATGGAGGTTACAGAGTTTATCGTGGCCTCCAACACAAAGTGCCCGATCCCCTATGAGCTTCTAAAGGATCGCGCCCTCTGGGTCCAACGTATGGCATTCGAGTGGGAGAAGCTAAATCCCGGATCAATCGCTGTAATGGTAAAGAGCGCAGAGGGGTTCGTGGCGTATCAGCCATTCCCATACATCATCAAGGACGGAGAGGTTGTACCATCATGAGACTGTTAGAACACTGGACGCATGGCGGCAGGACCTTTGATAAGGTAAGGACGCAAGCCACCCCAACCGGGACTGGCCACCTCGGTGGAGGTGTGGAGGTTCCAACCGGAGCTCCGGCCCTTATCATCCACGCAGGCCGGGTGCGAAGTTATTGGGGGTTTTCCCATACTGGCCTGTTTAGTCTCTACTACGCCATATCCAATGGAACAGTTACGGTTGGGACTTCCAAGTTTGAAGTGGCTCAGAAGGCAAAGACCACTGCCAAGCAATGCGAGGCCGGAGTGGTCTACGTGTTCTCTGGGTCGGACCTCAAGCGGTATTCGTACCCCAAGGCCTCGTGGCTCACCACCCCCACCGATCACCCGGAGACCATGGCCGAGTGCGCTGACGAATTAGAGTCTTTTCTGATTGAGGCTGCTGAGGACTTGGCCACCGTGTACGGCACCAAGAAGGCGGCTGTTTTGCTGTCGGGCGGGACTGATTCCACCATGACCGTCCTTGCCCTCAAGGCCGCTGGCTACGAGGTTAAGGCCTTTTCCGTGGGGACTTCTCGGGAGGTTTACGACCCCTCTCATGCTGAGCGGTATGCTTCCATACTGGGAGTGGAGTACGAGTTTGTCCAAATCCCCTCCCATGACTTTGAATTACAGAAGATGCTTGAAGAGGCCCTGCTCATGGCCGAGCTTCGGGACTTCTCAAATGTCCTGATGGCGTGCTGTACTGCTCTTGCTCTCCGGGTGATTAAGCAGCAAGGGTTCACTTTGGTGTTTCACGGGTACTTTGCAGATATGTTGGTGGGGAATGACACGTACATCTATCCCGACTTCAATAGAGAGTTCCCAGTGGGAAGTCCGACTCGAACGGATGCCGCATGGTCAACCCATCGAATCAAGAAGTGTACGCATATCACCAACAACACTCTATGGCTGGACGCACTCTCCACCTGTAATGGGATGCAGTGGGCTACCCTGTTTAATCACCCCTTGATCCAAGGCTTTCTATTCTGGCTACCCATGCGGTTGTTGCCAGTCGGGCAGCCTAAGCATTTGTACTGGCAACTGCTAGACCAGTACATAGATAACGGGGCATGGCACGACACCCGTAAAATCGGGTTCTACACTGGGTCTGGTATCGGGACTGTTCGTTTGAAGAATCCAGTCCTCCAAGACGCCAATATCCGCGAAACCTCCACTAGAATTTTTAAGGAAGTGAAATGACCAAAGTGACCATCAAAAAGACTCAAGCCGCCCCTGCCACCAAGTCTGCGAAAGCCGCCCCCGGCCCTAAGCTGCCCAAGGCGACTAAGGAGGCTAAGGCTCTTCCGGCCGCCCCAGAGGCGGGGACTACTGCGCAGATCATGTACATTGGGATTGACTCCATCATCCCCTATGAGAACAACCCTCGTCTGAATCAGGAGGCAGTTGCCGGGGTGCGGAACTCCATCAAGGAGTTTGGGTTCAATGTGCCCATCATTGTCGATGCCAACATGGTTATCGTTACCGGGCACACTCGGAGACTGGCAGCTATTGAGCTGGGTCTCAAGTCGGTCCCCGTAATTGTCGCGTCCCATCTCAATGAAGCTCAAGTGGCCGCATTTCGATTGGCCGACAACCGACTCAGCGAGAATGCCAAGTGGGATGAGGGCAAGTTAGCAACCGAGTTGAAGTACATCCAGAACATGGGGTTCTCGCTGGACATGACTGGGTTCACCAAGGCTGAGTTAGATTGCCTGTGCGGCGAAGTGACCGCCGACTGCCTGAGTGACTTGACCTATGAGGGGGTGTGTGGGTCTATTGTAGAGGTCTCCACTAAGGAGGCCCTGACCGTTCTTATCTCGGTTGGAAGCTACAAGTTGCGGGTCACCATGGAGGTATATCTGGCTTGGGAGACGCTGATGTTGAATAAGTTCGGCACTTCAAAGGAGGTCGTGGATTTCGTCCGTGAAGCCCTTATGTTCACCCCTGCCGCCCTCAACGGTATGGATGTTGAATTGGTCGCGGAGTAACTCCAATGGCGACCCCCACCCAGCCTCCAGTCCTCGTCTCAGTGGCTACCCTGATTGGGGCCGACTACAACCCTCGGAAGGTCATCCCAGAGCGCCTAGAGCAGGTCAAAATGAGCCTGACCTATCTAGGGTTCCTCCTCCCCCTTTACGCCACTAAGGACAATCGCTTGCTGTCTGGGCACCAGCGCATCACGGCGGCTCGTATCCTTGGGTACACCCACGTTCCTGTGGTCTACCTTTCCCCAAGTGAGGCGGAGGAGCGTGGTTTGAACTTGGTGTTCAACAAAGCCACCAATGATCTGGACACGTTCTCAGAATCCGCTCGGGAGTCCTTCGACGGGTACATCAACAGGGCCGAATCTGCAACGGATGGTCTGACCCCCATTGAGCCCAACACTCACTACCCTTGCATGGATGTGTCTCGTCTGCCCATCCGAGACCTCTTACCTTTCATATCGGGGGTGGGGGACTCTCTTCGCAATGCTGGGAGCCAACTTCACAGGGCCAATGTCTCCATGCCAATCGTCATGAGCGGCGGAAAGATCATCAACGGGTTGGGGCGACTTGCTGGGTACTACACCCGGCAGCAAGAGTCGGTGGATGTGGTGGAGATTCCCGAGGGTAAAGCCGGGTATGCCTACCTAGCCTTGAACTTCTTAGCCATGGACTTCGACATCCAAAGCAACTTCAAGCAGGAGCTGAGGTACAACGCATTCCGTCGAAAGGCGGTGCAGTCGCAAATCGTGGGGTTGTCACGGACATTCGGATACTTCGTCTATGCTCGTGCCTTGAGCAACACCAGAGGGAAGTGGCATGAAGAGGGTAACTTGGACCTCAAGCTGCTCCCCACGTATTCCAAGGCAACCTTCAAGAAGTTCAAGGACGAATACGGGGCTACCATATTCGATATGGGGGCCGGGACTCTTCATGACTCCAACCTGATGAAATCGGCGGGACTAGACTGCACCCCGTTTGAACCATACTACTCACCTCCGGGAGAGTCAGTACCCAACCCCGAAGCCAGTCGGAAGCTGAACTCAGATTTTCTGGATAAGTTCAAATCAGTGAAATTGTCGGGGCCGACTTCCCTCATATCCAGTTTCGTATTGAACTCCATCCCTCACCATGAAGACCGAATGGCCTACCTGTGCATTCTCGGGGCCATGTCAAGGATGACTACCACCTTGTATATCGGGACCCAATCCACCAAAGTGCTGAAGGGGACAGGTCTAAGTCATCAAATGCGTATGAACGGGGTGGAGAAGAACATGACTCTGGGGAACAACAATAAGTTCTTCAAAGCTCAGAAGTTCTTCGAGCCAGAAGAGCTGTTTCGGATGGTGAGCATGTTCTTTAGCAAGGTAGAGCTGGCCATAGTTGAGCAAAACCTGTACGTTAAGGCAACTATGCCCCGGAGAGCTAATCCCCAGATGTTGCGGGAGGCCTTGGAGTTGGAGTTCGATCTACCCTATGAGGACGGATCAACCATGGGACTGAAGGACAAAGCCATAGAGATATTCTCCGAATATTTAGGGGTGCCTCTGTAGCTCTAATCCTTGGGGTGTAAGGTCAAACTTTATTCCAAGTGCTCTAAAGCTTGTTGGGGGCTAGGGCTCTGTGATATAACCTCCTCAGCCAAGGTACTGCCGAGGCCTCGAATACCATGAGAGAGATGTGATATGTCAATAACCATTAAGCAAAAGCCAGAAAAAGCAACGATAGAAGCTAAGGGGCCTAAGCCTTCTAAGGTGGGCCTAGACCCCTCCAAGGTAGTCCTGCCTGATTCTGAAGAACTTCCAATTTCTGCGGGGGCCTCGAAGGCTACAGGTACGCCCCCAGTTACGCCAAAGGTGAAGAAGAAGTTCACCAAGTTGATGAACCCATTGGGTAAAGGTTCCAAGGGGGCAAAGGGTGCTGACTCCTTCTCTGAAGGCTCCATGGACGCGATCTTGGGAGATAGTGGTCTCCTACCAACAGACCCTGATTCGATGTACCTGCCACCAGAAGACCGCTCGGGTCACCGTCTAAGGGCGACATCTGACGGCGCAGAGTTTCGCCGTAAGCAGGTGCACAGGCTACTACTGCGGGGAGTGCCTCGTATCACCATCGCCAATCATCTGGGGGTCAACGTAGAGACGATCCACATGGATGCAAGGATCATCACCCAAGAGATGCGTCAAGAGATGCAAGGGATGGACTACACGTTGTACATCGGCCAATCAGTGGCCTTCTACGACGAGTGCAGGAACATGGCTCTGCGCCTCGCCTCCGATACCGAGGAGAAGTCCAACAGTGTGAAGATGTCTGCACTGCGTGCGGCGATTGACGCTGAACGGGCTAAGCACGAGTTCTTCCACCGGGTGGGTCTGTTCAAGGTGGTCGCTGCAACCGATCCATTCCATGCCATCAATACCGGGCGTCAAGGTACGTTCTCTGATGAGAATGATTTGGAGTCCTTCATGAGCATGGTGGTTACCGCTGCCAAGGGCCATGTCCCGTTACAGCTCCCGGGGTCTACAACGCAAGGGTCCGCCGCCCCGAGGGCTGAGTAGTCGTGCCTCAGATCAACAGTGTTCCTGAGGCTTCTGAGGGGCCTCATAGGGGCCAGAATTACGCCGCCCTTCGTGAGTACGCAAATAGGGTCACCAACCCTGAACTGAGGGCCTTCGTCCACCTAGGGCTGGAGCTCTTGTTCGACAACGGCGACGACTCAACTTTGCGCCATGGTTTGGCCCTCCATAGCTACCCCGTGAAGGTGGATGAGTTTCTGTTCGGCCATAGGTTCCTTCGTCGCCCGAAGAATGAGCTGTACCCCGCAGTGGTGGATGAGCTGGTCAAGATCAATGAGGATCACGGACGAGTAACCAACTCGATCACCGAGTTTGTTGGTACGGGAGGCATTGGGTCCGCGAAGACCACGACAGCCCTGTACACGAACGCCTACCAGCTCTACCTCCTGTCGTGTTACAAGAATCCCCATGCCATGTTTCGCATGGACTCGACATCGGAGATTCTGTTTATCTTTCAGTCTCTGAACGCCAGCACTGCCAGAGATGTGGACTATGGTCGCTTCAGGGAGATTTGCGCCCAGTCGTACTACTTCACATCGGTGTTCCCCTTCCGAAAGGACATCGAGAGTTCCTTGAAGTTTCCAAATCGTATTGAGGCAAAGCCCATCGGTAGTGATGCCGGGTCCATCGGCCAGAACGTGCTGGGCGGTTTGATTGACGAGGTGAACTTCATGGCCATCACCGAGAAGTCCAAGAGGGGTCGGGATGGGAAGTACGACCAAGCCAAGGTGATCTACGAGGGCGTGAGCCGACGAATTAAGTCACGCTTCGTGAACAGTGGTGGCATGCCGGGAATCCTGTGCCTTGTGTCCTCCAAGAATTACCCGGGCGAGTTCACAGACATCAAGCTTCAAGAGGCTATTACCGATCCGTCTATCTACATCTACGACAAGCGAGTTTGGGACATCAAGCCAGCGGGTACGTTTTGCGGGGATGTGTTTCAGGTGTTCACCGGGGACGACACTCGTAAGCCTAGGCTACTCACTGCAGAGCAGGCTGCAGCTATTAAGGATGAGGACAAGGCCCTCATAGTGAACGTACCGACTGAGTACAAAGGTTCCTTCGATACGGACATCATTGGGTCTCTACGGGATATCGCAGGGGTGGGGACCTCCTCAAGGTACCCGTTTATCCTGAACACCGAGAAGATAGCCGGGGCCTTCGGGAAGGTGAAGAGCATTCTTTCCCTAGGGGTGCACGACTTCAGTGCTTCGATACCTCTGCATTTTCGCCCTGAGTTCCTAGTCAACCCCACCAAGCCTCGCTGGGTGCATATTGACTTGTCAATCAGCGGGGACTGCACCGGGGTAGCCTGTGGGCACGTTTCCAAGTTCGTGCCGACCTCGGTGGCTGGTGGGCATGAGAAGTTACCCAATATCGTGTTTGACTTCATTCTTCAAGTGGTACCACCACGGGGAGACGAAATCAAGATTCACCGTATCCGGGAGATGATTCACTCCCTGAGGGCGTCAGGTGTGCCTATCAAGTGGGTGACGTTCGACTCCTTTCAGTCTGTAGACAGTATCCAGCTACTGCGTCAACAGGGCTTCACCACTGGCAAAATCTCGACGGACGTTACCCCAGCCCCCTACATCCTCACAAAGAACGCCCTTTATGATGGAAGAGTATCCTGCCCTGAGCACCCAATAGCCCAGAAGGAACTAGCGGAGCTCGAACGTAACGTCTCTAAGGGTAAGATCGACCACCCGCCAACCGGGAGCAAGGACTGCTCCGACGCCATAGCCTCAGTCATCTACGGCCTCACCACGCGGCGAGAGGTTTGGATGATTGAAGGTATCCCGCTATTCAGTATCCCCACGGACATCCGTACTATTCAAGACAAAGGAGCTACAAGTGTCACATCAAGCAACGAATGAGAACCAAGACCCCACCAATATTTCCCCTGAATGGACGTTCAAGGATAAGTCGGTAGCCGAGAACTTCGACAGGCACGTTAGAGAGCAACTGCCGTGGTATGACATGGCCACAGAGCTCATCACTCACGTAGGGCGACACTACCTCCCACAGGGGGGTCGAATGTACGATGTGGGAAGCAGCACAGGGAACATCACCCGGGCACTCAAGGCGGAGATTGAAGGCCGTAACGTGGAGGCCGTGTCTCTGGATATCAGCGCGGAGATGTTCAAGGTCTGGGATGGGGTTGGGACCAACCACCTAGCAGATGTTCAGACTTTTGAGTTCAAGGAATATGACTTCTTAGTTTGCTTCCTAGTGCTGATGTTCCTGCCACCTACACAGCAACGCATCACCTTCAATCGGATGTTTTCTCAGCTCAAGCCCGGAGGTGCAATGGTGGTGTTCGAGAAGGTCGAAGCCCAAGACGGGTATCTAGGGACCGTATTTCACAGATTGACGATCCATGGCAAGGTGAAGTCAGGAGTGAGCTCCGATAACATCATCAAGAAAGAGCTATCGTTGGAAGGGGTTCAGAGGCCCTTGCCTGCGACCTTTATGTGCGCCACTCACGCAGAGGTCATGTTCCGGTTCGGGGAGTTCATAGGCTGGGT